AGCTACTGATAGGTATTGAGCATGTTTACCTGCATAGCTGGCAGCAGCATACTTACCTTGACCTGCCCAGTAGGCGGCTAGTCCGGCTTGGGTTAGTGACCCTATACTGAATGCTAGAGGAATGGCCCACCATTGCCCTATCACTGCTAGTATTATTACCACAATAACCACTATTATATCTATCACTATGGATATTGCTTTTTCCCACCATTCAGCAGGTGTTTCTTTGTATCCAAACTCTATCGCATTAGCGAATGTTTCCCCGAACTGTTTACCTGTGAGAGCCTCCATTCCGTCATATCGCACATATCCAGCATAATTTATGCTGTTATATTCGTACCCATTTACGTATACATGCATTTTTTTCAGTTGTGTGGAAGAGTTATCTCTTTTAAGCAAAGCTTCATGCACCATATTTAGCATGTTACTAGAGGTGTACGGATTGTTAAGTGCTTCAAGGTCAGCTTTTATCGCATTTATTAAACCCTCTACTTCTACTGCATCTGGGGAGTTTATTCTTCTATACTTAACTCTAACTATAGCATTATGTAGGTACTTTGAACTAGTGGTTTGCTCTGAGTATCTTCTATTACCAATTCGAACTGTCGTAGTTTGTTTATCTACCAGTCTTTTTTGCACAATCTCATATTTCTTTTCATATAGCACCCCTGCAGTATCTTTTAAGGCTGCGAAGAATATCGGGGAACTATGCTCCACACCATTTATACTCACGTATTTTGGATCGATTCTTTTTACCGCATTGATTATTTCTTCGTCAGTCACTACATCTTTGTAGTATTGATCGATTAGTTTACCAGGTTCGTACACCACGAAGTCTGTTATCCACCCATCTTTATCCCATTGAGGTTCTGGAAGTATATTGCTAGGCAAGTCTCCTGTCTCAGGATCTCTTATTATCGAGTCGTCTATTACATTTCTGTACCGAGGATTATTTTGATATGGGTCAGGGTTTAGGTTTACTTCAACCCCAGTTTCAGGATCACTACTGAACAGGTTCTTATTCTCAGGGTATATTCTAGGACTCATATCTGCTAAGTAGCCCATTATCTCCTGATTGGTCATATCGTAAACTCTATCTATCTCAGGGACTTCTAGGTAGGTAGCGTCTAGTCCCTTGTAGTCTTGGGCCTCTAGGTCGCTAACCTTCATACCTAGTAATTTGTATATCTTTAGTCGGTTTTCATCTTGGAGTACGCCTCTACCTTTTATATATATATACAATTTATCGAACACTTTTACACCATTTACCCATTTAGTAGGCCAGTATTTCAGTATTCTATTCTTAAATCTTTTGTTATAGGCATAAGTTGATAGTGCTGGACCCAGAGGGTCACGTATTACGTAGCTCATCCGAGTTCCTTTTATTTTATGGAGTTATCAATGTTTCATTTAGGTAGTCTAACGAAGTTTTCCACTTATTCACATATTCTTCTAAGTTTGGAATTACTGCATCTGTACTTAGTAGCATACTTATCATACTTGCTGAACTATTTGCAGCATGTTGTCTCATGTTGTCATCGAACGCAGTTTCTTGTCTTACTGCAACTTTGTATTGTTGAGTTAGCAATCCGTAGTCATTTCCAGTTGTACCACTCACTAAGTATCCGTACGGATCGTTAGTAGCAAGTGTCACTATACCATTCTGTCTGTAGCTTGTAGCATACGTGTTGTACACATTTGCTTTTGCCATTCTAATTGCTTCATGTTTTGAACCGTATAGTGAGAAGTCTGTCGCATTTCCTAGGTTTTCTACATCTGTAGGTAAACTTGCTACATTTACTCCGTAATCTCTGTACAGCTCAGCCTGTGCTTTCTTAATCGCCATTGTGGACATTTCTATGTCTTTATCTGCTTTTTCTGTATCTTTGTCTACTTTGTTTGCTTGTGCTGTAGTTAATTTTGTATCTTCACGCACTTTAGTCAACGCATATGGAGCATCTCTGTTTTCTTGAGCAATCTTTACAGCAGCATTCATTGCTTGTGCAGTTATACTTGAGGACATATCCGCAATTGTTTTAGCAACTACATTAGCTTTTTCACGCTCATCTAGTTGTCCTTTATCCACGTAGTCAATTATTGTTTCTTTTGCTTTTAGGTATATACTACCACGTCCTACCGAAGTTTTCATCAACTCTTTGAATATCGGTTCGACCTGTAAGTCTACATCCTCTGCTATCTTATTATATGTCAGTGCCATCTTTTTTCCTTATTTTTAGTTAGTATTATATCATAATCAACGTACCATAACTCTACTGCTTATGTTACCCTATAGCTAGAAAATTTAATACTCCTGTATTATCCAACACAGTAGTACTACCTAGTGTAAAAGAGGCTGTAAATCCTCCATAGTAGTTAGAAGCCGTAGTAGACGCTGTTACAGGAATTTTCGTGTTTAGCGTAAGTGTAGCAGATGAGAATGTGACTACTACATCAACCCTACCAGAGTACCCTGTAGTACTGCCTTCAGCATATAAGTTAACCGCAGTATTAGTAGTAGCTACGCTACGTGAACCGTTCACTACTCCTCTAGTAGTGGTGTCAGTACCTGTAGATGAAGCACTTTTCATTACACCATAATCCACATTAAAGTTATTAAACCCTGTACCTGTAACACTATTATACACTAGCCCTTCTGAGTAGCTACTACCACCACTACTAGAGTAACTAGCAACCACATTCATAGTAGTAGTGTTCCATGTGTATGTTAGAGTCCCACTATCCACTGTCTCCCCGGGAAGCAACGTGTAAGATAGCGGTATACTTTTTATCTGAGAGCTTGGACCACTAGTTTGTACATCAACAACTAATTGTGTAGTAGGGGCTGTAACTGTACGGGTATGGTAAGTATAACTTGTAGTAAGAGTAAAAGCTCCTCCAGCATCAGAATACACCATTTTAACTCTATAGTAGTATCTTCCCTGTGTTACAGCACTAGATACTGTAAAAAAGTCTTGGGATAAATTATTTCCGAAGTTAATTGTAACCGATGTCCTATCAGTCCAGGTACTATTGTTTAAAGAAGTCTGCAAAGTTACTACACATTTACGGTAATAGTAACTCCCACTAACTCCTGTACTTCTACTACTATTGACATACCCAGAAACTTCTATCCTAGTAGTCTCTAATGGTGATAGATAACTACTAGAGTATAAAGTATTAGTACTACTTGTGGTAGTAGTAGATAGGCTAGAACTAGATGTAGAATCGGCTATAATCAACTCCGCTTTAGGAGTAAAAGTCCACAAACCAGTAGCAGTACTTCCAGAAAGGTTTTCAGCTCTTACAATCCATTTCTGGTTTTGATCACTTCTAGTAGCATCATAAGCTAGAATACTATTTTGGGATACGATTATATTAGGGGTTTTGTAGAACCCTGTCAGGTTTACCGTGGTATTGTTAGTAGCAACTCCGGTAACTATTTTGCTGACCATTTTAAATGGTTCTGTAACCCCAGCTTTATAAAAAGCTAAACCGTCAGATGTCATCAATGCTGTATTTCCTAGAGGGTCTACTAATGAGAAGTTTTCAGCATTTATTTTAAACTCACTAGTTTCCCCACTTCCGTCGGCATAACTCCATCCTGTTATGCTACCGTCTGGAGCAGTTAGGAAGCTGCTGGCCCCACCTGCCCATCCTACCTGACTAGATTTAGCTACACTATACACTTGAGTGACCCATACTCCACTTAAGTACAGAGCCATTACAGGTCTAGCATTATCAGGTTTAGTATTAGTTATACCTTGTCCTAGCACAGTATTTTCTGGAGTGTACGATACGTTATACCATACATCCGTATATATCAGTACATCACCTTCCATGAATGTAGGATTAGGACTTGGAAGACTTCCCCATGTAGAGTTGTATACTTTACCTACTCTTCTAGCAGTTTCTACATCTACATATTTACTAGCTAGTACCCATTTATTTTGACGTTGTAGCTCTGTGTCAGTACTTACACTATCTGCGTTACATACTCTAATATGTCCAGCATCTCCTTCCATCCATGTATCTCCTACATAGAACGGATGAGGAGGTACTGTACTAGTTGTGAAGTTTTGTATTTTACCATCAGCTGTAGCTTGTGCCTCACTAGCTGCATCTAAAGCATCAAGTATTTGAGTATCTACGATTTTAATCCAACCATCATTAGTAGAATCTGTACCACTAAACCTATAAGCTTCGACGTAGTCTCCTGCAGGAGTCGTATCATACCATACATCACCATCTTTAGCATTTCGCTCTTCTACAGTCAGTGTGGAATATCGGTAAGGTTTAGTACCTTGAAAATAGGTATCAGCTTTCCCGTCAATTTGATTGCCTATGTTTAGGAGATCGGCTGCATACGTTACAGTTAAGAAGTTATCTAGTGCTTCATCACTATTAGTATCACGTATAGCTACATAGCTAGTACCATTAAACCTATACAGTGCATTATTCTCATCAGTGTCTGTCCATAAGTCGCCTAAGTCATCAGCAGTTAGTGTAGCTTCATTAGCATTTCGTTCAACTGTAGTGCCTATTCTACTAGTTATTTTACCATCAGCTGTAGCTTGTGCCTCACTAGCTGCATCTAAAGCATCAAGTATTTGAGTATCTACGATTTTAATCCAACCATCATTAGTAGAATCTGTACCACTAAACCTATAAGCTTCGACGTAGTCTCCTGCAGGAGTCGTATCATACCATACATCACCATCTTTAGCATTTCGCTCTTCTACAGTCAGTGTGGAATATCGGTAAGGTTTAGTACCTTGAAAATAGGTATCAGCTTTCCCGTCAATTTGATTGCCTATGTTTAGGAGATCGGCTGCATACGTTACAGTTAAGAAGTTATCTAGTGCTTCATCACTATTAGTATCACGTATAGCTACATAGCTAGTACCATTAAACCTATACAGTGCATTATTCTCATCAGTGTCTGTCCATAAGTCGCCTAAGTCATCAGCAGTTAGTGTAGCTTCATTAGCATTTCGTTCAACTGTAGTGCCTATTCTACTAGTTATTTTACCTTTAGCTATAACAGAAGCTGCCTCAGCCGCATCTAACGATTCTTTATCCTCTACCCTAGCCCAGTAGCTTGAGTTATGTGTATTAGAAGTATATACGTAGCTATATAATAGTTTATTAGCTGTATCGTACCACATATCATTATCCTGAGCGGATGTCATGTCTGTCCGTCCGCTAAACGGATCAGTAGCTTGATAGTAGTATTCTATTTTCTTATCTACAGCTGTAGTAAGTTCTGCGTAGTCCTGATTATAGAGTACTTGAAAACTATTAAGAGCACTATCATCAGTCCATCCTAATGAATTTATATGTTGTGATAGATTTATCTGCTTCGTTCCGTTTTCTATGTCTATTGCATATCGATCGTCTGTATATCTTAGAGGTTCTTCCCATGTACTGCCATCCCACACATATAGCGTTTTAGGTACTCTTCCTCCTTCTGGGTTATCTCCTGTTATCCAGATATCGTCAATCTCTAATTCAGGATTTGTTGTTATAGTAGGAGTTGTATTTCCTGTATATATAGAAGCTTTTCCGTCTATTGTGTCAAACACTATATCAGGAACTTCCATGTTAACCCAAACATAGTTCCAATTAAGACCATTAGCAACTTTTGAATATATGTATTCTTCGTTATCAGCTGCGTCTTTCCATAGATCTCCTACATTCTCATTATATTCTGCTGTATCTGATACATTTGTATACTCTAACCACGGAGCTGTTGCTTGGTAGTATGTGCCAGCCTTTTTATCTATCTGAGTACCTATCAGTTCTATTGTGTCTTTAAAGTCTTCCTCTATCCACGTAGTAATTTCTGTTTGTACTGCCTCAATAGCCTCAGTGTATCTAGTAGGCGGTACCCACGGAGGATTACCTCCATCTACATACACATAGATCTCGCCTTTTTTATATATAGTGTTATCTTCACTAGGTATCCACATATCTCCACTATCTAACGGAGCTGCTGCAGTTCCGGATGGTGGTTCTTCACCTGTGTATATCGCTCTTTTATCATCAGCAGTATCTTGAGCATTCGCTGCGTCCGCTAGAGCTCTAGTGATTAGGTCATCTGCTATAGGCTGACCCCACCCATATACTCCAGTTTGTGTATCTTTTGAGAATCTGTAAGCAGCTTGACTAATTTTGTCGTAGTATAGATCTCCTAAGTGAGCTTCCTGAATACTAGTATTCTCGTTAGTAGTATCTATACTTATCCAGTCACTCCACGGCAGTACAGTTTGAGAAGGGACACCATTGTAGAACCATGAAGATATCTCCCCATCTACTTGCTGCTGTAATTGCTCTAGGTTTACTCCTACAGTAGATGCAAAGCTTCCTAGTTCACTCTCTACTGCTTGGAGTCTAGTATAGTTTTCCATATCAGTAGTTTTCTTCCACCCTATGATCTCTCCAAGGTATTTCTTCCATCCATCGCTGAACTCATATACTTGCCCAAACGCAGGAGTACCGTCTCCATTCCATATGTCTAGCTCTCCAGACACCACATTTCTAGTATCGTTTAGTGTCACTTCCATATTATTATATGTAGCAGCCAGAGTATCATATGTAGCAGCAGTAGCATACTTGTCATCAGCGTAAGCTAGTGCTACTGACCCTATGTATGCCTCAGCGTCATCTCCAAACGTAGCCTTTAGTGCATTTACTTCAGCAGCGTAAGCTTGTGTTTCATCAGCGTACGTTTGTACTGTGTCTAGTATAGCAGATCTAGCAGCACCTATTTCAGATGCTAGTGTAGTAGTGAATGTGCTACTGGAAACGTATGCATTTTCTATTTGGCTTATGGCTTGATTTACACCTAGCTCTATCTCATTCATCAAGTCGGTACGTATTAGGTTTAGCGCATCTGCTAGTGTACCTCCTGTACCTATTGACTCTTGTACCAAGTTACTTACGTACGATGCCACCCATCCAGGCACTCCAGCAGAGTATCCTGTACTTGCTATTGCATATGTGTCAGGTTGTACTTCAGCAGTTATACTATGTTTTACATCTACTTCTACTTCAGGTAACCCAGTAGTTAACTCTATAGCAGTGTCTTTAACCACTTCTACTGCGTCTGTTATTACTTTATCCATTTAGCAACTCGCAGGTACTACATATACTTCTTCTAGTAGTACAGTTCTTGTAGGTATTTCAGGGTCGGTGAATCCTACTGTAATTATTCCTTCGTATGTAGGTTTTAGGTAGTACCCGTCTACTTTTTCGCCTCTTTCAGGACTCATTTTAGCAGTCAATGTATCCGCAAGCGTTACCTTTACTCTGCCACCTCTATATGTCAGTGGTACAGCAGTGTCATCATCTGGCAATTTTTCCATTACCACTTCACCAGCAGCAACTGCTACACAATCCATAGTTGCTAACTCACGGAATTGTACACTACTTTCTGCAGGGTCAAATGTTTCCACATCTTGAGTAAGGAATGTCTCTTTTTCCATTATCTTTAGTGTAAACTGGAACTCTCTTCCTTGAGGTATTATGAAGTCTGCCATTGCCTTATTCTCCTGTAATTATATTAGTAAGCTCCGTAGAGCTCACTATATAGCTACTTTCTTGAGCCTTCTAGTTGCTCTTTTTCTTCAGCTGTTAATGGAATTTCCATTATAGCGTATGCTTCAGTAAGCTTCTTACGAGTTACTTCTTTACCGTTTACTGTAGACGATTCTTGAATTACCATTTGTTTTTCACGTAATGTGTCAAGGATTATCTGCGGTTCCCATGTCGGCTCGTTAAATCTAACCACTTTAGTGATGAATCCGATATGTCTATTCCCTACTGAGAAGTACTCTGACGGAATTGATCTCATTCTTTCATCTAATGGAGTAATCTTAACTTTTTTCATAAGCATTGCGTTCTGTCTAGCATTCACTTTTTTAGATGCTTCACTAACTTCTGCTTTTACTGCTGCTTTCGATTCTTCAGTAGGTTTTTCATACTGAGCTTCTTTTTCAGCCATCATAATTTCTTCTTCTTTAGCAGCAATTAATGCTTCTAATTCAACTTTAGCGATTTGCCCTTTGAACTCTACACCTAAGTCTGTAGCTTTCTGTTTTAATTCATCATATGTCATTTGCATATTCCTTTATCTTTTGAGTTATAGTCCAGGGTGATACCTATTGACTTTGACTACTATTTTAGCAGTGTCTTGCTTATTTGTCGCTTAATTTCCAATCTTTAGCAGATTTTCTTTCTCCTGTAGCAACTTTATTCAGTGCGCCTAAAGGAATTTTTGTGTATTCTGATAATTGGTATGGAGTGCCTACAAATATTTCACTCCCGTTCTCCCATCTTACTTTGTCAGTTTGATAGGTCTCAATTGTTTTTATACCGGCACCTAGATTTTGTACTATATACCATCCTTTCATTTGCACTCTATCCCCAGTAAGCAGCCTAGTTACATTTTGAATGTGTTTTACACCAGTAAAATCTTTGAACTCTAAGTTAGTTCCTTCAAACTCAGTACCATCTATATTTTTCCACAGATACCTTGAAGTATACTTTCTATCCTTATGTTCTTCCCCTCTTTTATATTTTTCTAGGGGGACTCCTCTACCTTCTTGCCAACGTTTTTGTTGAGCAACTTTTAATTTTTCTATATGCTCTGGTTTTAATGGGATACCTTTTAATCTTTTTGAGGTTTTTTCACGCATTTCTTTTGTAGGAACATATTTTGTTGAATCATAGCCATGAGATAGAGCGTTGGCTAAATTCCAAAATTCTGGGTTTTTAGCAACATCATACTTTGCATGGAGCTCTACTTCATGAGCATTGGCTTCTAGTCTAGTATCAAAGACACCCAGCACTTTTTTAATGCATCTTTTTTTAGCTTCTTCACTCATAGCCCAAGAGGAACCTTTATAAGGATCATCTTCTATTTCGCATTTGCAGCTTCTTACACCTATGTATTTCATATCTGATTCTGGATCTATAAGTAAGTATGTATAGTGGTACATTGAAGAAACTCCTATAAATTTATTTTTTATAGGAGTAGTTTAACTAAAGACTCCTTATAGGAGTCTTAACTGGATTGCTATTAATACTTAGAACTTGTAACGTAGTTCGCGATCCACTCAGGACGTTCCACCAAAACTCCGTTCCACCACTCGATTACCGACATACCAAATTTAGCATATGGGTTTTCACGTGAACGTAACTCTTCTGGAGTTTTGTGTTTTAGGTTGAATTTACCTTGTGTACCAGCTCCGAACTCGAACCCGATGTGTGTAAATGAACCTGAACCAACTACTAAGTTAGCGTAAACTTCGAAGTTTGAACCGTCATTACGGAACTCATCTGTAGCAGCACTTGATGTCCAAGCAGCACCTGAAGCACCATTTACATCAGTAGAGTATTTCACCATTTTAGGGTGTACAACGATACGGAATGGACCAACTTTACCGATCTCACCGTGGATTGCAGTTACATACTTACCTTGTTGGTTAGCTTTTGCATATTGCTCAACTGGAACGAATGCATCATCAACACCGTTAAGTGCTTTAATTTCCATAAACGCCATTTTCATATCTGGTGAGATGAACATGTAACGTGCAGCTTGTACTGTACGAGTGTCAATCAAGTTTGAACCAGCGATGATTGTAGTGTCTTTTGGACATTTGTTGTTATCTAACTGTGTATCAATTCTGATAAGGTCTTGGATAGTTGGAACCGAAGTTTCATCTATTGTAGCTATAGTTGTAGCGTCACCTGCAAAGTATGTAATACCAGCGCCATTGATTAGTTCAGTTGCAAGGATGTCCTCATTAACTTGGTTAGCCGCACGTACTGCTTCAGTAGTTGTGTGCATTTTAAGTTTAGCATCTGAATCAAAGTTCATTTCGTCTTTAGTCCATTCATAGAAGAACCCACGATTTTTAATTGAACCACGTACTTCTTTACGTGAGAAACTAATTTTGTTAACTCTTTCAGAATCTTCACCGAGATCTGGAAGTTTTGCAGCAATGTATCCCATACCACGGCTTGAACCGTATAAGTTACCCTTTGATGCTACACCAAGTGCGTCAAGTCCTGAGTTTGCAACTTCATTGTCATCACTAAGTACTGGTACATATCTGTATTTTACTACTTCTTTACCTTGATTCTTAGGCATACCCATTGTGTTTGACATTTGTGAGAAAATCATCTCATCTTTGATGTCAATAATTGCTTTTTTGTTATAGTGCTTTTGATTGAATTGTCCAATCCCAGCTTTTTTGTCGATTGTTGACGGAGTTGCCGTCGTACCTGCATTATATCCCATTTGTCATTTCCTTTGCTCTATCCGAGTCTTTTTTCCATCCACTTTACATAGTCGTCATCACTCATACTAAGTGCTTCTTCTAAGTAATCTACGGATTTCTTTGTTCCAGTGCTACTTTTAGTTGGCGCTGCTGCCTTACGTTTTTTAACTGCTGCTTTTTGAGCAACCTTTTTTTCTTGTGTTTGTTTAACTTCCGCAATCTTTCTTTGGGCACTTTCTACTTTTTCAGATTCTGCTTTTCTAGCAGTTTCTTGTGCTACTGTTTGCGAGTATACTCCAACAGCCTCTTTGTAGTAGTCTAAGTCAGATTTTATGCTTCTGCCAAATCTCACAGAATCTTGTACTTTTAACTTCTGCAGAATTGGGTTAATCTTGTTGAATACCCCACTTTTTACATCAGTATGTAGTAGTTTAATCATGTGCGGTTTTTTAGTTAGCTCTGTCCACGATTCATCGTCCCACTCTTTAGTAAGCAGTCTGTGAGTAATTTCATACTCAGGATCTTTACTAATTTCTGCAGTAACTTCTTGGATGTCTAACTCAACATCTGTCCGACCATAATTTTTTGGCGTATAGGCTAATTTATCTTCTGCTTCAAGTTCTAGTGTATCTACACCAGTTTTCTTAATCAGTTCTGCGATAGCACCTTTATCACCTTTTAGTAGATCTAGCGCAAAGTTTATGTCTTGTAGAGTGAGTTTCTCTTGTTCTACTACATCAACTATCTGTCTATGCTTTTTAAGCGCCTGTGTTTTTTGTGTATAATCCATTGCTTTTGCAAACACTGCTCCGAACTGCTCTTTAATCTCAGCTTCTGTAAACTCAAATTCTTGGCCATTCGCTTTATACACATATTTTTCAGGTTCTACTTTTTGTGCTTCAGTTTTCACATCTTCCGTTTTAGCTTCCGGTTGTTCTTCTTCAGTTTCTTCAGGTTCTCCGTCGAGTTCCTCTTCATCTTCTGTAGAGCCTTCATCTTCATCTTCATCTGTTTCTTCATCTTCACTATTATCATCGGAATCCTCTTCAGGTTGTTCCAAATCTTCATCATTTTCTTCTTCGTACTCTTCTTCGCCTTCTTCAGGATCTTCTAAGTACTCTTCCTCTGCTTCTTCAGGTTCAGCAGGTTCTTCTTCTGTACCATCTACTTCAATTTCTTCAGACTCTGCCTCAGCATTTTCTTGTTCCTCGAGCCATCTCACGAATTCTTCATCTGTCATGTTATCTGGATTCATTAGAAGTCTCCTTTAAGCAAATCTTCTTTAGCAGCATTTCCTACATCTTTGATGTAGCTCATGTATGCTTCTAAGTACTTAGCAGCTTTAATTTTTTCTAATGCAGCTTCACGAACCATTTCGTTTGCACTAATTAGTTGTTTTGCCTCTTCTTCTACCACAGTTTTACAGAAGTTTTCTAGGAACACTCTCTGGAATCTTTCATCGTTTTGCAAACCTTCTAGGTCTTCTGCTAGCGACACATCTTTGCGTAATGCTTCTTTTGCTAATTCTAAGTCGTTTGAATCAGCCGAATTTGTTTGGTTAGTCATTTAATGACTCCTTTCGGTTATTGATTTTTAGTGTACATAATTCCACTTAGCTTATTATAGCCCCTCATAACTTAAGCTATGCTTATGCTACTTCTTTTTGGGCCCTATTTTCTTAGGTTTGCACTTACGCATTATACAGCTCCTTCAGCCATGTACATATCTGCTAGTCCACCAGCAGCAGGTTGTTGTTGTTGTTGTTGCCCAGCTTGTACTTCTTGTTGTAGTACCATCATCGCCTGGTCAATCAGTTCTGCAGGAACTCCATTTTGAGCAAGTTCTTCTGGGGTAATTCCTTGTTTCAGCAGCATTACTAGCTCTTCTACACTTACCATAGCAGGTTGTGCTCCAGCACCTCTACCATCTCTCGGGCCTTGACCCATTCCTAATCCTGCTCCGCCCATTGCTGCAGCTAATCCTTGTTCTTCCATTATGCAATTCCTTGTTCTTGTGTAAATAAGTCAGCTAACCCCGCTTCTCTAGGAGCCGCGTTTACTCTCTGTCTATTTGCTTCTATTTTTTGAGCCAGCAATCTCGCTCCACTTAACTCACCTTCTGCCTGTGCTTGAGCAATCATTGGGTTAGCTCTCTTACGGAACGCAAGTTCACCTTCTATCGCATCCAACTTTGCAGCTTTTTGTGCATTTGTTAATACACTCTTAGCTGCTCCTGTTCTTGTTTGTTCTGGGTCCATTATCACATCATTCATGTTTATCTCCTTGCTATACCTATGTTTGTGTCACCTGCTCTACGCTGCAATTCTGCAAGCATCAGCTGATGCATTCTATCTTTCTCTTTTTCATTTGCTTGGTGAATTTCACTAAATCCGTGATCTTTGTCCAAGTAATTCAAGTCTGCCATATCAGCATCACTATTTAGTTTTCTAGCTCTTGCTCTCTCAGCTTCGACTTTAGCAAGTTTTACTTCTGCGTCGATTCTGTCTTCTGCTGCTCTAGCTCTATCACGTTCTATCTCAGCTCTTATTCTGTCATTTTCTAATTGCGCTCTTTCTAGATCAATTTGCTTCATTTTCTCTACCATTGGATCAGGCTCTTGTTTGAAGTCTTTGATACCTTTTTCTAATTCAGGGTCTTTAGCAAGTTTAGCTATTTTAGCGAGCACTTGCTGACTTAATTGGAATGGTAAGTTATTTCCTAGTGTTTGTAGTAGGAACGAGTATTGCTCAGTTCGTGCCATATTGTCCTCAGCAGTGCTTATTGTAATCTCTATGTCTAATCTACCTGTTAAATCATCTTTTCTTATCGGTACAAACTCTGTATTAGTTACTCTCACTACTTCTTCAGGTTCCATGAACTCTCCGAAGTAGCCTAACCACTTACGCATTAGCGGTTTTATCATGTTCTCAGCAATGTTTCTAACTAGCGCTGTTCTACGTACGCTTGTAGCATCTAACGCTCCTCTAGCAGATGTCGCAGTGCTGCCTAGGGACGAACCATTTATTCCGCCACTGAACGACTTAACTCCTGTCTGAGCTTCTATTTCATTATTTTGCATACCAAGCATATCGAATGCACTTCCAGGAATTTGGTTGTAACTTCCTTGCCAGAACTGACCCATACTTCCATTGTACTCGAAGTTATCTCCTTTTAGGAACTTTCTTCTATTTGCTTCATCTAACGCACCTCTAGCAAATCCTATCTGCCCGTTGTTTGATTTTGCCATATTGTCAATTATTCCACGAGTTATCGCAGTCTTAACTTTTTGGTTATCTCCAATTATTTCCGCAAGTGCTTCACCGAACATCTGGAATGGTATGCTATTGAACGGCACGATCACGAATGGAGGTTTATCATCTGGGTATGGGTTAGTTTCTAATCTAATTATTTGGTTATCTACCCAAGTACAGATTATTGGCTCAACTTCACCGTCTCCATCTACGTCATAGTAACCCCAGTATTCGTACACAACTATCTTTTTACGCGGCTCATCTTGGAACTTAAACGATGTCTCATCTTCAGACATATACCCATGCCCATCTCCATGTGGATCTGCATTTTCAGCGTGTATTTTATCTAGGTTTTTATATCTGCCGTCTTTTCTCAGTGTGCTCATATCTGTTTCATATCTATGTATTACGAATTGGCAGTTATCCAGATCATCCATACATGTAGGGTCGATGAAGATGTCTTCATTTCTGCATACTTCAGCAGTAGGTTGGTTTTTGATTATTTGGATTTCGGTGTCTTCTACTATTTCAATGTACTCATTACCGTACTCATCTATAGCAACTGTCTCTGTTTCTACCTCTACTTCTTTATCCTCGTATTCCCAACCTGTCTTTACTACTACCGTACCTTCTGTAAGTAGTACTTTTAGGGCCTTCATGATAAAGTTATGTCTTGGGAATTTTCTACAGAAGTATGTATTTAGCAGTAATTCACTCTGCTCTGCTCCAGGACCGTCTTCGAATGTTACAGGGTTTGCTTTTACTATGTCATTTGAGCTTAGGAACGGATCAGCAAGTGATGGAAGCATCCACGATATTTGCTTAGCAATGTCTTTACTTACTATACGGGATTTTCCACCTACTTCATTTCCATACTCAGCTCCTATGGATTCATTTCTCCACTGTTGTCTCTGAGCTTCCCAGTCTTGTTGATGTGACTCCGATGAACGAAAGTCTTGTTTTAGTGCTGTGAGTATCTCTTTTTTATTGACTTTCATTCATACTGCCTTATTTGTAGCCTTTCATCATAGCTTCTGCTAATCCTGGCTCCATTTCTCTTACATCTTCTAGGTCTAGCTCGTACATCGCTCCGTTTACAATCGCGTCCCACCAGCCGTGGAGTATTGCTTCATCTTTACATAGTTTTGCTTCTTCAGTCCATTTTTCATAGTGGTACTTACTCCACATCCCGCGTTTGTATAGCAGATCTAGCACTGCTAGGATATCTTCTCTAGTATCTTCGATGAATTTTTTTGTAGTAGGTCTTTCTTTCTTTGCAAGGAATACTGGCGCATGTATACTCATATTATTGTCCTGTTTAATCTAATTGTTGCTATTTTACCTCAGCTATGCTTAAGGTGTCCTTAGTACCCAAGCATTGTAGGGTTAACTATATTCATCCCAACTGTGCCTCTTTCTTTATGGTACACGGTACATCTCATATCTCTATTGCTTCTATATCCACTAGCACTATGCCACGCATCTTTTGGAGCAAGTGTTCTGTACGTTATTACATTACATCCCGCATATTCTTTTTGCGACAGGTGATGTACATGTCCAGTACGCCATACCCTGTTGGTAGTTTCTGCCCACATTTGCGGTACATCTACTGCCATTATCATTGGTAAGTTATCCGCTTTAGTAGTATGGCCATGTGTATCTGCTAGTAGATTTATTCCAAATTGGTAGTAGTTGAACATGTTAGGGTTGTCTAGTACTTCTAGCCTAGGCTCATCGTGGAAGCGCATTTTTATTGCTAAATTGATCATCACAGCACTATGCTCATTATGGTTACCTATCACACTTCTGTATATTACTTTTTCATGTTTTTGAAGTGCAAGCATTATCATTGTGCACAGGCAATCTATTCCAGCACTTAGTATTTGGGCATATCTTCCATCCACATCTAGTGGATTTCCACTATGGTTTGTTACGTTGTTTTGATTATCTGAGTGGAAGAAGTCTCCTACATCTAGGATATATGCAGTCTTTGCAGCAGGGGCATGTGCTACTAAGTGATTCATTCCTTTACGGAGTATATCCACACTTTTTTCTAAGTTCCAATCGTCACCGGCTTCTTTTGCTACCGCAAACATCCCTGTGTGGTTATCCCCTATTGTGTAGTCACACAGCAAGTCTTCTAGTACTTCTTTGGGAGGTTCTGTTATTTCAACTCTTGGCAATGCGCTACACACCTCTTGCCATGCTTCCATCATCATGTTGAATTGGTTTTCTTTATCACGATTAGCGATTACCCATTGACGAGATATTTTACCTTCATCATCTAGGAACGAGCTTACCCTATCTATACTGAATCCTGCAGGGGCTTTATGCGTTAATCCTGCTTCAGGAGCATCTCCTACTTTAGCAGCAGCTATCCTGGCTGCTTTTACAGATCTACTTACAGTACTATGGTTTAATCCTAGTGCTTCAGCAGCTTTAGTCACACTTCCGTGATCTATTACACCCTGTATGTTTCTTTTCTGAGCATCTGTTAACGCATACTCTAGTAACTTCGCTATTTCCATTATGTTGCCTTATGTTAAGTTCAGTAGGATTATACCATAGCAGAGACTCTATACTATTTCTATAGTTATTTCTTCTTTCCTATCGACAGCTTCTTGTAGCTTACTTATCAGACTCTTTAGTGCTATCTTAGATCCACCTATCCAGTCATCATCTTCTCTACTATTAGTTGATCCTACCAGTATACAACCCTCACTATCTTCCGGTTTATTACCAGAGTGTATTCTTATTCCTTCGAAGAAGGGCACATCATCTAGTAGAGGTAGAACTGTTTTAAACCTAGGAGATCTAGTTAGACGTACATTATACTTACCTCTTGGTATAGCAGTTTCAGCGTATATCTTCTGTTCTATAGTATTTACTTCTAGAAACCGATCTTTATCCTCAAGAGTGTAGCACTCGAATTCCCCGTTTATGAATAGCTTACCTTCTGTCGACTTGTTAGTGAAGCTTTCTCTTACTAGTTGTAAATACATTATTGACACCTCTCTATATTTCTATGAAGATTTGCTATGTACTTCAACAACTCTACATACTTCTCACTTGTATTTAGTGACTCATTTATTTCTCCGTCTGGCAACTCAACTTTACATTTTATAGGCACTTTTACTTCAACTGGAACTTGTATATATTCAGGCTTGCAACTACAAGCTGTTAAGGTTAATGCTAGTAGTACTATTAATAAGGTCTTTGACTTCATCACATTCTCCAGTTAGATTTACATCTCTTACTACATCCCTATAGATTGTCTCATATTTTACTTTCGGAGGTTTTGCTCTCCACTCGTGAAGTTCTGCATTCTTAGCCTCTATGTCTATTTGCATATCACTTATGATTTTATTACTAGATTTGAGTGAACTTTTGAGCGAACTCATTTGATTGTGAGCATTGAGCAGTTCAGTCCGTAGGTTTTCTATCTTAGTCTCTGCCTCGCTTAACGACATTTTTATCATTATCACATACCCTATAACCAGACCAGCTACTGCTGTATATACATACCCACTAATCATTATTCGCCTTTGTTATCATATAAGCACTTATCACTATACTGAATTGAGCAGTAACAGCACCTAGCACTTCTATTGTAGTTATCTTATACAATGAGCCTATATAGCTAACTATTACTGCTATGAACCACACTATCGCTGTGAATATAGCTAATACTTTTCTAAGTCTCTTATCATCTTCTTCTAACCATAATATAAATGCTTTCATTCTACAAGTCCTGTGTGCTTTAGCATTGTAGTTACTCGTATATCTGTCTCATTTAGGGCTTGCATAGATTGTACTACGTAAGTCCCAAATGACACCAGATATAGCAATATTCCGCCTATTACCCACCTAATCGTACCTGAGCTAGGATAGGTTTTTATCACTTTATCTACAGCTTCTACTTTTAATTTCTCGTCTTCTACAGTCCCTATCAACCGTATTACATCTCTTGCTATACTCTGTACATCTTTATTCAGCAACTTTACACTATTACATCCAGTATCACTATTTTGTACAGACTCAATGATATCTATTCTCTGATGGACTCTCTTGAAGCTTTCGGTAAGCTCTCTGTCCATAGTACTCAACTGACTGTCGAATACTGCTTGTTTAGCTAGATACTTACTAATTTCTTGGAGTCTTTTATTTGTTTCTGCTTGTTGTTCGTTTGTTTTGGCTTGTGCTGCGACCAGATGCTCTACACTTATTACTAAGCTATTTATTGTAGAGTCGTGCTTAGTTACTAGATCTCTTAGTGTTTCATCTGTCATTGTTGCAGTTCCGTTACATAATTTTTCTGCAGTTTAGCTAACATAACCTTAAGACTACGTTAAGCTTTATATCTCTGCTTTACCTGAGTATATTTATCTAGCCTAGTTTCAATATCTCTATAGCTGTTAGTACACCCACCATAGTCGCTATAAAGTCCATGCCATCAACAGTGTGTTTCTCTGGATGCTTACTGTCATAAACTTCTTTTGCAACTGCTACTGATATGCCAGCAATTAGCCCTAGTCCTAGCGATATAATCCCGAGAGATATCGCAACACCCATTCCACCCATAAAGTGAAATGCTTTGTCTTTGTTTAGCATCTTAGTAACCTATCTCAGCTTTTAGCCCATACCCAATAGCCAAGCACTCAGCAACATAAGACTCATAAGCGACTCTCTTTTCGTCTGTTGTGTCTCTCTTGCTCATAGCTATCTCATCTGCCAAAGAGTATCTCTTAGCTATCTCAGTAGCTACCACTTCTCTTATGCGTTTGAGTTGTAGAGACTCTCCCACAAGCTCTTTAAAATCATTTTGAGTTATAAAGACACAGTTGATTGCTTCATCTTGAGCATTTACAAGTTCATTTATAGCTGACTCGATTTCTGACTCAATACTCACCGCATAACTTAAACTGTTCGCGCTACTGAAATGATTCACTTTCACCTCTTCACTCATTCCTCTAAACTCCAAGACTGTGTGCTCAGTCTCAACTTTTTCAAACTTTACATACTTAAACATTTGACGCTCCTCTTTGGTAATATAAACTCATACTCGCTCATGTGCGTCTCAAGCAGTTGCTTGAGATATCCTATGCTTTGAGTATTTTTCGAATGACCTATGATAGAAACCATAGAGTCCACCTTTTTCTTTTTTGCCGCTTTTGCAAACTTGTAGAGCGAGTGCTTTCTTACAAACTTTTTAGCTCTCCAAGTTCTGTATCCCACGAAATTGATTCCGCGTTTTATCTTTTGAATATGCCAGTGAGAGAGTCTTAAGCCAAGTCGCTCTTTTACGAAAAGCTCACACTTATCTTTGACGCTCTTTGCTTGCTCAAGAGTAAGACCTATGAGTACAAAATCATCTACATATCGCACATAGCTCTTTACTTTGAGAACTCTCTTAACATACTGGTCAACTTCATTCATGTATATCAAAGAGTATATTTGGCTCACCAAGTTGCCTATGGGTATGCCGACCTCCGATGTCTTTGAGTTTGCAAACATCATCATCAGGTCCACAAACTCTCTGTCTTTTATCTTTTTCTCAAATATCTCTCTGAGAATTTTTCTATCTATGGAGTAGAAAAACTTTTTGATGTCAAGCTTCACGAAATAAAGCCCACCACTATATTTTCGCATCTCTTTTTGAGTGTACTCGCTCGCCTTGTGAGTGCCTCCGTTTTTTCTACAAGCGAAGCTCGTATCTATAAACGTTGGATTAAAGATATTGTAAATCACTCTATATATGGCGTGCTGCACTACCAAGTCTCTAAAGTGAGGCGCTTGTATGACTCGCATCTTTGGCTCATAGACTACAAACTCTCTATAATCACGCACGGAGTAGCTTTTACTCTCAAGCTCCTTATGAAGATCATCTATGTTCTTTGCCAAATGCGTCTCAAACATATATGTTCCTATCTTGTTTCTCTTTTTCTTTCTCGCGTCAAGATACGCCGCGTAAAGACTCTCTTTGCTAAACGCGAGAGAGTAGAGATTTGAGTATCGTTTCGAGGATTTTGGAATTTCTATACCGTGTTTTACTTTACACATCTCGGTCATACTTTAACATCCTCCTCTTTTAGATTTCGCTTATAGCTGGACTCCACACCCCTCTGTTCCAATCTTACCTTTATGGGGCATTTTAGGATTGAATAAGAGTCGAACCCGCCCACATTGTTGTTCGAATTGAGCGACCAACCGTGCACATCGAGGGCGAACACACCCGCACTAGCGGCACCGTGCCAACCCGCGCCGACACCCGGCACCAGCACACATCATGTTAATGTGGTAGCCCATTGAGTATTTACTTAAACTCTCCAGTTTCTCTTAGCTTGCCTATCCAAGCGCCTATGATTCTGCCTATCTCGTCAATTAGCAAAGAGACCGCCATAAACCTATGAGCGGGGTCCACGCCCTTTGAGTGAGCGCCATCTTTAAACGCGAAGTATCCTAGCTCGTTGGCGAGGTATATCTGCATTCTTAGTTTCTCGTGCTCAATATCAAGAGCGGTGAGAGACGTCTTTTTGTAGTACCTCTTTTGGCACTCAGTGATAAGATCGTAAACCCCATACGCCGTGTTGCGAATGTTGTTTGCAAGAGCGTACTTCTCGTACCGTGGAAAATGATTGAGGTACACGTTGAGTAGTCTCATCATCTCCAAAAACTTTCTGTTTAATGTCACCTCCCCTTTACTAACTGACATCGCTCGCTATCGCTCCCTCTTCAAGGAAACAGAGGCGAACCCGCCCACAGTGTTGTACGAATAGAGCGACCAAGCGCTCACATTGAGGGCGAACACACCCGCACTAGCGGCACCGCCCCAAGTCGCGCCGACACCCGGCACCAGCCCGTGTATTAAGTATCTATATAAAAAGTCGCTACCAAACGCGGATGTTCCAGAACCGCTCACTCCCGTACTCATCGGTATGCCTACTTGCGATTTTCTGTAATCGTTAGAGTTTATGTTTGTCGAAAAGTTGAGCACTTGATTTGCGCCATTTCCAAAGTATATGCTCCCATTATTTGAGCCTATGATGCCCGTTAAATCAAGCAGGTCATAGAGGGACTCGTTTAGTACGTTTGTAGAGTTTAAAGTCTCTGGGTGTACGTTTTCTTTGAGAATTCTAAAATATTTCGCAGAGTAAACGCCATCTGTTGCGACTATCTCTCGCTCCACGCCAGCCGTGAGCGTAAAGTTGTTTGCGTCTACTACTGTCGCCACCGTGTATGCCGCCGTGTTGTAAGTGCTTCCACTCACTGGAGCCGCTCCAAAGTAGATGACGTCATTTACCGATAGACCGTGAGCCGTGAGAGCTACCGCAGTGCCACCGCTTGCGCAAGTTGCACCTGTTTTGGCTAAGTATGTGAGTCCTGTTACTATCTTGTACATATTCCCGTTCATATCTGCTATGCCGCAGTTTTGCCCGTTATGTGTTGTCTTTGCGAAGTTGTTAGCACTTCCCGCTTGAGCTTGGTTTGAGTAGCCGCTTGAGATAAACTTCACACTTGTATCGTTCACATCAGCTAGGGCGTTGTTGTTGCACCCTTTTGGCATATATGGCACTACATCGTTGTAGTCGCAGATAGCCACAGATGTTGAAGCCTGAGAGTGAGCAAGCACTAAAATCTGTAACGCAACCCACTCAAAGATAGAAGGAGCTCGATACCCGCTTACTATACAAGCGTCAAGAAAGCCCGCATAGTTGTTGGCTACGCCGTTGCCAACTTGCGATATAGGAGCGTTTGCGCTGTTTGTAGAAACTGGACGACCAAACTTTTGAGACACTAAACTGCCAGCCAAGTAACTAAGTAGAAATTTACTAAAAAAGAAACCATTAGGAGAGTCTCTAAAAGCTCTAAGCTCGACATATCCAGCAGTAGGCTCGTTTACTGTTGTGACGGTATTTACATCTACTTTGTACCAAAATGGAGCTATGTAAGCGAACTCGCTCCCCTTTTCATCCATCACCGTTCCATAGTTTGGATGAGTGGCGTCTGTATGCCCCGTGAGCCTAACATAGCCAGCAGGCATATACTCGTCTGGCACGGGTGATTGACCATAGCCAAAAGTTCCAGCCACCCCCATATCTGGCTTGATAGTCGCCGTAACGCTATCGTCCTCAAGAGCCTTGAGCAAATAAGCCACCTCTTTTGCACTTGAAGTCGAAGCAAGTGCTTCCACTTTTGTATTGATAGCTGCCATCACGTCTGTGGTAAGCTCTCCATTATCCTTAAGACTCTTTGCCAAATAGCTAATGTCTTCTAAACTTGTAGCGTTTGAAATAATCGCTAAAGCTCTATCTTTTAGTGTTTGTGTTGTACTCATTTATTTTCCTTTTTAAAATTTGAAGCTGATGAAGTTTTCAATTGCTATTGCATCAAAAACACTTTTTGTAGCTGTACTTACTGGCTTATTAGCATCGCTTGTGTTGTCTACATTACTTAATCCTACATCCCCTTTGGCTAGAGTAATTGCTCCAGTTTTACCAGCAACACTAGTTACAATATTAGTATCATCTAGTAGTGCACTTACGTCCAGAGTAAATGTTGTAGTATCATCTCTAGTAAATGTAATAATACCGTTGTTAAGTACACCACTTGCTATAGATCTAGAGTCTTCATCTAAATATGCACTTAAATCTATACTTGTTACAGCGCCAGATTCATCAGTATATTTTAAAGCTCCACTATCTAATAGTAGACTTGTTACTGTTTCACTCTCTAGCTTTAAAGCTAATTCGTTTTCTCTTAGAGTTTTAAACTCTTGTCCTATTCTTTGTGCTAAATTCATAGTAACCCTTCTTCAAAATCATCAATGTTGCCCGTCTCAGTATCTAGTCCAGCTTCTATTGATACTATTCTATCAGATACTTCCTTAAACGTGTCTAAATCAGCAGGCGCAAGCCCAATAATAGACTCTATTTTATCATCTATGTATGTCTCAATTTGTTGAGTTATACTTCCATACGCATATGTAAATCTTAATTTTTTACCATCATAGTCACCTAGACCGCTAATTAATGTAGATGTTACTATAATATCACTTAATCTAAGTTCTTGCATTATTACATCACCATCAACTATAAATAGGTCCCAAAGTACATTGTTAACAGGGACATTTGGAGGTACTACTTTACCGGCTGCTATAGTAAGTTCTACTGTTTCAAATGACATAGTTTCAGTAGAAGATTTAGAAATAAGTAACCATCTATTAAGTGATTCACTCCATCTATATGTAGCTACACCTGCACCAGCGTCTACATCTGCAATAGCATCGACTACGGTAACTACCATATTATCTACTTTAGGAGTAATTGCATTACGTTCTGTAATATTATTTACAGTTTTATCAGCATTTTTATATAAAATTACTGCCATTTCTATTTTCCTTTCATTCCATGTATGATTCAAAGTCAGATATAGTACCAGCCTCACTAAATGTAAAACTATCCACTACACCTTTTAAATCATCTAAATTTATAGGTTGAGTTACATTTATGTAACCAACCTTAACCTTATCTGTATCGGTATAATCATTTGTGGTTAGTGTTTTATTGTCAACTTTATCTACTTTAGTATCTAGTAATTGTGCGACTTCTAAAAAGGTATCTACCTCTATAGGAGCATCTTTTACAACATTCCCTAGGACTATATCTGAGTTTCTTTTTACTACCATAATTACCCTTATATAACCAGCGGTACCCCGCTAGTTACTATTGTTACGCTACTGGAACGTAAGCGTATTGAATCATTACAGATTTATCGTCAAACTCACCAGTTGTATTTGGATGTAATTGAAATTCTTTTCCACCAGCTGTAGCTGTTACAGTAACTGGAATATCATAAGATACAAAGTTAGCATCTGTATGTCTTACTGTAGCAAAGTTGAAAACTACTCCATTTTTAGGTGCATTCGCAAGTACGATTTTATCAGAACTTACTGTTATTATTTCTGAAACAAAAATAGCTCCACCTAGTCTGATAGCTTCGTCAGTTTCAGCAATTGAATATGTATCAGCGTCTAAAGCAGCGATAGCGTCAGCATTAGCTTCTTCAGCAGCAACAGCTCTTGTATTTTCAGCAGTAACTGCAGCAATTCTAGCGTTAGTTTCAACTAAGATAGCAGCATCTCTATCAATTACTTCTTGAGCAATAGCATCTGTTAAAGCAGTAGAAGCATTAGTAGCATTTGTAGCGATTGTAGAATCAAGTTCGCCTAATTTAGTTTCAACTTCAGCAAGTGTATCAAATGCTTCAGATACTTCACCTTTAATTTCTTCTTTAGCAGCAGTAATATTTGTACTAACTAATGTTCTTAGTGTTCCATCTAAATCTGGGTCATTTGCTAATGAAGCAGCAATTTCTTGTAATGTATCAAGTGCTTCTGGAGCTGCACCAACAACATCAGCAATAGCTTTTCTAAATGATCCATCAACTGTAGAATCGCTATTAATAACAGCAACTAAATCCTCTAAAGTTTGGAAATCTCCAGCTTCAAAAGCAGAAAGAATTGAATCAGCATAAGCTTTAGCATCAGATTCAGCTTTAGCAATTGAACCAACAACTGTATCGTCACCTTCAACAATGTCTAATCTAGCATCAAGTGCTTCATCAGCAGCGATTCTAGCAGCTTCTTCTGAATCAATAGCGTCATTTAAGCTAGTTGATTGAGATGAAACAGAGCTAACTACTTCATTAATAGCACCAACTAAAGAACCTTTTTCAGTTGTACTTAATGTTGTTAAATCACCATCAGCAGCAATTCTAGAAGATTCTTCAGCAGAAACTAAACCTTCAACTCTTGTAATCTCAGAAGCTCTTGTTGTTGCTTCACTTGCATCAGCATTTTGAAGAGCTAATAAGTCGCTATTCAAACCGTATATCGTATTTTTATGTCTTTGTAAAACAGCCATGTGTTTTCTCCTGTAAGGCTAATTTATCTATTTAGATTTAGAGGTTAAGGCAGCTAATAATTTAACTACTTTTCGTACTTCTTTAAGCACGTGTTTATCTGTTTCTTGATACTCTTTTAAGCTTTCGCTATACTCTAGTGACGACATATCCACATATACAGCATTATTAACAATAGTAAAATCATAGTTTTTAACAACTTTTAGCCATGCTATAAAATAGTGGTCATTTAACTTTATCATTATGCTACTCTTTATATGTAAGATATGAGATTATACAGTACATACCCTTAATATTGTCTGAATCTTCAAATATGGCATAAGTGCCATCTGTATGGACTGTTACTTCTTTTTGTATAATATTTGACGTAGGCGATTCAAAAATCATAGCCATATTCCATATTATATCACCAACTACAACACTAGGTAGCAGTGCTCTATTATTGTCATCTATTAATAGCTTGGATGTTGTATACAGGTATGAATTCTCAACACTGTTTACACCAGATAGTACTTGTTTACTGTCTTCTTGTATGAGTTGTCTTATTCTGCTCATTTAGTGGTTACTCTCTTTATTTATTAAATTAGGGCCTGCTCAAAATCTGAAATGGTTCCTATTACTGTATCTGTAGAAAAATTAGCGGCACTCATTAGTATGCTACTGAATCCTCTAAATTCATATCCTGTATCACTACAAGTCACCTCCACACGTATATCCTTAGGCTCCTCTATTGTTAATAAAGTACTCATAGGATAACTTTCAGTGTTACCACTAGCCAGTATTACATTCTGTACTTGAGTAAGTACTACGTTATTAGTAACATTATCTATTAGGTTAAATGTAACCGTTCGAGGAGCGCTGACATTAGACTTTATTTCGATAGTAGATAGAAATGTGTACGTAGTTGGTTGATATAATTTGAATAAGTTATTTGTAGCGTCAATCTCAAAAACATTAGTATTTGTGCTATCTAGTGTAACGGCAAAGTCTAACACACCTGTAAGCGGATATTTTGGAATACTATTAAATACTGGAGTAGCAGCGTTAGCAACTTGTCCCTCAGCAGTAGCCAATGAAAGCAGCGCCACCGTGTTAGCGTCAATAGCCGCTTGAAGCATGGAAGTGCGTACATCTACTTCTGATTTGCTGTACATATTAAACAATGCGTCCTGAAGATCCTCATCTGTAATAGCATCAGTAATATTAAACTTATTCCAAGTGCGGACTGTCAAAATATCGCCGGTTACATCTATAGGCATAGTTAATGTTAATGTATCACCATCCGATAGGTACCAGTCTGCTTGGCTTAACAACCGTCCGTTGTAAAATACCTCTACCGCATCAGGGTCTGTGTAGTTAAATCCGAAATTTACTTGGCCTATAGTACCTATCAGCTCAAGTTCAATAAAAGCAGTAGCATTGTTTGTGTTAAGTAAAGCGTTTATATTATCCGCAATTAAAGTAATATTTAAGTTATTATCACTAACTGTTGATACAGCACTAGAAATACCCGCCACAGTAGTAACATCTGATATATCATCAGACACCGTTGCTATATCTAAAATTGAAGTTGCTGCTGTTATTATAGAAGCGCTATTTGTAGCCGCAGTGGTAATATCCTCAGTGATAGCTGAAAGAGTGCCAATATTCGTAACGTTATCTGCAACGACAATTACATCAGAAATATCATTAGCAACTATACCAACATTATCAACATTAGAACTAACTGTCGTGACAGCATCAATATTTGAAGAGACGGTATCTACGTTTGCAATAGAGGTAGCCACGGTGTCAATATTATCTAGATCGGAGGCTACTAGATCTATATTTACTTTATCTGAGTATACGCTATTAATTATACTTAGGTCAGCATAGAGACTATCAATAGCAACTTTAGAAGCGTACAGTGAATCTAATGTTATCTTATCTGCGTAGATACTGTCTAATGTATTTTTATCTGCGTACAGTGAAGATAGTTTTTCGATATTATTTGCAAGTGTATTTACGCCTATTATACTATTTGCAACTTCATCTACATTTACTATGTTTGTTGCTACAGTATCCACAACTGAAAGGTTGGCACTTACAATGTTTACATCATCTATACTTAGTCCAACAGCATTGACATCGTTAATGCTTGCTGCAACCGTAGATATACCTAATATATTATCAGAAGTAATAGTAACAGCTTCGATATTATTGGATACTGTATCTATGTCAGATCGTGTAGCCTCAAGGTCATTAGCTACTACTTCAATTTCTGATATCAACTCTGTGAGGTCACTGGCTACAACAATAATTTCTTCTATATTATCAGCAACAGTAATAATACTAGAGGTATTAGTTGTAACTGTTTCTATCTTGTCTAAGTTAGTAACTACTGTATAAATCTCTGGAACTACGTTACTAACGGCTCTAATATCTGCAATATTATCCGTAAGTATAGAAAACCCACTTAAAGGATTGTCTAGTTCTGTAGAAACTTCCGTAATAATTGGTAAGCCATCAGCTACTTCTTGAATAATAGGCATATGTTGAGCAACATCTTTAACAATATCATATTTACTATCAATTACTCTATTTACTGCTAAGTCACCTATGTTACTTAGAGATGTTGCTCTTCTTGGCATTACACATATCCTCTATCTGTTATTCTGTAGTCCATGTTCATGTTGTCATTTGTGAACATTCCCTCAGTTTTTACTTTTTTACAGCTTGCGTCAAATCTCATATAGTGGGTATTGCTTTCAGCTTGGATTGATCCGTCCATTGCTCCGTGAGCTCTGTATCCTATGTAGTGGAGCAAAGGTTCTATTAGTTGAGCAGGAATTTTTATATTTTCTGCCTCATAATTTCCAGCTTCATCGTACACTACTTTCTGACTTGAGTCTGGGCTTGCTGCGTATATTAAGCTCACGTAAGCTCCATCTACTGCAATTGGTATTTGGATTTGGCTCCATCCGACTGTGTTTATACTTAATGGATTATCTTCATTGTTTATTTCTAACTCATTTGTGTATGCTGTAGGCATATTTTCAGGAACTTCTCCATATGCACTAACTATCCACATACAGTCACTAGGTAAGTCGTATATTTCTTGAGAATCTACTAATTCTATCAAATGTTCTTTTATGCTTAATGGGAATCTTTTATACAGCTCTATTAGTCCTAGGTTGATGTACGATACGATAGCTCTATTTTCTTCAGTGCCTAGTTTTAGGTTACGTAGTTCACCGAATTTTGCCATGTCTATTACTTCACCTACGGTCATAGTGCACTTTCCTCATTTAATTTTGCTATATTATACTCATTTTTTTCTTAATTTTAACTTTCTCATATTAGCTCTTTGAGCCATTCCCTTTTCTGGAGCATATTTTTACATCCGGCTAATCTTTTTTTAGGAGTATACTTTATATTCTCCAGCCCGTTTAGCAAATCTTCCACTTTATCGCATGCTCTTTTGGTAGGTTCTTCATTGAACTCCCATATCTCAGCATATAGTCCAAGTTCTCCCCATATTCGGTTTATAGCGTGTAGTCCATCGCTAATGGATTCAGTAGCAAGCATCATTACTATTCCTGTGCCTTTGTCATCTTTGTACATTTCATACATTGCTACATGCTTTTCACCCTCTTTATTGGAGGGTTCTATTAACTCTATTGCAAGGTTATCCAACTCTTCTTCTGTATATGCCCACTCTGGCAATCTATCAATTTCCTCTACCATTAGAATACTGTACTCCCACTATATGTCTCTTCTTCTTCATCCCAATCCATGTCACTGAACAGGCTTCTACTCACATTTTTTGCTTTAGTCACTCTAGCCACTTCTGTAGGTTGTACTACTACCATATGGTTTAGCATACTAATCAAGTCGGGTCCGTCATCAGCTCTAGCAAAGTTCTCATGTGTGGCTCCACGTATCTGATCTAGGAACTCTTTCATATCTTTTGTGTCTTTTAGGTGCTCTGGCAACCATAGTTTTTGAGGGAGCATGAATTGGGTCACAGCAACTCTGAATCTTTCATGTTTATTTCCTCCAACTTTTCTACTTAGTATACCTTTACGTGTTTCATCTTTATCCACGCCTTTTTGTCTAGCAAATGTGTACCAATCACTGCGTTTCATCATTTCTTTTTCTAAGCTGAATATGTGGGCTGTTTGACTACCATCCACTTCTACCCCAATCTCTACATATTTTCCCATACGTTTGTATCTAGCAGCCCAATCAAGTACTGTTGTATATTGCTCTTCCATGTCCATTTTACGCAGAACCAGGTCTAACATGAACCAATCTCCATTGTTGCTTAAGGCCCATGCTGCCGCACCACTAAAGTCCGAGCTTTCTCCACTTGTTGTAGTGAAGTCTGTAGTTATGTATATGTTGTACGCATACAGATTATCTTGGATGAACGTTGTGTCGCAGAATTGTATACACTTTTCTGGGATTAGTCTATCAGCATCACTGGACAATCTTAGCATACGCTCTTGCAGAAACGATTTTAGTTTATTTGCTTTACGTGCTTTTCTTACCATTGTAGCAATTGATGTTTTTGGGTGCATATCTTCCCAACTACTTTCTATATCTCTGGCAGTTAAGTCTTCTTTTTCTACATCGAAATCTCTAGCTAATGGAATTACTACTGGAGTAAATGTTCCATTTAGTATTGCTCTTGTATTTACATCATTGTAGTGAAATGGAGTGAACGCATTGAACAATCTACCTTTACCTCCACCCTTTAAGGCAGATAAGGCATCTGAGTAGATTATCTCTTCTAAATTGGACATCATTACTTTTGAGTAAGCAGCAGCAGTATTTAGGATGGCATCATCGAATCCTATCGCACATGGTCTTCTTGTGCCGTATCTTGATCCACGCACCCCAGTGTTTATACCTTGGTATCTTATCAGGAAGGATCTATCTTTTTTTGGCCCATTTCCCCTACGCACAAACTCTGACTCTGTTTCAGTGAATCTCATTTCTTCGAAGTAATCGTTTAGGAACACGCTATCTTCACACATAGCTCTTACAGCTAACGCATTGATCCTTGCCCCACCTTTACTTGAAGCAGCAAGCCACAGGTAGAAGTACACTTTACCTATTCCATTTGGAAGCTCCCCTTTTATTGCACTATATACTCCGAAAAATGATATTACTATTGTACTTTTTGCTAGCCCTCTCGACTCCATGAATCCTATTGCAAGCAAGTCTATATTTATTGTTTTACACACTTCCTCACTATATGGAAATTGCATCGGGTCTGTTATGTATCCTAGCAGCATGTCAACCATGAAGTAGTGCGCGATTGGAGTACTAAACTCAAAGTCTTGCCCTTCTACCATACGCATTAGTGTGAAGAACTCAAACGCATCTTGACTTGGTGTGTACCTAGGGAACGTAGGGTCGTAGCTATCTAACGCAGCATCTAAGTCAAACGTGGCTTTTGCTTTTACATCTGCTTCCATAGCAAGCATTTCTTCACGCTCCGATTCATCCACTGTATTAGCAATTAATCTTAACGCAATTTCTTCACCGTACTCTTCTATCAGCAGCTGTTTATCTTCTTCACTTAATTGGGATGGGTCATAGTCATGCGCCATTTGATCACTCCTCTACTGCATCTATTACTACGTTTACACGTTGTATTTCTTTTAAGCTTTTACCTGCTTCGAATTGTTGTCTCATTAGAGCAGCATTAGCAGCAAGTTGTTCTGCTATGCTTTGTTGCATTGCTTTAGCTTCTTCATTGTACCCAATTTTTAAGTCTATTGACTTATCCTCAGGCGGTTTTAGGTAATCAAGCGCTCCTAATGTAGCATTTAATTGCACTGTCGGACTTACGTAATCGTCTTCTTTAGCACCTCTACCGTTGGACAGTTGTACTAATTTATCTAGTAATTTATCTCGTAATGGAGCATGTCTTATATCGTCCCTAATTATAGAGCGTTTCATTATCTCTACTACAGTCTTTTTCTTAGCGTACATTGTTGCAAAGCTACTTGTATCTGACCCACGTGCGTATACTTCAGCAGCTTTTTGAGGGAACACAGCGTCATATGCCTTCTGACTAGTTAACCCGGATTGTACCAATGCTACATATTTAATTGCATTTATCAGAATTCCTGCTGTTACCCCTGGACCTAGGAGGTCAGCATGTGTTAGGAACTGTTCTTCAAAGTAGTCTTGGGATATCCCATCTCTTTCCTCTATATGTTGCACTTCATCCAGGATTGCATCAATTGTTTCCTGGTTGATCTTACCCTTAAGCAAGTTTGTAAGCAAGTCAGCTGTTATTTGAGGGCCTTCTTGCTCTTGTATTCTACGCACTTGACCTTCTACATTTTTTACCAGATTTTTTACGTTTGTGTTTAACGTCATTCCATTCTCCTATATTTCTATTAAGTTTATTTTTGCTGGACTATAATCCGCATCTATACATTCTCTATATGCAGCAAGTGCTACAGCAGTATCACATTTGACTAGCTCACTGCATCCATCAAACTCAAATGTTGGTCTATATCTGTATTGCTCTAGCTTCTTTAGCAAAGCAGCTTCTACAGCATAGTTATTGCGGGTTCTTTCATTGATGACTATTTGCATCTTAGGGATGAACTTATATGCAGCATGTATCACTTCAGCAATTTCTAGCATTCTCTTTAATGCAGATCTATTTGTAGTACCTATCTTAATCACACTAGTACCATCTATCTCTATAAGCAGCATGTACACTTCCCCATCTACAGTTTTTGGCTCTCGCTTTTTAGGTTTACCACGGGCCATCTTCTACAACCAACCATTTAAAAGCATTATCTTTTCAACTGCTAAGTACCAAGCATAAGGCGGAATGATTACAGCAAACATTAGTGACCAGAATCCTTTTGCTAAGGCAATCCCAGCTAACCACAGCAACAACATTATTAACTCACGCATCTGCACGCTCCACAAGATACTCGCCATACATCTTCCAAGGCGCTCTGCCTTTCCACAATGTACGCAATTCTTTAACGATCGTATTAGGATTGCGTTCAGGAGTAGCGTCTTTAGCGATGAACCGAGCGGCTTCTCTTAAGGATACATACTTAACCCCATTTACCACAATCTCTTTTTTACGCATTCTATTCTACCTTTTGTTTTATGCATGATTATACTAAATGTAACCTTAAATGAACATGAGGGGATCATTATTATAGTAGTAGAAATTATGAGGGGATGGAGTATGTACAAAATAGAAATTTTTGGGTGAGGTTATAGTAAAATAAAAATTTTCGGGGAGGTTGGTAATATCACCCCCACACACAAGTCCCAAGCCGGTACCCCCCCCCGTAGCTAGTGTAGGAACCTTATTTACCTTCTATCTACGCAAAAGCTAGACAACTTAGTGGCCCTTTGGGTACATTCGTCCGTAAAGACATGAAACTAATAAAGGATTAACATGAAACAAAGAACAATCTTCCAAAGCACTAAGTCAGTACTTAGTTCAACTGCAGACATTGTAGTGTCAACTGCAGAAGTAACTGCAGGAACTGTAGCAATCGCAGGACAAATCGTTAAGTCTAACTTAGAGACTATGAGAGTAGCAACTGTTAGAGACAATGCAGTAGAGAACTTAGAGGATGCTAAAGATGCATTCAATACCGTATCTATTTCTATGCAAGATACACGCAAAGCTATAGCTGAAGCTGATGACTTTACAGCATCAATGCTACAAATGTTCTTAGACGCAGAGACTACTCTACTACAAGATATTGCTAAATCGGCAAAGGCTTAACAATTTAATGGTGCCTTCGGGTCAAACTTCTAAGCCTTCGGGCTTTACATTCATAAGGAATTAACATGTCAAATATATCTTTTAACAACGCAGTAGCATCTATCAAAGACGGTGCAACAATCGACGAAGCAGGACTTCGTAACACTAGAGTTTATGGAAAGCTTATGCTTAAAGCAGGCATGAAGTTTGATAAAGTTAAGTCTATTAAAGACTTCATACCGTCAGAGAGTGGTAAGTTTGTTAGAGCTGAGTTATTCTACCTTAACAAGCAAGGTAACATGGTTGTAGACCAACGCTTATGGCTTAATGTAGCAGTTGATGCTAAAGTGCTCAGGGACGACAACACTAAAATGTTCTTCGTAGAACTTGAGCATCCAACTGTTAACCTAGACGAAGCAGTTGAAGCTTTCCCAGTGAAAGGAGCTTAATATGACATTATTAGAACAGTACCTAGAGAACGAACTTCCTGAGGAAGTTTGTACTGCTAGATGTAATGAACTCTTAGATGAATTAATCCAGTGGGACCTCTATGCTAAAGGACCAGATGATAGCAAAGTTTGCGAATATCTTATCTCAATGGATGAGCGTATGGCAGAAGCGGATATCCCAGCAGAAGAATATGCACTCAAAATGGCTTATGTCAAAGCATCTATCCTATCCCACTTAGAAACTGTAATAGGAGACATCTTAAGTGACTATTAGTCCCATTGTGGGGCTATCTTTTAGTTAGGATTCCTCAATACAGGCTTCTATTAAAATCTTGCCAGTTTCTGGCAGGATTTCTTAAGTAATTTCCAGAATCTGGCTATCTCTTTTTTTATTTCACCTTCATCTCTAACATTAAATTCACCTTTCACTAGAGGATAGAATTTTTAAAGACTCACAGACTTTACAATTGTTTGGTGTGGTCCTCGGCCTTCGGCCTGCGGTAGCAAGTCTCTAGTTGTTATTGTAAGCCGTCCACTTTAAGCTTAGTTGCGTTCCATAGCTTATCACTTGAACAGCAAGTGCCATCGTTGAACTTGACCATTGTGCTATAGGCTCCAGGATCAATCGCAGTGATTGTTGCGGTTTCACCGGGCTTTCCTCTAGCACTGTTGTATACGCCGAACACTAGCGTATCTCCTATAGTAACATTACCATTTCTACATTTTACTTGCTTGTCCATCTGTTTTCTCCTTTAATTTGTACTTGAGGTTTAGCAGTTCACACATCAACTTTTTAGTTTCAATGCTTACTGTTTCATTCTTACCTATCGTAGTCCAGAATATATCTTTAGCAGTCTCAGTATTTAAGTAGTTATTGTAATCTACCGCAATTTCTTCCAGTTGTTCTGAGTTATCAGTTATTAGCATTTCTTCTTCCTCCAGTTTAGCTATTTGGGTTTTAATTGTTTTAAGGGCCACGCCTCTGTACACAATTTCACCATCCTTATTTCTAATCTCAGCCATACCACCTGCTTTAAGGTGTTCAATCACTTTAGCATGTCTAGTATCTGCTATATACCTTACATATCCTATTGCTCTTGAGTCTTTGACTCCCACCATTTTAACTGCTTTAGCATCGGTGTATCCAAATCGTTTCACTAGTTCATATGCTTTAATTGCAGTTTGAGCAGGTGTATCATTTCTTGCACCAAATGTATTTTTATTACAGAGTCTTATATACTCTTCATCAGGCATACTTGCGTCAATTTCTTGCACTAGCAGTTTTCTACCAAGCTCTTGGGCTATTTGTAGTCTATGTCTACCATCACCTAGCAATCCACCACGCATATATGCGGGATCTGTTTGACCATCAACTTCAATCTGTAGCTTTAATGCTTCATACTCATGCGGAGGCTTGGCAGGATTGAATTGTGCTATTTTCTCATCGATCTTAATTCCTTGAGGACTTATCCATTCAGGAGCACTTGTTATGTACTTCTTAGTTTGTTCCATGTACTGTACCTTTATATTTATATCCTAATCTTGCTATCTCAGCGTCTAGCAGATTTCCTATTAGGCTTGCTTGAGTTTCTTTATTACCTCTTAACTTGCTAACTAGTTTCAATCGTTTAGTCATATCTTTAGTGACTTTAATTGTAGTAAGTCTTTCATCTACCACTTTCCGCTCCTTTTGTTCTTTGATTTAATGAATTTTACCACTTATAGACTTAGAGCTTACTTAAATGTCATACTCTAAGGTACCTGATTCCTATGATTGGGGCAATTACCACCGTTTGTATTACCACCGGTAGTAACCACTAATTTTGTAAGTGTAGATGAACTCTATATTTATATATATTATGATTGGGGCATGTTTGCTGACAATATTTGCTTAATTTAAACTTAAAAAAAAATTCTTTAGAGAGTCAGAGCAATTCTGTTGTTGTTTTACTACACTACAATCCAACTCCAACTTAACTTAACCCAACTCCAACTTAACTTCCAACTTAACCAAACCTTAACTCCTCCTTAATCACCCCAAATTCCTCAATACTCTCTCAATACACAATTATACTTATTCACATCTTATTCACATATTTTTAAAGTTATTCACATTTTATTCACATCGACATCATTTATTTTTATCTACGTTTTAATTTTACAATTTAATGGTATCTATATTATTGACAACATTTACTGTAAAGAAATAATATATACTTTAAACCATCGGCCTTACGCTTAAATACGTCTACCTATATCAATACTTAAACTTAAAAAGGCAAACCATGACTACTTTCCAAATCATACAATCTAAAGGCGTAAAGTCTAACCGAGCAATCGAGCGTTCAGAAGCACCTCGCAAGTCTAAGCGCAAAGCTACACCACTTAGCCAGCTCGGCTACAATCGTGACCAACGCAGTCGCATACTAGACATAGTAGCGGAAATGGCACGCTAATTCTATCTTTTCATGTGCCGTCTGAAATGACGGTAAACTATAGTAAATTAAATCGGAGGATAATATGGCATCAGCTATTCCAGGTACCACAACAGGACCACAATATACACCCCGCAAAAAAGAGCAAGGCTTACTTAAGAAAGCATACAACCGTACAGGTTCTACTCTTGACTCATCATTAGCAATCGTAGATAATGGTATGCATGCAGGCTCTACATTTGTTCAATCTCTTGAACCAATGGCACTAGAAGTACTTAACGAAGCTAAAGCAGACTTGATCGACTCAATCGTAAACCTTAATCTTGCTCGCAAAAACGCAGAAGCAACATTGCTAAACGCAGGCTATACACAAGCAGAAGTAGCAGAAATGCTTAACCAAACTAAATAAATTAAATAGGAAAATTACATGACAAAAACATTCGAACAACAATTAGCAGACAAAGTAGCAGAAGCACAAGAAAAGCATGAAGAAGCACATATGGATAGTCTTAAAGCAGTTCTTGAGAACCCAGCATTCATCGAAGCACAACGCTCAATCTCAGCTAAGGACAGAGAAATCAAGCAACTAAATGCAATTATTAACCAGCTTAACCAAATCAAGCCTTTTGTAACTAAAGATGGCACAAAGTACTCAATTCAGTGCTATCCTGTATCATTCTTTGGAGCAGGACTAGCTCAAGTAATCGGTATTATCTCAGCATCTCGTTCAGCATTTACAGATGAACTTGCTATGCAATATTCAGCTATTACAGGTATCAGCATGCTTGAACTTATGGAAGCAAACGAAGCTTTAGGTAGTCCTGCATATATGGCTAAAGACGGCACAATAAGTCCTGCTATTCCAGGTAATCTTCCTAAATTACGCCAATTACTTGCTTCAATCATGCTCAAGATGAACATCAAAGAGTTCACACCTGAAGTAATTACTCAAGACCGTATCGATCTTTGGTTTACTCGTGCAGAACTTGCTGTTGAGCGCAAATCAGCAGAATTTGAAGCTACTCAAGCACTAAATGCGTCCTCTTCATTTACTATAGAAGACTAACCATTCAAGCCCATTCATTTGGGCTTTTTACTACATAAGGATTAAAAAATGAACAAACAAACTATAAGATACCAAATCTTAACAAACACACTAGAATTGCCAGTCATCCGTGATTTGCAGGTAAATCAAGCATGTAAACGCATGTTCAAAGCTATGTTCAATCGCTACATAACTCGTGGGGCAGGCGAGCCAACTTCAATGACTTATTGGGCAGAGCAAATTGCTAACCCTAAGTTACACAACCAACTACTACGTATTCTATCCGATGCAGGATGGATTACAGTATCCACACGACCAAACAACAATTGGTCAGAAGCATGGATTAACGAATCTAAACTCCTTGAGTATGTTACTCGTGAGGAACTAGACTCAACGCGTATGTATCATAAGTTCCTCGAGTACAGACTTGAACTACATGACGACCATAAACCTTACCCATCAAACGTTACATCAGTTCGTGGTAAATCCGAGAATACAGGACTTAACAAACCAGGCTTTGCTAAATCGGGTAAAGTTAAGTACTCATTTGACACTACTACTATGTTCAAGCATAAGGACTTTGTTGTCTCTCAAATCAACAAAGGTATCGAGAAGATGATTCTTGACTATCCGCAAATTGTAGAGGACCACGCAAACTATCGCGAGTTAGGCCTTGAAGTTGTAGAATCTTATTTATACGACGACAAGAATCTCTATAACGCAGGACCTAATCGTCTTGACCAACGTGGTCGCAACATTCGTGGAGACCTTAGCAAAATTGGCAATCCTGTAGGGTTCAAAGTAATGCGTGCTTTACTAGTTATACCTGAAGAGTATCGTCAAACTGTTACTAAAGCAGGACTTCGTGACAAGTACTTATTCATAGCAGAATTAATGGGATTCAAATCAGGCACAGTTGATGCTAAAGTAGAATTTGGACGCAAATGTTATTGGACCAAAGCACAACACAACAAGGCTAAAGATGACGAAATTATTGAGGATATTTGGGCTATGCGTGTATACGCAGACATTGACCAATGTTTCAGTCCATTCTCTAGAAATATCCTCAGCAAACGCGCTTTAGCAGGCAATATGAATTTTGTTGACCCAGCAATTCAGCCCCATAAATCTCTCGTACCTGTTGAAATCGATATGTCAGCTTCAGTCTTAGGCTTCTTAGGTTTAATCTTAGGACATAGACCATTTATGGAACGTTGCAACATTATCAAATCCAACTTTCTTAACGACGCTTGGGGACATGATGTAGTAACTAATCGTAAGCAATTCAAGACAGCGATGAGACCTCTCTATGGCTCTCAGCTATCAGCTCAAGCTATGTGGAACGACATGGGAATTGAGTATACTCAAGAGGAAGTTATTGCATTCCAGCATGAGCTATCTAATGGCGAGTTTGCTGTAGCTACTGCATTTAAGGACTTCTTAATTAACAATGCTCAAATGCAACCAGAGATGATTCTTGTGGTTAATGGGGAGTCTCGCAAAACTTATTGTAATCGCTTCCACAATCGTGGAGAGACTACTACTGTATACGATTTATTCGACACCGCTACAGGCAGAATCCGTCGTATCCACAATACTAGTACAGTGCGTATTCCAGACCTTCAGTCATTCAAACGCTATACCGTCACAGGACTTATTCATGGACTTGACCCACAGCCTCTAGACAACACTGCATCTCATGTTATTGATGTTTATGGATTCTTAATTGAAATTCATGACGCAATGATTCTTGACTCAGAAGCCTGTGCTTTTGCTCGTGATGTGTACGCTAATGGAACTACTCCAGACGAACCATCTCTAGCTCAAATTTACCGTGATCGCAAGTCAATCTTGCAAAACTACATCCGTAGCCTTAACATTCCAGCCTCAGCAATAGCAGAGTTTAACGAAGTTATGGCATTAGTTGAGCCTCTTGAAGGAGAGCTTAGTATCAATCCACTAGTCCTTAAATAAATAGGACTAGTTAACTATCAAGGAATAATCAAATGATAATCAATTTAACAGCACATACAATTAACGAGGTAACTACAGGAACAGCAATTCCACCTTCAGGTAGAGTAGTTAGAGCTAAGCCAGTAACCCGCAAATCAGCAGAGTTTTGTGGGTTTCCTATATTTACATCAAGTCTTAACTCTATTGAAGGACTTCCAGAACCAGAGGAGGGAGTTATGTACATAGTTTCTGCTCTAGTATTAGGAGCACTCCCAGACCGAAAGGACTTACTTGCACCAGGAAACGTCCTTAGAGACGAGAACAACCGTCCAGTAGGATGTGTAGGCTTTCGCTCAAATTTGTAGTACCCTTCGGGGTGCTACTCTTTTTTTTCTAACCCGCAAGGAAGAATAGCTAATTAATTAAGGAATTTTTATGGAACTTTTAATCTTTGCAGTACTTGTTTTAACCTACCTTTGGTGGTTTCCTCTTTTTTTGAAGATAGTCTTGTTTTTTGTGCCCTCCTCTTTTTTTGAAGATAGTAGGCAAACTCCTAAGGCTCCTGCAGTTCATCCCTTCAATTATGTACCTTACAAGGACAGCACACCAGACCCTTTTGCGAATATTAATACCCCGACAGAATGGCGGGCAAATCAATTTATGTCTGCAGAAGATAAATTACGTTACCTGCGGTCAAGTAAATGGACTGTACTAAGGACATCTGTACTTATTCGAGACAATTCCACATGCCAATCTTGCGGTTCTAAGAACAATCTCCACATACATCATATTACTTATGAAAAACTAGGAGATGAGAGAATGGAAGATTTAGTTACATTATGTTCTATTTGTCATCAAGAAGTCCATGATCGTCTTGGATATGATAGAACAACAGTTTTCAATTTCTCAACAAAGAATTGACCCTTTTTGGCTCAATATAACCTCAACAATAAACATGCAAATCATCTCAAACTCAAAGGAGACTATATGAAACCACATGACCTTGAAATTATAGATCAGCAGTTATTAGTTATGTACTATAAAGCAGAACATACTAATAATCCTACATCAGCTAATCACTACCTATTAAGAAGAGCCAGGGTTAAACTACAGAAGATGAAGGAGCAATTATGCGATTAACTATACTATTACTGATAAGTCTAACCTTATCCGCTAAGACTCTATTCATTATAGACACTACTGACATTACAGGTAAGTGTGCTATAACTAAAGGTGATACTATGATAGTTCATCCTACATTAGATATACATATACCTAGAGGTATTAAAGTTATAGAGTGTAGAACTAGAGCATGTGTCAATTATGAAACAGAACGACTACAAAACCTATACCGTACTAATGGTATTAGTGTTATTACAATTAAATAAGGAAATTTAAATGAAACATATAATTGAAAATATAAAAAGTAAATACAGAGAGTTCAAATGGTGGCTTAAATGGAATGAAGAAGAGGTATTCTTTATAGGCATAGTAATCATTACACTTCCTATCACTTATTTTTTAACAAGAATGGGAGGTTAATAAATGAATGTAAAAATCACAGGAGTAAGACAAACATTAGATATAACGGATCGTATACGTGGACTTTACCACCATCGTATTTACAAGTTGAAATACAGACTAAATAGATGCAACAAAAGAGAGGACATTACTCTACTTGAATGGACTACTTTAGAAGGGATAGTCCGTACTAACAATATTAAAAGAGCTTCCCGATACTTAGACTATTTAGCTAGTAAAGACATGCGTACTTGGTGGGATAAGTTACTACTACGTAAACCTATTTATAGAGATATTTAAAGGATTGATATGAAACTAGAACAACTAGACAAAAACAGTAAGTACGGCTATCGTAGGCTTGGCTGGAATTCTGCTCCAGACTATATAGTATTTGATGGTACCAGCAACTCTTGGGAATTTGTATCTCATATCACTGGAGAAAAATCAAACACTCCTCTTTCCGATTGTAATGCAAAAGCTGATGACTGGTATCTATCCGATATACCTAACAAGTTCTACAAACGTGTCGCTATAGTAACTAAAGATGTTTTTGGACATCCGGCAGGCTCACGTATAATTCAGACCGATACAGATAACAATTGGATACTTGCTGACTATTCTGATACTAGCCGTGTCCGCTCCCATACTTTAGACGCTAACTGTAAATGGGAAGACGAAATGGAACCTTCTGAAACTATTAGTTGCTCTTCTGAGCCAACCACACAAAAGGAAAATACAATGAATTTAAAAAACTTTTTAGATCCCTATATTAATGTTTGGATACTAATTATAGCCTTCAGTATAGCAGAATTAATTACACCTACTATACAGTTCTTACCTGCTATTGCTGCATTACTAACTATTAAAGTCTACCACTTTATAATAGACTTATTTACACATCTACTAGGTCGTGAAAATGCTTCTTAAGTTTCTGGTAGCTATGCCTACGTTCAGAGATTCAAAAGGATTTAACCATCCTACTGTACTAGTCAAAGCTGCCAATGAACATGAAGCTGCTATTATAACCAAACAACTCTACCCTAATAGGCATATCGGGGATATTAAACAAGTAGGATATTAAATGACCAAAGAAGAAGTAATAGCAGAAATAGTATACCATGATTCAGGAGGGTTGATTATAGACAGTGCTGGAAATAGTGCGTCTTTTATGGCAAGCAATGACGTAAAGCTTCTTATAGATAAAATCTTTGATGACTTCGAGTCAAGAACTTGTGAGAATTGTAAACATTGGGATGAAGATGATACAGGATATGGATACAAGTTAGGATATTGTGAAAAGGACGTGGGTAATGGATTTACCATAGATAATGTAACACAACATAGCTTTGGATGTAACAGATGGGAACAAAAGGAAGAATAGATACTATAAGGAGTTTGTAAATGAGAGAGATTAAGTTTAGAGCTTGGAGTAAGTCTAGTGGGTGTTTTTCTGGTGCGTTTTCAATACATATGAGCGGTATGATATCTGATATGATTGATGCAAAAATAGATAAAGATAGCAAATTGGCTATTTCAGATGCTCACTGGGGAGAAAATGATTTAGAAGTTATGCAATACACAGGCTTAAAAGACAAAAACGGTGTTGAGATTTATGAGGGGGATATACTAAACTGTTTTGGTGATATAGCAGAAGTATATTATGACTCATCATGTGCACTGTGGAGATACAAATACAAAAATGATGGTTGTAAATATTTAGAGATATTAGGAACACACAGTTATGAGCATTTTGAGGTAATCGGAAACATCTACGAACATAGTCATTTACTTGACAATAACTAGGAGTTTTAGTATAATATGAAAACAAGGAGTTATTATGCCAAGAAAAGAAAAACACAGCGAAGAAACGAAAGCAAAAATAAGTTTAGCACTATCTAAAAAAGTAGAATTTAATTGTGATATGTGCGGAAAATTATCGAGTGACAAACCGTCTAGTTATAACAGGAAGAAGCGTCACTTTTGCTCAATGGGTTGTTATTCTGAATTCAGAAAAACAAAACTACCATTAAAAGAGCAACACGCATATAAAGGTGTAAGAGAAGATAACGATTCTAAGCAAATATATCATAAAAGATATTGTAAAAATAATCCTGATGTAATTGCACACCTAAAAGCTAGACGATACGCAAAAGAGAAAAATGCAGAAGGAAGCCATACGTTAATTGAGTGGGACAGATTAAAAGATAGTTGCGGAAATGTATGTGTATTTTGCGGAAGTGATGAAAAGCTTACAAAAGATCATATTATACCGTTAAGCAAAGGTGGAACTGATTACATTGAGAATATACAACCACTATGTAAGAGTTGTAATTCTAGAAAACACAATAAAATCTACATCCACCAAAATCCAGAACTTTTAAAAGGAGAGAAATAAGATGAGTATTTTTGTTATTATATGTGCTTTTATCTCGATTTTCATTGGACTGTTCTTTGTAAGTAGCACCAAAAGAAGTGAGTGGGACAAGTACGAATGGTAGAAACTTTAAAGGAGACAAAATGACATTACCAAGTAAAGAGCTTTTAAGTAAAGTTTTAAATGTAGAAATAACTTATCTAACAGACAGGCTTGACGGAAACCTGATGCCTTACCAAGTAGCAAGACAAGAGGGATGGAGCACGATTAATATATACGAGTTTGCCCATAGGTGTAAAGAGTGGGCTTGGGATAAACATAGATATAAATTAAAGAGTGGCATTTTTATAGGAAGAAAAGGAGCATTAAAGCAAAATGAATATGCCTGTACTGATTATGAATCAATATCAGAAAATGCAAACTCAGAACCAGAGGCAATCTTCAAAGCTTGTGAGTGGATATTAAAGGAAATAAGATGAGTAAATTTAAAGCAGGGGATTGGATAAGAAATACTTGGTTAGGTATTATAAAACAATACTCATATAGAGATAAAGATTATGATGAAAAATATGATGGTACAGAGAACGAATCAAAACATTGGGAATTGTGGCAACCTGAAGTAGGAGAATGGTGTTGGTTTTGGAACAGAGATGATTATACGCCTATAGTAGGAAAGTTAAGCAGCCACTCTATCGAGGAACAACTATACTTTAATTTTAACGGAGTTGTAGACTACTCCTACGAAAATTGTGAGCCTTTTATAGGTGAACTTCCAAGTTTTTTAAAGGACACATAATGGATTTTTTATTTACTTTACTAATTATATTTTCAGGAGGGTACCTGCTTACTTATTATGCCTTGGTAGCAAATAAGTATATTGTAGGAACTTTAGTAAGAATTTTTACAGGTTATTACAGTTATTACAATAGCGCTAAATTAATGCATCTAAGTTTAGCCTGGATATTATTATTAACAGTAATACTTGGGGTATCAGTGTCATTAATGCAAGTTTCAGAAAGTATGTTATGAAATATATAGCACATTTAGGAAAATTAGTAATTCCTATACTGATAATTATGTTTCTTTATTTTGCGTTAATACAACACTCAAAACGAAGTAAGCAAATGGAAGCATATATAGCATCTAACAAACCACTTGTATGTTCTGAATATCATAGGTCTAATCAGCAAAAAGTAGACAATTACACAGTAGTTGGTAGTAGTATACTAGACAATACTACAAATACAATGTATAGCAAGACTTCCTGCTGGAACTACTACGAATTTTAAAGGGCGGCTAATGTTTACTAAATATATACTAATCAAAGATTCTGAAGAACGATACTTGTCTTATGACGAAGAAGCAAAACAAGAATGGTATTGGTCTCACAACAAATCCAAAGCTCATAGATTCGGCCGTTTCCTGGAATTTGAGAGAATTTACGACATTTTACAATCAAGCGTACTTTATGGACATACAGATTTTTATGTCGAATTCATGTACGTATCAGATTAATTTTAAAGGACTTACATGTCAATAACTAAAGAAGATTTAGAATGCAACCAAACCGAGCAAGGGTACTACGAAGAGTGGCTTGAAGATCAAAAGCATGATGATCTTATGCTCAACGATTTCCAGTACTACTGGGACAGTACGGTAACGCATGATGACCTAATTGCTATTAAACGCGTTGCAGAGTTGCTCAAAGTTATATCTAAAACTTACGACAATATAGGCTTTGATGAGCTTAAAGCAATGCTATGAGAAACCTAATAGGACAATCTTAATGAGTAGTATTTATACTATGCAATATGGAATAGTGTTTGACTTATCTTTTAAATACTTTCAAGTAGACCCTGAAGTAGAATCTAAAGGCACATATAAAGTTATGTACAACCACGGACAACGTATAGATTGGACTAACGACCCACATATCTATATACAATCATTTAAACCAATAAAGGAATAACCATGAAAAACGCACACGCAGCAATCGCAGGACTTAGACTACGTCTGGATGTCCCAACTAAATGTAGAATTGTAGAGTTAATTTTAACTCGTACATTTGAATCCAAGAAAGCACTTAATGATTACATATCAATTGTAGCTGTATCATATAATGTAAATCCTGTAACAGTAAAGTTATGGGTCTCTAAATATGCCACTACGTACAAAGCAGGTAAACAATTACCTAAAGGCACTATGAGTTTTACTTTTACAACACTTAACGAAAAGAAAATTCCTAAAGCAGAGAAATCTTTACTTAAGTTACGTAATGAGTTAAATGCTATTAAAGCTAAGTACCACCCAGATATTAAACGCACTCCAAACGAAATTTTAGATGAATTAATCTCTACTAAGGAACACTAATGAACACTACCGAAATAGCAATTATCAAAGCAAACATCAAAGGGCAGTTATCTAACAAACTAATAGCACCTTTAGCATTAGCCGGAGTTCCTGGAACAGGTAAATCTACACAAATTCAGTTACTCGCTAGAGAACTCGGAATGAACCTAGTTACTGAGTCAGCGCCTTGTTTGTCCGTAGAAAATCTTTCCGGTCTACCTAACGAGTACGCCGCTCCACAATTTCAGGAAGCGTCTATTGATGGTACAGAACCAAACGCAACTGCATGGTCTATTCCAGAGCTTATGTCGAAGACTCTCAAAGCTGCTCAAAGTAAACCTACTATCTTGCTTTTAGATGATTTTCATATGGTACCAGGGTACTTGCAGTCATACTTTTATGCTCTCTTACTCGAACGTCGTTTAGGTAATTTTAAATTGCCAGATAACGTAGCAATTATTCTTACAATGAACAACTCTCAAGAAGCTGGCTTTAACGGTATTAACAGCGCAGTTCGTAACAGACTCTCAATTTTGAACATCGAATTCAATTTTGAGTATTGGCTTGACTCTTACGGAAGTCGTCTGCATTACTTAGTAGCTTCTTTCCTCAAAGCAAAACCTCATTTTTGTATTGAAGACGAATCTACAGGTGTTGAAGGATATGCTTCAGCTCGTGCTTGGACAGCAATCGCAGCGGAATTATCTCTCTACTCAGAAGCTGAATTACCTACTATTGCTCACCATATTGCAGGAATGCAAGTTTCCAAAGCAGCAACTCAAGCATTCAAGACGCACGTTGCATATGTAGCAGCTATAGATTTTACTAGTACAGTTAAGTCACGCAAGATAGTAGACCTTTCAACTAAGGATCCGCTTGATTCTATTATTTATTCGTACATAACTAATTTTATTAATTCTGTGCAGGATGGAATTTATCTGTTTGACTTAATGTCTACGAACAAGGAACAGTCAGCATTCATTGGTTTTGTATTTGGCGAACTTTATACTAAGTACACTAATGCTTCAGCAGATCATCCTATAAGCGAGGGTATCACTTTTGTTATTGACCGCCTATTAAACATGCCAAAGGATGCTAGTAAGTATCCAAACACAACTAGCAAAACTTTAGATGAAGCATTTAATAAGGACATTCCGGATATCAAACACTTTATGTCTATTGCACAGGAGTATTTGCTCTAAAATCCAAGCAAGGAACCATAATGACACATTTAGAATACCTGCTTGAAGCAGGAATTCTTACAGGTTCTAGGGCATTTAACTGTGCTACAGAGGAATCTGATTGGGACATTGTATTAACCAGAAAAGATGTGCCAGACATAAACTCTATAGAAATTATTTCAGATACAGATTTTTCTAATGATCCATATGATGATATGCCAGATAATGCACAAAAACCTGGACATTACGTCACAGAGTATCCTGAGCTAGAGGACGAAGGATATGTCGAATACGATCAACATACGATTTGGGGTCCTCTAGAGAGGATTATTAAATATTATTCACCTGACTCAGAAGATATCATCAACTTATTTATTTACTCAGACTCTCACAACGGTATTCTTACTAAATTTATAGAATTAAATAATCTAATGAATTTTTTATATTCTACAGAATGTCTGCATAGAGATACTCGAATAGAAGCTTTTACTAAAGTAATTAAACATGTAGGAATAACTAATTTTAAAGGATAAGTAATGGATAAATTTTTACTTCAAGTTTACTATTCAAATCTAGTACCAATTCATAAGCCTGTTAAATATTTACCTATTAAATTTAGTGCAGATTCTACAGTTGATCAGTGCAGAAATGTAGATGGAAGTGGATATAGAAATGGAAGCGGGGATGGAGATGGAGATAGATATGGAGATAGATATGGAGATAGATATGGAGATAGATATGGAGATGGAAACGGATATAGAAGAGGATATGGAGATGGAAGTGGAGATGGAAGAGGATATAGAGATGGGAAAGGATACGGATAAACTAATTTTAAAGGACAAACGATGGATATAAAAGACTACGCAAAGGGAAAATACGCTATAATTCGTACTTATAGTGCAGGAGTTTGGATGGGTAAAGTTGAGGATAAGTCAGAGACTGAGGTTATCCTTTCTGACGCAAGACGTATGTATTTTTGGAGATGTTTGGATGATGGAATTACATTATCTCACATAGCATTACATGGCATACATAAGGATAGCAAAATCCAAGCACCAGTGCCTAGTGTTTTACTTCAGTGGATTGAGATTATACCTTTATCTCCTGAAGCAAAATTAACATTTGATGCTCAGCCTTATGCAAAAGCTGAGTAATTTACAAGGAGTCTACAATGACTAAGCAAGAATTTCTATACGAAAGCGCATCTTTCATCTTCAAAGAAGTTGCTAAAGCAACCAATCAATTATGTGGACAAAGCAAAACTTCTACCTTAGTAGCAAATTTATTTGTAACTTTACCGGTAGAAGTAGAGGCTCGTCTAATCCAATCGGCACCTAAGCCTGCAAAGAAACTTAATGCTCTAGAGGAATTTGTTACAGCTTATATCAAGCATGATGATTCATCTAAAGTCACTATTGCTTTCTTTTATGCTGAGGAGAAAGACTTTAAGCGAATTATGAAACGTATTCATAAATTTCCAACGTTTTTTGCCTATCTCTATATGCGAGAAGCACTTAAATCAAGTCGTTTGATGAACACTCAAACTCACTATCATATGATGTCGGCTATTATCAAGCATAATGCTCCATCAATCTCTAGAAAACATCACTATGCTCTTAGTAATGTAGCATGTAATTATGCAGTAAACAGCACAATCAGTAAGTTATTCAAAGCTTCTAAGTTAGCTAATGAATTGGACGTAATCTTAGAAGGACAGCATTTTGACTCTTCTTACGCAGATCAAAATCTTTCCGAGATGGATATTCTTAAGGATATGCTGCAAAACCACGGACACAATCCTTCTGACACAAAGCTTGACGAGAATTTTTCTTATGACGAAGAAACTAACTCCATCTTCCCATGTAACTTTGAGGGATACGTCTCAAGAGACGAAGCAATCACTACAGACTTAGGTGAATCGGTAACTAATGCTCTTGCAACTATGTCTCGCGGAACAGGTTCTGCACCGATCTTTGAAGAATCGTTCAATGCCGTCAAAGTCAAAACAGGCTGGTTCAAGAAGCTAACTGCTAAATTTGCCAAGGATGTACACTACATCACTGACACTTTTAGAGCAGAATGGTCTAACCTGAACATTGTATACCGTCATAAATTCAAAGCTCCTGCACACAAGCATTCCGACCCTAAACTGTCTTTGATTCTTTCAATTGACCATTCAGGTTCAGTTGCTACAGAAGGACTACAGAAGTTGCTGTACTTATTTAATAAGCACTCACAGAAGATTACGGAAATGTACATAATTATTCATGACGACGATATTGTAAAGGAGTTTAAACTGAATTCTGATTACGATATTGGTGCAAATGCAGAATTTACTAAAGCTCTAAGCAATCGTATTGCATGCGGCGGTACTTCTCACTTTAAAGTTTTCAAGCGTATTGACGAACTTATCACAAAGAAGCAAATCGATCCTAACAAGACTATTTATGTCTCATTTAGCGATAATTACTCAGATATTCCACGCTCTTGGGACGAAGTTAAGTCTTTACGCAAACTCTTTTCTACAGTTTTCCTAACTCCACAGTCAAATCCTATGAACATCCAAGGAACTATGGATATTGCTATGTCTTAATTGACATAGCAAACTAAATAAGATAAAGAATAAATTAATTTTAAAGGGATAGGACAAATGGATAGTTTTTTACTTAAAGTCTACTATTCCAACTTACTACCTATACACAATCCAGTTAAATATGTACCTATTGAATTTAGTGTAATTTCTATAGATGGAGATGGAAAAGAAGATGGAAATGGGGATGGAAAAGAAGATGGAAGTGGAAGTGGGAATGGAAATGGAAGTGGGAATGGAAGTGGATATGGAAGTGGATATGGGAATGGAAGTGGATAAACTAATTTTAAAGGGTATTAAATGACTATAAATAAAGTAGCACAATATATAAACACTCACGAACCTGACTTAAAGCAATTTTGGGCAGACTACAAAGACGGGGTTTTGGATTACCGCGCTATACTATCAGAACCTGTAGAATTAGCTCTTTTTAAATTTGAATTAATTACTTTGGATATTAGTCATAAAAGAAAACATAGATGGACTAGCACTCCTTATTTTTTTAGACACCCTGATCAAGCCTTATTGGATTTCGAATTAAAGCATAATGTAAGTATTATTACTAAAGACATTCACTATAATTCGTATATATTGACCGAACTCCTATTTACTTTTCAAGATCTAATTATCAAGTCTGTAAACAATCCTACAAAGTACTTAAATACTTATTTGAAGGGTAAATTACGCAGCGCAAAAGGTATTAACTCAGGTTCTACAAAACTATCTGTTTCTATAGCAGACAACCTTATGTCGTACACTTTATTTGCACAATCTTTAGAAGGAAAATCTCTTAATTCAGTTCAAGTAGAAGGAATTTTAGATCAAATCCAAACGTATTCAGAAGTCCTTCGTAAACAATACTTTGATTTGGTGTTATCCAAATGTCCTTATCCTTCTATCAAACTTACCAAGTTAATTTCAGAAAACTCTCCTTGGTTTGCCTATGTAACTCTGTTAAATCCATACCATATTAGATATTCTGCTGGTTACCAGAATGTAGCATTTATGAAAGAATTTCAAGAGGACTTAGATTCATACTACGACCCTTTTGTAGCAGAAATACCAAAGAAACCTACAAATAAACAAAAACTTTTAGCAAGATACCTACAAAGTGCATTAGTGCTAATGAGTAGTTCAACCCCAGAAGATAGTAAACTAGCAAATAGTCTAATTGAGTATATTAACTTACCGGAACACAAAGTGTTTAAAGAAAATTTTATTTCTGATTTAAATGCACACAAGGACAACATAGAAACTTTAATAGGAAAATTAAATGGATAATTTTAAATATAAAATAGCTCTAGAAGAAATAGTTCAAGTAGGTACTGCAAAAAAGCTAAATTTTCTAATTAGACAATACAACTCTATGATACCAGCGTACAATCATATCATTGCAGAAAAAATAAAACAAAATAAACAAGGTATATTCAATATATACAAATTGTATTCTTTTGCTATTAAACAGTATGAGCAAAAATCAAAAGCAAAACTGCCCGATTTTATTTATACAGATAAAAAAAAATTCGAAAAACAATTTCATAGTATCTTAGAAACAGAATCAAAATTTCTAACCTTTGACGAATATCTAGACTTATTCCAATTTACAAATTCTGTACAATTGCCTTACACAACGACTTTTCGTAGTAATTTAATTGCATTAGTAGGAGATAACAAACTACCCTTTATTTATACTAATTTATGTAGAGAATTGAACCAATTTGAAAGATGCGCTTACTCAGAAGAGCATAATGTATATCACAGATTAAAGCAGATAATTGCAAATGTGCGAGCCCAACAAACTATTCCAAAAGGAACTAATAGTACCATACTTAAATTAGAGTATGCAGAACTATTAGACTCTTTACCTTCTAATAGCTCCAAAGCTTATTTAGAGGACACATTAACTTTACTAGATCAGCACAAAGCAGCAATTCAGACTACACTAAATACACTTAATTTTAAGGAATCTGTTTAATGTCAACTGAAGCAATTTTACAGCAAACTGTAGTAGCAATGCTTCGTGTTATGTATCAGGATTTAGTTATCAATTTATCCCTTAATGGAATCTCTCTTGAAGGACTTACTCCTAAGCAGAAGGCTCAAGTTATTTCCCAAGCCAAGCGGGAAGGAATGGAGACAGGCATTCAGGATTTATCAATTTATCTACCAGAAGCACAAGTTCTTAACCTAGAATTCAAACGTCCTAAAGGAGGTATTCAATCTCCAGACCAGAAGCTTATCCAGAGTAAGTTAATTGCTCTTGGGCACAACTATCATTTAGTACGAAGTACAGAGCAAGTCTTTCAACTTATTGCAAACTCAACTTCAGATAAATTCCGTAAATCTCAATTTTACAAACTTAAACAGACATCAGATTTACCTTTTGATGTTTCTTATATAGAATCATTTTACTACTTTAAGGATTAACTTATGGGACAACGTTTAGTAATTAATATTCAAGCAGATGGTGAGTTATTAGCAAATTCTTATTACCATTGGGGTGGATATACCAGTAGTTCTTTAAATATAGCAAACTCTATTTTTGAATCAGGCTTATTAGTAGATGATTTCATCAAAGCTATAGCATCTCCCACTCAGTATGCTATCAAACTTTTGGAATCTACAGGAGCAGGTTATAATAGTCGTAACGAAGGACTTATTGAGTATACTCAGGAAGGTATGCAAAACACTAAGAGCTGGGCAGAAGCATCTATTACTCTAGACTTAGTTACTCAAATTGTCATTATGGATATTACTTGGATTGATGAGGATATTGAGCACCTAAGGGAGGATTATAACAAATACGTAGCATACTATTTTCCATTCGATCTCACGAAATGCACTTTTGAGGATTTTCCTAAATTAGTCCACGCCTACTTAAACATTTCTTCTGACCGTATTCAGTGTCCTGATGGAACTATCCATAGGCCTATAGAGTAATTTTTAATTTTAGCCGGACGACAGAGCTGCATAACCAATTGGTTTAGCAGGGGGTTGGCTGGAACGTCTCTGTCTAGTACAGCAGGTACGCTGTAACGATAGCAGTTTGAAGCTGCGGATTAAGGTTTGAACCCTTAACGTACTCTAGAGTTCACATAGCACATGCGTTAACAGTGCTTTTACAGAGTTTAACTTTTGAACACAGCACATAAACTTATGGGGCAGTATTAACCTACTGCCTAGTTAAGTTTATTCAATTTATTTCTTAGGATACCTAATGTACACATTTTTAATCACTTTCCCAAACATATTTGAAACTAAACGATTTTTAGAGGATGACACATACGCTAAATGGTTTAGACGTAATGGTATTCAATACAATAGTAGACATATTTCAATTCGTTCCTCTATAGCGCTTACAATACCGCTTAACTCGTTTATTGAAGATTCCCCAACTACTATTGTGGTATGTAAAGAATCACATAAAGGCAAAGTAAAGTACACTAGATTATCTAAGGAAAAGCAATGACAAATGAAGAAGTTGCAGTAGCATTTGTTAACCAATCACTACCAGAAGCAAAGAGTTGTACTGGAAATTTCTCATTTAAAGGTACTAGCCTATACTCTTATGCTTCCTTATTAGCAAAGGTAGGCTTGAAGGATAATGCTTTATATATAGACAAGGATATTTCTAAGTACTCAAACACAACTCAGAAACATACTTCTAAGTTACTTTCTGCTGCACATCCTATGCAAGTATTTTACATCTATTTAGGCGAGTACCCAGAAACAAATATGCAAAGGTATTGGAAATCTATTGAGGCTTTTATAGTAAAGCATCGTAGAGCCCGTAAGTACAAGGACCACTACAAAGCACAAATTCAAAGCACTATTCAGGAAGCTCAACTATTTGCAAAATTACACAATGAACCCACAGAAATTCCAGACGATCTTATGCGACAACTTTTTGTAAACCAACTTTTATAAGAGCGGCTATGGTAAGTTCAATAGACACAACTAAACAAAAGTTATTAGAATTAACGAATAAAATAAAATTTTTTAGAGACTCTATGGATCACAATTTACTAATTTGTAAAATTGAACAAGAGCTTTGTGAATTTAGCGAATTTCAGTGCACATTTCATAACAGCCCAGATAGGTGGGAGTATTATATTAGAACTCCTTTAAGACATTCGGAAAATTTCCTACACACTAGGTATCAACCAGACAGAATAGACGCTTTAAACAACGCTATTAAAGACTTAATTTTATAGGAGACACTATGCAAGCCAGACCTTATCAACAGCAAGCTGTACAGGATATTAAGCTCAATCAAGCAAATCTAATCATTGCACCTCAGCGTTCTGGTAAGTCCTTCATGATGAAGCATGCTATTGATGTTCACTCTTTTCAGAAGGTTCTGATTATTGTAGGATACCGCAAAATTGTCACTCAATTAGCAAGCTACTTTCCTAACGAGCACACTTTTATTTTAGCAGGTAAGGAATACAACCGCTCACAACGTATTCATTTAGCATCCCATCAAACTTTTGCTAATAGGGACATTCCTATTGACCAGTACGACTGCATTATTATTGATGAATTTCATTCTCGCACATCACAAACTGTGTACAATCTGGTTAATCAACCTAATGCAACTAAACTTTTGTTTACTGGTACACCATTAACTAATCGCAACAAGCTAATTACCAAAGGTATTGACAATTATATTCAACCAATTACTGTTAAGGAATTACTCAAGAACAATTGGTTAGCTCCTACTAAATTTATGTCAAACGCAAGTATTATCGGTGATCACGCGGAAGAATTGAAGACGAACAAGCAAGATTTCGACGAGTCTATTGTTAGGCAAATTATCAAACGTGAAGATTTACTTGGCAATATCCTCAAGCTAATTGAATCTAAGGAGTTGGATACTAAGCACAAAGCAATTGTTTATGTTAACTACATAGCAGTAGCAGACGAATTGTACGAACTCATTAAGCATCGCAACAATGTATTCATAGTACATTCTAAATTGCCGCAATCTAAGCAAGACGAAGCACTGGCTAATTACGAAGCATCAGATTCAGCAATTTTAATTAATGTTCGTGCTCTTTCTCTTGGGTTTGATTCTCCATCTACAGATACTATCATCTACGCTTTTTTCACTATGATTCACTCTTTAGCGTTGCAAATTTTATGGCGTGCTTCTACTATTAACCCTGCGAACCCAAGCAAGGTAGCAACCGTTTACGATATGGTAGGGCAATTAGCAACAGTCAATCCCTACACTGATTTTAAGTCGTATTCGAAGAAGAAGTCTTGTAAGGATTTATGTGCAGAGCAGTATTCAGACAATCCTATGGAACTCTATTTTTGTTTGGAGTCTTGTAAAGGCGAACCTGTCTTAATTACATGCAATGGACAGTTGTCCTACACACATTCTCAGAATCCTTTTGTATCCGATTTTGAGGTATTTTCAGGTGAACCTTGTAATGAATCTTACCCCTCATGGGAGTTTCAATTCAAGGAAACCGACAATGGTATTGGCTCAATCACCAAATGGGCTAAATGTCCATGTGGGTGTGTTACTAAATTTAATGTACAGACCTTACATGCCCCTTCTGACATGATTCCTGTATATGATGATTCAAGCAATCGTAGCACAGTTACTGTTATTTACTCAGCACAGCATCGCAAGGCCTTAGCATTACTAGATGATCCAAATAAACCTAGATACAAAGTGGTTATGTTCAACTCTTCTGAAGACTTATATACCTCTTGTTGTAAATTTTTTAATTCTCAGCCATTTCAAATTATTGCAAATCGCCCTATGCCTAAGTTGCCAAATGTTCAGGTTGACCGCAATCTTGACGCAGCAATTGATTTAATTTCTTGGGAAACCGACAACAAAGGTTTTGTAAAGAAGCTTATCAAACTTAAACTATCCCACATAATCCAGTTTTTTGGGATGAAGCAAGGTATGCTATGGTACTTATCGAAGGCAATCACCACAGAAAACGAGAAATCAATTCTCAGCTTCATATCTAACAATACATTTGAACGTAGTGAATTTTTGAAATACACAAAACGTCTCCAGGACTCTATAAAGGACAAATAATGGACAAATTCTTATTGCAAGTCTACTATTCAAATTTAACCTTAATCCACAATCCAGTTAGGTATAAACCTATTGAATTTAGTACTAATTTTATATCTATAGAAGAAAATGAAGAAGGAGATGGAAGCGGGGATGGAGATGGAGATGGAGATGGAGATGGAGATAGATATGGAGATGGAAGTGGAAGTGGAGATGGAAGTGGAGATGGAAGTGGAGATGGAAACGGATATAGAAGAGGATATGGAGATGGAAGTGGAGATGGGAAAGGATATAGAGATGGGAAAGGATACGGATAAACTAATTTTAAAGGAAAAATAATGACTAGAACAGACTGCATAGATATAATCAAACTTTTATCTATTATTGAAGGATTCAGTAGAGCAAACTCGCAAAGCAAGTTCTTACCAGACGATATAGATGAAGAACTTCAACGTATTTTAGATATATTAGTAGAAGAAATAAATAAGGACAAGTAGTGGATGAATTTAAATTTGCAATTTACGATAGTAGAATTGAAGCCCTTAAAGGATCTAAAGGACCTTTAAAGAAAATCATTAACGAAGTATTTGAAATAACGAGTAATTTTAAATACTCCAACACCATAGAAGTTCAAGTTTACGGGCTAAAGCTGGTAGGTAAAGCAATAAAGTATAGCTCATTAGTTAGACCTTTAACAAAGGACCAAGAATCAACTTTGAAGAATACTCTAGAAAAAGTAATTAAAAGTTATGAATTGTCTCCAGAAGAAGTATCAGAACTAATTAAAAACTTACATTGCGGGTACATATATATCTACCCAGAAACTATTAAAAGATACAGATTAGCAGTAGAATACAAAAAGGCTCTAAAAGACACTGCAACAGACCTCCATGTCTCTGCTTCTTCTTTGTCCATTACTTACTACTGTGACAGTAATATCTTAGCTTTACCTACAAATATACAATTTAAAGGGACCGAAGCAACTGATGCTGAAAAAGCAAAAATTCCTGCAGAACTCAAGAAAATTGAAGAAGCAATTAACGAATTAACCCAAATAAAGGAACAACTAAATGAGTACATTAACTCAGCAGATGTCGAATGATATCACAATCAACGGACAAACATTTACCAACAACTCAGGCATGTCTAGGGAACACGCAATTTTTGCTGCTTACCATTCAACCTTGTATAGCGGGAATCCTCCAAGGGAAGGCAAAGTATCTACGACTTCTTTAATTTCCCCACTTCGCAAGCTTTTATTAGCTATTCAGAATCCTGCACAAGCTCCTAAGGATGTTGCAGATTTAATGACTTCTGCTAAAGGTACTTCACTGCATGAGGGGATGACTCGTTCTCTGAACGCAGCCAAAGAAGGTTATCTTTGTGAGCAACGTATCGAGCGTGAGGTTAACGGATGGAAAGTTTCAGGTGAGTTTGATATTCTTACTCCAGACAAGCAAATTAAGGACCTTAAGCATGTATCTAATTACAACATCAAGAAGCTTGAAGAGGATCGTTTAATTCTTGACTCTTCTTGGTCTATGGAAGAAGTTCTCCAATTTGCACCTACTTATGGCAAGTACGTATGTCAGTTGTCTATCTATCGCTATTTACTTAGCGCAACTCACGACGATATTCAACCTTTTGGTTCTATCTTATTTTCATTGAACAATGGCTCTGATTACGGCAAGTACAAGATTGATCAGCAAGTAACTTTCCCGCTGTTTCCTAACGAAGCTGTAGAAGAATTTATTTTCAATCGTGTGCAAATCCTTAAGGACCACATTGCTGCAGGAACTTTACCACTGTGTACTGATGAGGAACGAGGCTACAAGCCAGCAGAGTACAAGCTTGAACGTATGTCTCCAACCACAGGCAAGATGCGCACAGTATCTGGCTCTAAATTCTCCAATGCGGCAGATTTCCAAGCATATGTTACTACTAAGGCTAAACCAGGAGATCAGCAAGTAATTTCTGAAGCTAAGTATGTTTTATGTGAGTATTGTGACCAACGTTTTGTATGTAATCAACAATAGAAGTATTTTATGGAACAAATTATTAATTCAATTATAAATGGACAACGTAAGCAAGCAATTCAACAGTTGCAAGATTCACCTTACTTACTTGAGGACCTTTTTGAAGCACTTCTTAAACAAGAAATGTGTAACGAAATTATTACTATGTACCGCATTGCAGTATCACAAGGGTACATTACTTTTAAGGACTAACTATGTGCGAATTTACCGATGAGCAATTTTTTGAATTCTACGAAGCAAATGCTATTTGGATGCCTGATAATGCAGTCGCAATCCACGATGTAATCACAACTTGGATGGATTTTTTAAAGGAGCAGCATGACAATCACAATACCCTACCAATGGACAGCATTGGATCTGACCACGAAGAGCAATGGTGATATTTGTTTAGAACTTGCAAATGACGCAAATCTTAGAATGCATTTGTTAGCAGAACTAATGGAGGCCTCTTTTTATTCAGAGTTTATTGATGCTATTGGAGTGGAGGAATTTGACAATTTAGTAAACTACCGCAACACCAAGTATGAGGAGTAGCTAATGACCATTCTATTAACCCACTACCCAAATCTATTTCGTGAGGATGTACTTGCTTTAGTTGAGTCTCGCTATGGAATTACTAACGCAACTTTTTCATTTAAGTTTATCAACGATTTGGTATACGGAATGGATGGATACGAAGTTGGTAATTTACCTACTCCAGTAATCACTGACTATTGGGGTATTCAGGGACCGGGTATTGTGCGTGTGGATGATGTCACAGATATTAGCACTATTGCAGATGCAGTAGCATCTCAGTATCTCAAGCCATTCTGCACATGGACTGACGATATCACAGTTGCTTCCAAATGGCTTTCTGGCATTGAAGCTAAGTATTCAATTGTAGCAGTGGATTTTGAGGCTAAGGATTTATCTTTACCACAGTTTAACGAACTTACTATGGTTACTATCGGATGGTCTCGTACTAAGTCCGTAGTAATAGTATTCAAGGACGACCAAATTAGGGACTTTGTTCTTAACTGGCTTGTTACAACAGAACTCAGGCAAGTCTACCACAACGCAACCTTTGACACACGTTTAATCCACTATTTTACAGGCAAATTACCTAAGTATATTGAGGATTCTCAACTTTTAGCAGCAGTATATCTGAACCATGTGGATTCTTCCAAACGCAAATCTGGACTGAAGGAACTAGCAAAGTTTCCATATCTCGATTGGGCCAACGACAAATCTTCTTTCGAGCTTTACGTGGACTCCTCTAACTACGTAAACCAGAACATGCAGTACGTAGGCAACAATCCTACCCCTCATATGTACAATTTGCCGTTGATTTATTACTGTTCAGTTGATGCATGCGCGACACACCACGTTTGGTCTAAGTTTGACACAGAACCCGCACATCCTAGTACATGGATTATGCCAACTTCTGAACCACGTTACAACACTGAGCAATTTAACCAGCGCTATTACTACGAATTTGTGCTTAAACCAGCTATTCCTGTTATTGTGGAAATGCTTAATGCAGGTCAAGCAATCGATCTTAGTAAAGTACACAAGTTATCAGCAGAAGTTGAAGCAGTCAAAGCAGAATGTATGGCAAAGATTAGCAGCTACCCTATAGTACAGGAATTTTTCAAGGACATTGATGCAGAACGTCTCAAAGCCTTTACAGACCCTATCCACAAAGTTTGGGCTCATCCTAAGTACACAGGATATCAATCTAACCCAGTTATGCGAGCTTTTGTTGTTAACGAACTCATCGGCACATCTTACGAAACGCTTTCAGATAAGGAACTGAAGTCTATTTCCGATCTTCGTGTTCAACCCTTAATTGACAAGCACTACGATCACCCAGATATTGTTGCAGCATGTACCAAATTTGCAGAACACAAAGCACATCAAGCAAATATTAAAGCAAACCGTATTGACAAATTAGAGCATCCAGAGAAATATATTCAACTTGGCTTTAATCCTTGGAACTACTCTCAGCTTACCAAAATGTGGCTTGCTTTTGGACTTGAATCTGACGAAGTCTCTAAGACTACTGGAGGACCTTCATTTTCTAGCAAGGTTCTTGAACGTCTTCAGTACACTACTTCAGGCGATGTTCAGGAAATTATCAAACTTTACTTAGAAATTGCAGAGTCCAAAAACATAATTACTCAGTATATTCCTAAATATTTGGGTTCAACTGTAGATGGAAGATTACATTATGCTCTTAAGTTATTTGGAACTTTTACTGGAAGACTTTCTGGTAAAGCCGGAGGAGACAAATTAGATGAATCAATTAAGCATAAACTTGGAGCTAATGGAGTTACTCAACCAGTCGGACACAAAGTCTACGGGAAAACAGTTAAATCTATGTTTGTTGCTCCTCCAGGACGTATATTAGCAGCAGTAGACTATAATGGGTTAGAAAACCATATTAATGCGTGTCTTACTAAAGATGCTACCACAATTAAACTTTTATCTCCTGATCCAGTAACTCAATTAATGTGGGACATGCATACACTGCATTCTACCATATTCTTTAAAGAACAGTGGGAAGAACTTACTAATGAGCCATTTAATGATTCGATACAATATAATCAATTATGTTATGAATTAACGGACTCCAACAAGAAAGCAAAGCAATTACGTAGTGACAGTAAGCCTTGTACATTTAAAATGGCTTATGGAGGATTCCCGGATGCTCATAAAGGTGGGTCAATTACAGAAGAAATCTTTGAACGATATCATAACGAACTGTACCCAGGAGTCACTAAATTTAAAGAAGATTATGTTATTCCAGCATCAGAAGAACAAGGATATTTGCATCTTAATTGGGGACTTCGTGTATATTCAGATGACCCTAAGAAAAATTTATTAGCTCTTAACAATGCAAATTTTCAAGGATACTCAGATTTAACTCTAATCGCAGCAACAAATTTTCGTAAAGCATATCTGACAAATGGAAATCCTCACAATATTAAGGGATTAAATATCATTCATGACGCTTTATATTATGAACTTGATGACACAATTGAAGCAGTCAAGTGGCTAAATGACCATCTGATTCCCATAATGACACAGGATTTCTTAATTAATCAAACTGTTCATCTTAGAGCAGAGTGCGATTTCGGGTATAACCAAGCCGTTATGGTAACTTTACCCAACAACGCAGATTTAGCCTGTCTGAAGAATATTTTAACTAAATTAACTTAAAATGTCTTTTGTAAACAACTCTGTGTTACCGCATTCTAGTATTTTAGGTCCAGCATACTGATATTGTTTATACATTTTCAGTAGCTTTTGTTCAAAATCATATGCATCCTGACCTACTTCGTATAGCTTTTGTTTGATAATTTCTATCTTTGACAATTCTTTTAAACTGAATCGTTCATTTACTGAATTATTTGTTATCCCAATTTTATACAAAATCTGATTATCATCTGTAATTATTTTTAAATAATACAATATACCAGGTTTACTAGGATCAAATCCATGATTTGCACAACTTGGACAGCCATGCCCCTGTATATGACTAGCAGGTGTTTGTTCAAAATCTCCGTGCTGAGGACAAGTTATTATTACTTTGGTATAATTATTTACATAAGAAACTTTATCATAAAGGTATCTTTCTTTATGAATACATACAGATTTTTCAATAAATTCAGCAGTATTTGAACGATTAATTCCACACGTAGGGCATCCTTTACCAATTAAATGATCATTTGGACGTTGTTTAAAAATTCCATGTTCTAAGCAAGTTATAGATACCAAAGAATGATTATTTTTATAAAAAGTATATTCATACAAATATTTATTATCATGTATTAAATTAGCTTTAATAATAAATTCTTCTGTCGTATAATTATATTTTTTAGAACATTTAGGACAACCTTGTGAATTATTAACATGTTTTACTGGGCGTTGTTCAAAGTCTCCATGTATTAAACAAATTATTACGACCTTAGTATGACTATTAGTATACACTACTTTACTATAATCATATTTGTCTCCATGCACTACTTTGGCTTTAGTGATAAATTCTTCTGTTGTTAATTTTTTACTCATTATTCAATTCTTTTTTAAGTAATTGTTTTACTGCTTCACTGATAAATTCTGAAGTGCTTACATATTTTAATGACTTATCGTTATTTACTTCTTGTAAGTAGTTCTTCATTTGTTCAACTAATTTAGGATCCATTGTTGCATGAACTCTAATAGGTTTTTGCTTTTTAATCATGTGTTAACCCTTATGCGTTTATTTGCCTCAATTATAACACATCAACCTTAATTTTAGCTGCTATTGAAGCTAAACTAGCAACTTTAAAGGGCAATTTATGAAAATAGACTATAGTAAAAACTTTAGCAATATAACTTCAGAAGAAATTAGATACTTAATTGAACCTGGAGATAAACTCGAGGTACTTCTAAATAAGAATTCCCCTAAAACAGAAACATGGACTGTACTAAATCATTATATAGCACATAAAAAGTATCATTTAGGTTTTTATTTTGAATCAAAAGGCTTAGTTAAAAAAGTTAAAGGATTTATTATGTGTCGTTTAAGTAGCCAAGATTTAGCAACTATTGAAGCTAAACTAGCAACTCTAAAGGATTAGTTTATGGTAATTATAGGAAACAGTTGTACAGGGGACGATATAGGTACAGAAGAAAATATGCCATACAGTGCATCTGTAGGGCGAAAAAGACCAGAGGTTCCTGAAGGACGGGAAGGACTTAAACAGCTTATGGCGTATTATGGAACGTACTCAGAATTAACTTTTGAGGATTTCAAATGCATAACTACTAAATCTAAACAAATAAAAGAGTAAGATATGTTTGACTTGTTATTAATTTTAAGTAGTATTTATACACTACACTTTATATCCGACTTCATTTTTCAATCTGATTACGTAGCGCGGAATAAATCCAAGAATAACTGGGTTTTATTACAACACGGTTTTATTTACTCTTTATTATTCATAGTAATCTCGCCAGTGTATGCTATTGTAAATGGACTACTCCACATTTTAGTTGATTACTTTACATCTCGTTTATCTAGTAAATTATGGGTGCAAAGCAAAGTGCATTGGTTCTTTGTAACTATTGGATTTGACCAATTATTGCATATTTTAGCATTAACTTGGACTTATTATATATTAATAAACTAATCTTAAACCTACTGCATTTTTACAGTAGGTTTATCTTATTTCTGAGTATTTACACGAGGGTCGTATTCGATGGTTCGAGTCCATTAGCATACTATGTATGCGTAGCGGTATTACGTATGTCCCGGCTCTTCTGTGAATATTTATTAACTAATTTTATTTTAAAGGAATTACCATGGCAAACATCAGCGATTGTAGTATTGAATTTACAGGAAATTTATTCGATCTCAAAGCGGCCTCAGAAGCAATAGACAATAGTACAAAGGACTTACCATTGATTATCAACAGTAAGAAACTTACAGCAGATTCTTTATCTATACAAGGAGAAGGACGCTGGAGTGTTGAATCTACTTACTTTATTGACTTAGCACATAAGCATAACTTAAGCGGTTACTTTACAGATGCAGAATCAGGCTCTGATTTTTTCAGATTAATAGAATTTGATAATGGAGAAGTAGTATATGATCAACTTCATGACTATTTTTCTAAGGAGCATGTTGATTGGTTAGAGGACAAACATTACTGGTATGATCACTATAGTTGGATATTTGAAGAAGAGGATTGGGAAACCAAATACGAGGAAATTTATGACATGCTGCTTTACGCAGGATGGACTGAATCAGAATTAAAGGACAACTAAATGGGCACATCAAATTTTCACACAGCAAACGCTGGAGCAACATATGTTATTGACTACGGGGACGACGAGTATATGTGGTCTGAATGCCAGGAATATTTAGCAGATTGGATCAAGGAGCTAGATTCCTCTTTTGAATCTGATACTTATCTCAAATCTGAGCAAGAACTTCGTTCATTTCCTGCATCTTCTATTGGGTATTGGAATTTTGAGTTAGAATTTCTCAACCTTACGTTCAAATTTCGCATCAATTTGTTTATTCGTTCAGGATACTACGATGCAGCAAATCTAGATTACGAATTTCAATGGTACTTGGAAGGATGCGACTATTACAAGGATGCAGAACAAATCCTTTCAGAAATTGACTACAACCCAGAAGCCTACGATGTTAGTCCAGGAATTTGGGCTATTCACAAATCAAATCTTAAGCGTAAACTTGATATACTTGAATCCCTCGCAATTGCTAAAGTTGAATCAATCTTACCGCAAATTTCAACTCCGTATGGAGTAATTGCACAATTTTCTAATGGAGAAACTTTTTATGGCAAACTTGACTCTTAACCTAGAAGCATTTCCTAATTTATCTAGGGATGTTAATATTATTCAAGCAGATGATTTTAAAGCTATGCAGATAGAACAAGGAGTAGAAGTTTTAAAGAAATTTCTATTTACTGCGGCTTTATCTGCAGAGGAAGCAGTTAAACTAAAATTTAAAGGTAAACTTGAAGAGTATATTCAAACTAAATTGAGGGAAGCACTAATCCAGCAACTTACAGAACCATTTAAGTATCAAGTTTCAAAGTACCCTCCTAGTTTAGGAAGTCTAACGGAAACATTAGCATTTACCGCAGGATTATATATTAAGGAAGTAACATGAATTTAGAAGAACAAATCTTATCAAATTTACAAAATTTGATTTCACAATACGAAGCAGAACTTGACTTTATTCAAGGAAGGAATTTCGACAAGTTTGACACTACCACTTTACCGGATGTAGTACAGGATATGATCCGTATAGCAAACGCTAAATCTCCATCGTTCAGCAACATTTCTGCCTTAGCAGTAGCTAACTTTGTTTTATCGCACATGTTTGGCCAGATTCGACCTACTATCAACGACGGAGTTTACTCTGACGATTCTATTACCCCGAACACGTACAGCATTATCATTGCCAAATCTGGAGGTGGGAAGGACTCTACTTATCAAGCACTGATGAAGACCACAGAATCTGCATTGGAATTAGTACGCATTCAGCAAGCCAACGAAGCTACGGAGAAGGCACGTTCTAAGTACATACGCGACATGAAGCGTTCTAATCCGCAATTTGACGAATCTACTGTAGTGCCAGACGACTATATTCACACTATTCCTCCTCCAGAAGCAACTATTGCATCTTTAGCATCTACTCGTGGTGGACTTAGTACTTCTTTGAATCGTATGGCACATTCTTCGTACGGAATCAAGTCTCTATTCGCTTCTGAATTAGGACTAGCTATTCAATCTAACCAGAACGTTATTGATGTACTTGAACTATTCTCAGTTCTTTTCGATATGGGCCAATCTGTTAGTCCTGAGTACAAGACGCAGGAATCCAAGGAGGAAGCAATCAATGGAATGTTCCCTAACCTTTTAGGAATTTCATCTCCAGCACCGTTCTACCAGGAAGGCAACGTACGTAAACTTCTTGTGCCTATGCTTACTACTTCTTTAGCACGTCGTGTCTCAGTTGTATTTAGCACTGCTAAGGAGGAATTCGAGAACGAGTATATTCCTCAGACTATTATGGAGAAGCGCAGACTCCAGGACGAAGCAAGGGTAACTTTACGCAATCTCACAGAGAAGCTTAATGCCCATTTTGGTACCGCGATGAAGCACGCTATGTCTAACAAATCCCTTATGTTTGACGATGAAGCAGCACGTATCTATGACGACTACATATCCTATACTAAGGAGAAATCCAAGTATCTGCTGCTTAAAGACGGCGATTCTGTAGAAGGAATCGAAATGTCAGGTCGTGCGTTCAAGATGGGACGTATCGCAGCACTTTGGGCATTAGCACAAGGAAAATCTATTATTGATGCAAGTACCCTCAAAGCGGCTATTTATTTCGCAGATTACACAGCATCACATTTACTTCGATTTGCGGCAACTCTTGAACTCAAGGATTACGAGATATTCATCAACGACTGGGAGCAAGGATTTATCGACAATGTTTTACCTGTGGACCAAGCAATCACTCGTGGGTACATCACTACTAAGCAGCTTAATGGGCAGTCTTTAATCAACTTTCTCAAACCGGTTAATTCCAAACTTGAGGGGATAGCTACAGTATCGTACAACGACAAGTCTAATGCTTTTGTATTTACTCCAGTCACACGTAATCTTACCACTACGTACGATTATCGTGCGGTTCCTGGTATTGTAGTTGAACGTCCTCTCTCACGTGTTGTTGAGGGCAAACCCATGGAAGCATTTTCTAAGTTGCTTGCTGTTGACTGTACATTTAACCCATTTGCAGAGGACGCTACCAAATTTGTTGTAATTCCCCTTTCAGGCGCAATTCTTGAGCCAGCAATGTTACGCAAGTATTTGGAGTATACGCATTATTTCATGAACGATTCTATGTTAATTATTCCAATTAACTCAGTTATCTCTCAGGAGCAGTACAAGCACGTCACAATGAGTATTGCAAATCAGTTAATGGTACGCGTTGAACCAACTTGGTGTGAATCTCAGTATCTCCACCACAACTACGCCACTAAAGACGTATTCAGCAATTCCTCTGATGTAGTCAAGCTATTTGATGTATCTGGGATTCTTGGTAATCTTGCTTCTGGTGCAGATATCCCAATCATGTATGTTCAACCTGATAGCAAACCGACTGCAGCAGCAATCAACAAGTATCTCAAGGACGACATTTTAGCACACAAGCAAGCACTCATAGAAGCCTTAAACGCATCTAGCCTACCTCTGCTATTACTTGCGTCTGTCGTGAACGATATGAGCCTCCACGGAGTCGATATTGATCGTATTGCAGAATTCGTAAACGAAGTCAATGTCGAACTTGAAGTATCGTTCACTAATGAGGATATTAGTACATACATCATTCAACCTTTTAATCCACGATAGCGAAGGCTCATCAAGCCGTAGCGTTAGTGGATCTCTATATATTTAGTAGATCTCTCTTTCAGAGATCTACTTTAATATATTAAATCGCGTAAAAGTGTACTCACTACACCATATAAAGTGTACTCACTACACCTTATAAAGTGTATTCTATACACTACGAAAAGTGTATTCTATACACTTTATAGTACTGTCCTAATATTGGTACAACTTAAGTACAATTTAAGGACAACTATTCTATACTTTCTTCAACAACTTATAAAGGACACATATGGATCAAATACCAGATAGAAAAAAAGTCGCAGTAAGACTTAATTTGGATGGAACTACTGTTCGTATGCTTGAAGAGTTGTCAATTAAGAACGCTGGTTCAAAGAGCCAAGCAGCAAGAGAGGCAATTGAAGATGCATACAGAAGGAAATTCCCAAACAACTCTTAACGGTTGGCAGAACATTGGTAAGGTTACTGAGTGGATTATTACCCAACCATTATCTTTAGCAGAACGTTTTATTTATTTAGCAGTGGCTCGTAGAACTGTAGGTTACACTCAATATACCTCAGAGATAACCAGTTATACAAAACTAGCAGAACTATCAGGCACTTCAATTGATGCTGTCAAACGTACTATGCCCAAACTAATTAAATCTGGATACATTATCAAAGTACCTACCAATCAAGTAGCAAATGTAGGTAAATTGGCATATAAGTATCGACTAAACGTGCTGCTACCTAATTTCCCAAAGCTTGGAAAACTCAGGAAGGATCGGGAGGATGTTAAGTCTAAGCCCAAATTCTCCAAGCATATGCTTGAGCGTTATTTTATAAGTCCTGTGGACGAATCAGTTCAACCCAAGTTTTTAGCAGACTCTAAGCAGAATCCTAGATGGTTTTCTGAAGTATTTTCTGTTGATGGAACCGTAATTCATCCTACTGCAGAGCAATTGGCTGCTTACCTAGAATCTCAGGACAGCCAATCCACTTAGTGTATTTTATACACTTTTTAGTGTGCCTCTATAAACCGCAAATTTCGTGGTACTAATTAATTCTATCTCAACTTAAGGAGTGCTAATGTGCTAATTCATTTATCTACTAGGGATACACCAGACCTAGCAAAGGATGAGCGTGAGTTTATTACCCATTTCAATAGGTACCTCCAATGCAGTTTTGAGTCGCTGAAGTTATTGCTTAGCAAGGATTACATTTATTCTCCTTTTGCTTATTTAGGACATCACCGTTTGACTCAGAACATTTGCTCTAACGCAGACTTCATTGTTATCGATGTAGACTCTACTCCTATTGACATTTATCAACGCCTTCAACAACTTACTGATGAAGGGTTAATTTGTATCATTGGAACTACTAGTTCTAAGCATATTTTAACTAAGTATAGGGTATTATTACCTCTTTCCCGTAGCGTTACTGCTGAGGAATATCGACGTCTTGTTCATGGTGTTCAAGTCAACGGTTTAATCTCTGACATGGATTTAGCATCTGCTAAACCTGCTCAAGCATTTTATTCGTACAAGGACTCTTTGGTTGTAGCAAACTTCACAGGAACTACACTTTCGGTAGAGGATTACATACTTCCTCCTAGAACTCCTGAGGAACGCACTTTAGACCCAAGTATTGACTTGTCGGATATTATTGCTTCCGTAGATTTTTACAGGTACGCTACAAAGGGAGGACGTACTCGATCACTGTTATCAGCAGGTTTTCGTGTACTAGATTTAGGTGCTTCTGATGAGCAATTGGAGCAAGCAATTCTTTACTTTAACTCTCAACTCCTTATACCAAAGGATATTGACTCAGTTTATCGTAGAGTTATTAATTTTATCAAATCAAGGAGGTCTTAATGAACAGAGACAAAATCATTAACGGAACTCGTATTGCAGTTCTTGGAGTGGCAGTACTATCTGCTTTATCAGGTTACACCAATGTAGCAATTGCTGGTATTGGTATTTACCTTACATCTTTACATCTTACAGAAGGAAACTAATTATGTTACTTAATTCATTCGACTTAACTCAACGCAAGCGTTTAACTAGTCATTACCCAGTTTTACTAGCCAGCGAAACGGGTACAGGCAAATCGTTCGCTTTTGCACAACTCTCTCCAGAGGAGAAGAAGCGTACAGTAGTCTTCAACTTTGACAACAAGCAAATCTCAGAGGATGACTCTGAATTTCTCAAAGTTTTTCACGGGTTTGACGTTAACGATTTAGAAATGGTTGACAAAATTGAGCAGGACTTGTACAAGTCATTTGCTTCAGACAAAGTTGACCGTATTTTAGTTGATACATTTACACTAATGACTAAGCTATTCAATCGTTGGGCTGCTGAGCATTACACAGGATTCGACGTATGGAACGCATACAACAATGCTATTACTCGTATTATTGAAGCTATCAAAACTTCTACACTTACTTATGGTAAATTTTCATACGTTACTGCACATTACCCGCCTCGTACAGGTCATGCTCCAGGAACTAAGCGTTATGTTACTACTAAAGGTAAGGAACACACAAACATAGTGGAGGAGTCATTCAGTACTGTTGTAGAAACAGTTATGGAGGATCGCAAATTCAAGTACTATTGCGACGTATTTGACGAATCTAACACTACCAAAACTAAGCTTATTGAGGATCACTTCAAATTTGTTCGTACTTCAGTAGACGATCTTGAGCAATTACTTACTAAGTCTAAGCAAGTAGTTGACGAGCAATTAGTGGATCTCTAGCATGAACTCACTAAGCAACAAGGAACGAAGGGAACTCTTAGCAGAATTTTCTCCTAGTCCTGGGTATATTCTCAAACTAACTCGTAAGCAATTCGAGGAGTTAGTTGAGGATTCAATTGATGTAGATATCTCTGAGGAACCTGAATCAAACGCTAAACGTTTCCAGAATCTACTTAAGTCTTGTACTGACAAGCAAGTTAGTGCATTAATCGCAGCTTTACGTGAGCTTTGACAGCCTGTCTCTTTAACAATTTTTAAGTTGTTATTTGGTATAATTGTGCAATAAGACCTACTGTATAGGCAGGAAATTCAAGTTACTTGAAATCACAGTAACTGCTCCTTAATTTACCTAATTAAGGATACTCATATGCCTAAATCAACAACTAAAGAATTTATTGCTAAAGCTAAATTAGTTCATGGAGAATTATATGACTATAGCAAAACGAATTATACACATAGTGGTATAAAAGTAACAATTATATGTAAAACTCATGGAGAGTTTATGCAACTTCCCTCAAGCCATTTAAGACCGCGCGGATGCCCACACTGTTCTGCAGTTTTATATGGAACCGGAACAACAGAAGGATTCATTAAAAAGGCAAATTTAGCCCATGAAAATAAATATGATTACTCTTTAGTTAACTATACTCATAGTAAAACAAAGGTAGATATAATATGTTCCATACATGGAGTATTTAAGCAAAAACCATATATACATGTGCAAGGTACAGGATGTCCTTCTTGTGCAGAGTATGGATTTAATCCTGATAAACCTGCCTACTTATACTATTTAAAAGTAACTACAGATGATAATCAAGTGTTATACAAAATAGGTATAACTAATCGTACTGTTAATGAAAGATTTAATTTAGATGAATTAAACCGTATAGAGATCATAAAACAACAGAGATACGAAAAAGGTAAAGATGCTTATGAAAAAGAACAAAGCATAATTAAAGCATGTAAAGACCACTGTTATAAAGGTCCACCAGTATTACACAATGGTAATACAGAGTTATTTACTAAGGATATTAGCACAATGTTTAATGAATAGCGGACAGCCTGTCTTTAACTGCATTCTTTTCAACCTAAGTCGCAGCATTATGCTGGAACAATCTCAACCAAATTAACCTTAAAGGAAACACACACATGTCAATTATTTTAAACACACTTGGAAATATGTCTGAAGAAGACAAAGCAAAGTTAGGTCGTACAGGTACGAAAATTAACACAGATGGTTCACACTTAGTAACTATCGTAGAAGCATACGAGATCGATAACCAACGTTTCTATCTCAAAGTAGAGGATGCTGAAGGGAAAACTGCAGATTGGACTGGATTCTTCAAGCAGCAAGTCGGCAAGGACGAGAAAGGCGTTGTTAAAGCTGGAGAGTATTCAGTTAACGGTGTCAAAACTTACTTAGACACTGAAGGTGCTGAGTACGATAACCTCAGAGTATTCGGTCAAATCAAGAATCTTTGGAAAATCGTAGGAAACGACGAAGCTAAATTCGGAGCTGGCATCGAAGCTGGTACTGTTACATTTGCTAAAGCAGGTGTCAAAGCTGTTGAGAACTGGAAAGGTCTTGTTGGCAAGAAACTTACTATTGTGACTTCTTACTTAGTAACTCTTGATGCAGATGGTAAACGTGCATGGCGTAACCAAGCTATCAATATGGATGCTCTATTTACTCCTGAAGGTTTATCTCAAGCAGAGAAGGATGCTGGTAAAACTGAACCAGTTGCTATCGAAGCTGCAATTACTGCTGCTAAAGCAAATGCTTCTATTGAGTACAAGAACCGCAACAACAAAATTTGTATCCAGGAACTTAACTTAATTAAAGGTGCTGGTAAAGCTCCTACTGTAGAAACTCCTCAAGCTACATCTCCTGAAGTGGATCCATTCTAATGATGGATCTACCGCTATTGCACAAACGTGCAGAAGCTCTTCAAGCGGAACTTGGAGCAATCGCAGCATTCTTGGCAGTACCTTCTAAGTACTCATCTAAGTCTGTCCGTGATTGTACCAAACACACAGATTCTTTCAGTATTGACTTACGTCGCGAACTAACAGAATTTGACAAATCTTTAGCTATTGCAAAGGAAGATTAATGGAACAATATATAGGAACAAAAGTAGTAAACGCTGTGCCGATGGACAGATTATCTTACAATGAGTTTAGAGGCTGGATTTTACCAAAAGACGAAAATGGAGCAGATGAAGGTTACCTTGTAGAATATTTAGACGGTGGTAAACCTAACACAAATTCTTATGCAGGATACGTATCTTGGAGTCCTAAAGAGCAATTCGATAATGCTTATAAATCGTCAGGGAATCTCTCCTTTGGAGATGCATTAGTCTATATGAAATTAGGATACAAAGTAGCTCGTAAGGGCTGGAACGGTAAAGGTATATTTATCAAATTGCAAATTCCTGACACTCATAGTAAGATGACTCATCCGTATATTTATATAGATACAACAGGGATTAAATCAGATAGTCCTGATGTTCCTAGAAGCTTAGTGCCTTGGTTAGCATCTCAAACAGATATGTTAGCAGAAGATTGGGTGCTTTTACCATGAACAACGAAACGAACCAGTCATTAACTCCTAAAGTACACGATATCTTAGGAGTTAAAGTGTCTTGTATATCTTGGAGTATTAGCTGTAACGAACACTTAGAATACTATGATGATCCTGAAGGTTACTACGATACAGACGAGTTAAAAGGACTGGATTTAACTAAGGATATTTACCTTCTGCGTTATTATCCCAACACACCAGTAGGATTTTGCAGAATTTCAGCAAATACTATTACAGAACTACTATCCAAACTCAAGGAAATTTAATGTTAGACGAACAAACTATTGAACAGGAAATCCAAGCCAAGGGACTTAACGCTCCTAGACTTACTCCAGAATCTATTGATGCAACTATTCTTTACGAGGAATACTTCAGAGTTACCAACACAACTTGTACAATTTGTAGCTTAGTCCTTACTAACGGCTATGTAGTTGTAGGTAAATCAGCTGCAGCTTCTATGGCTAACTTTGATGAGGAACTTGGTCGCAAAATCGCTCGTGATAATGCCCGTGAGCAAATCTGGGCACTCGAAGGCTATCTACTCAAGCAGAAACTTTATGAACAACACAAATCTCTATAATCACATTAAACAAGGAATCCAAATGGAAATCACAACACCACAAATTCAGGTAACTATTACCAAAACTCAACTCATGGAACTTATCCAGGAAGCACTAATAAGCGATGCAGGACCAGCAATTAAACGTGCCATTACACCACTGTTAGCAGACAGCTTTCCTCAATTCCCTGAGTTTTCAAACATCACTATTGGCGACACAGACGAATCTGGAGCTACTACAGTTATCCTACGTCAACCACGTCAATCTACTCCTAAACCAAGCACTCCACTCAAATCTATGGAACCGCTTGATGTTGAGGAACCTGAAGCTGAACCAGTTTCAGACGAACTCTAATCACTCTTCTGGAGTGATTACCCCAGCTGCTATTTTTTCGTCATGGTTTTCCTAGCAGCTTGGTTAATCACTCATTTCACACATTTACAAGGAATCAATTAATGAGCAAATCTTTCACATGGTCTGACCAACAGATCGCTATTTTCGACGAATTTCTTAATCCTACTTCCCCAATCCTAGCAATTCAAGCAATTTTTAAAAAATTTAAGGGTAGAATGTCAGTTATAAGTCCTTTTTACTTGGCAAGGAAAAACCATACTTTAAACGCAGTATGTACCTTAATTTAATTAAATTAAGGATTCATAAATGACATTATCCCCTTTAGCAGTAAATTCAAAAGCAAAAGAGACCTTTTTAACTTTAGAAGAACGCTTTAACAAAAAGCATAATTTTAAATATGACTACTCTCAAGCTGTTTATTTAAATAACACCACTAAATTAAACATTATATGCCCCATTCATGGATTATTTCAACAAGCTTCCGCAAATCATTTAAAGTCAGGTTGTTTAAAATGCAGCGGAAGATATTTACACACAACAGAAGAATTTATTGAAAAAGCTAAAAAAGTACATGGAAATAGATATATTTACTCAAGTAGTGTATATTTAAAAAATTCAAAAAACGTGACAATTACTTGCCGAGTACATGGAGATTTTCCCCAAATCGCAAGGAACCATTTGAATGGAGCAGGTTGCCCTAAATGCGCTATAGTACGCGTCGCAAGATTTCATAGAAAATCTACGGAGCAATTTAAAGCTGATGCAAAAGTAGTTCACGGAGATAGATATGACTATACAAACACAGTTTACATTAGAGATAAAGATAAGGTGGCAATAAAATGTGAGGTGCATGGAATTTTTGAACAAACAGCGAGTGACCATTTACAAGGTAAGGGGTGTCAAAAATGCTCTGAAATTACTTTGGGTTGGGGCAGAGAAAGATATAAAGATAAGCAAGCTATTTTTTACGTTCTAAAACTGACTGATAATTTATTTAAAGTTGGTGTAACTTCACAAAAAACAGTACATTCGCGATATTCAGGAGATAAAAAGTACCCTGTACATTTCCAAACATTATTTACAGAAGGTTCTGAAGCTTGGGACCTAGAACTATATACCCTACAACAACTCAAAAAGTATAAATACAAAGGCTCAGAAGTATTTTTTGAGCATACTCAAAATACAGAAATTCTAACAATTAATCCAACAAACAAAATAAAGGAGTTTATAATGAATTTAAATTTAACATCCCAATATAAGGAGGGGTCTCATGGTAATTAACTGGTCTAATCAACAAAAGGCAATTTTTGAAGAATTTATTAAACCTACATCTAAAATTTTAGCAATTGAGGCCGTAGCCCGGAGCTGCCAAAAGCTCAAGCCTTGTCGAAGCAACTGCTAGGTACAAAGTAGCAAATCCTTCCCATAGCGTACGTTACCTTATCTTTGGCACCAAAGCTGCAGCAGATGCTCGTTCTGAATTTGGAGTGAATGCAATGGTATCTACTTTACACTCATTTGCCCACAGTCAGGTTCATGCTAAGTACGGTCTTGGGCCTGTCAAACCTTTTTTAACTTGGCACGATTTACCCAAGTATCCTAAACGTCCATTTGGCAAGGATTCAGCAATTTTAGCAATTATTGAAGATTACTGTCAATCTAAGTATACTTCTATGGACGACTATGTATCTGTACAGGACAACGATTTTGAATTTTCCTTAGTTACTCATGCTAAGTCTATTATGAATCTTATGGCTAAGGGGCAAATTCCGGTAACTCACTCATTTTACCTTAAGCTTTTCCATGTTTTAGTTAAACGTAATGTACTTAAACTACCTTTTGTTAACAAGCTACTAGTAGACGAAGCACAGGATTTATCTGGTATTGCACTTGATATTATTGAAGCTATTCCAACTGATCATTTAGTCATTGTAGGTGATCAGAATCAACGTATATTTGAATTTCTCAAGCTGGAGAATGGATTTGCTCGTTTTAGTGATGCAAAGGTACTTCAACTTACTAAGTCTTTTCGTGTTGACTCGAAGTATGCTCCAGCAATTCAGGAATTTCTACGGGCCCATCTTAATGCTAATGCAGATTTCGTTGGTATGGATTATCCAGAGCAACCTGTTATTCGTACCAAAGCGTACCTTACGAGGAACAACGCAACTCTTATTGGCAAGATGATTGAACTTAACCAACTCAAGGTTCCGTACAATCTTTCTAGTTCTGCCAAACTGTCGCAAATCTTTAAGCTGCCTCTTGCTCTTATTTACGCTAAGCCAGGCCATATTCAACGTGACCACGAATTAAAGCATTTGCAGTACGAAATTGATGAGTACCACAAAATGCCACAGAAGTACAAAGACTCTTATTCTCTATTTAAGCATCTCCTCAGTATGGATGAGTTACAATCTTCCCTCAAATCTGCTATTAAGTTAGTTTTACGATTTGGCGCAGAGGATATTATTGCAGCAAACGAGCATGCTAAGGAACACAAGGGAACTAAGCATCAGCTCACAGTGCTTACAGCGCATACTTCAAAGGGATCGACCTTTGACGAAGTTGAACTTGACGAGGATTTGAACGAGTCTTTATCAGACGTTTTATCTGCAGAATGCACTATGTCAGAGGATGCTATTAATGCAGAACTTTGCCTTTATTTTGTAGCATGTACCAGACACAGACACATTTTAACTAATGCAAAGCATTTAAATTTATAGGAATTTTTGATGAACAACCAACCCCCTAAATCTAATCCTAAGTATAAGCCTACCGAACTTGGCTTTATTTTTAAGCATTATCCTTTTATTTCTTTATCTATTTTATTCATTTCTGCAGCAATTATTCTGCTTTCTGCTACTACTTACTAAGGAATTTACTATGTTAACTGAAGACCAAATTCAGAACCTTATTGACGAATCTGAGGATTATTCCAAAGCTTATTTTGTATGGCAAATGGATGAGGATAACTCAGATATAGAAGAATTTTTTACAGAAACTATATTACCTGATTTAGACGAATACGTTTTAGCTATCTGCTTAGAAGATGATTGTTTTTACTCTGATGCAGAGGATGCCTTAAACAGCATTTGGAGAGTACTAACAAATGATGAAGCAGATGAATTAGCTAGAGAGTATGCTCAGTATCGACTAGAAGAAGAACTTTATCATGTGCCTAAGCATTTACATGACTATTTTAATGAGGATGCTTATATCGAAGATGCTATAGAAGAAAGGGGTTACTTACTAAACTACGTAGATGGTGAAGAGTACTCTCAAACAGTTAATGGAACGACTTACTATCTCTATAGGGTAAACTAGCCTACGTCCGAAATTGACGGTAATCTAATTTTAATTTTAAAGGACCAACATGGCCAAAATTTCAAGAGAACAACTAATTGCAGCAGTAGCTGAGCAGAAAGGGATGACTAAATCTTTAGTCACAGACGTGTTAGACACAATTACAGCAACTATTACTACTGAAGTATCTAAAGGTAACGATGTACGTTTAGGTAATTTATTTGGATCATTTGTAGCATATACTACTAAGCCTACAACTAAGTTTAATCCAAGCACTAGAGAACCAGTAAATGTTCCAGCAAAGCGTGTTATTAAGTTTAAGCCTTCTTCAGCGCTTAAAGAAATTGTAGCTTCTTAAGGAATTTCTTATGGAGCAAATTTATGTAGTTAAGCATGATGGCTCTAAGGAACCATTAATGCTTGACAAAGCTACCAAATCTTTACAGTGGGCTATTGGGGATTTATCAGGAGTATCTTTATCGGATATAGAAATGCAGTCTAAGCTACATTTCTACAATGGTATTCATACTTCATATATTCTTGATGTATTTATCAAAACTTGCGATGATTTAGCCACTTTACGCAATCCTAATTACGATGCTGTAGCTCGTAACCTTAAGTTGCAAAAGTTGTACAAACGTGTTTTTAAAGGAATTACTCCACCAACTCTTTCAGAATTTATTAATCAACGAATTTCTGACGGACACTATTCGAGCAATTTATTGTCTGTAGATCTGGAGTACCTTGATCAATTTATTGACCACTCACAAGATTTCAATTTCACTTCTTCTGGACTAGATGCTCTAGTTTCTGGGTACAAAGTATGTGACATGGAAACTCCCCAATTTATGTTTATGGCTATTTCTATCGATATTTTTAGAGATTATCATTTACCGAACAAACTTGAGTACATCAGTGATTTTTACGATGCTTTATCTACGTTCAGAATCACTTTACCTTCTCCAGAAATGCGAGCTTTGCGTACTAACTCTACAGACTACGCAAGCTGTATTATTTTCCGAGTAGGTGACTCTATAGCATCTTGGGACGAAGCAGATTCTGCTTTACTCTGGCATACTGTCGCGTCAGCAGGAGTCGGGGAGGATATTGCAGATATAGCATCTCTAGGAGATATTGTAAAGGATGGCAAAATTGTGCACTCAGGCAAACCTAGAGTATTGCATTCAATCAACACTCAAGTCCAGAAAGCTTCGCAAAATGGTCGCATAGGATCAGCAACTCCTTATGTGAATTTCTTTGACCCAGAAATCGAAACTATTTTTGCTCTCAAATCTCCTCGTATGCCTGTAGAGGAACGCATTAACGATCTTTCATATGGTATTAAACTCAATGAGTTAGTATACGACAGAGCCAGAGAAGGTAAACCTTTGTCTCTATTTTCAGTACGTAAAGCACCTCGTATTTTAGAGCTATTCTACTCTAGTGATGTAGACGCATTTACTAAGTACTATGAGGAATGTGAAGCTCAGGAACTCTATACTTCTCAGATCGATGCTAGAGACTTTATGGAACGTCTATTAGCAACTGAATCTGCAGAAACGTCTGCTTACTATGTTATGAACATCGATGAAGCAAACGATAATTCCCACATCACTCGTCCAATCACTCTATCAAACATTTGTATGGAGTACATGACTGCAGTATTGCCACTGGACCCTAACCATAGGGATCGACCTGATATTGGAGTATGTGTTTTAGGTAACCTTAACCAAGGACTTATTGAGCCGGAGGAGTTACCTCACTACACTAATCTACTAGTTCGTGCGCAATCTCATATCATGACTCGTCAAATACATCCTACCCCTCAAGCAAATGCTTATGTAGATATGTATCACGATATTGGTATTGGTTTATCTAATCATGCTTACTGGCTAGCCAAGAATGGTTGGCGTTACGGTAATCCGGAAGCGCTCAAAGCACACAATCGTTGGATGGAGTATTTTAGCTACTATTCACATGTGGCTTCTGTTGAACTCGCTAAGGAATTAGGTCCTGCTAAAGGATTTGAGTATCATAGCAAGATTATTCCGGTTAATCGCTACAAACGTACTGTAGACGAGCTAGTAAACGACCTTTGGTACTGTGATTGGAATCAGCTTGATGCAGACATTCAGAAGTACGGCATGTACAACGTAGGCTTGATGATGGTACCTCCAGCAGAGACTTCTGCAGGACCTTCTAACCAGACCACATCTTTGGAACCTATTCGTAATTTGCTAACTGTCAAGGACAAGTCGGGAGTTAACTACAAGCAATTTGCTCCAGACTGTATTAAACTAGCGGACAAGTACGATTTTGCATACGATCGCAACATTAACCAAGATTTTCTCAAGCATGTTGCAGTTACTCAGAAATGGATTGACAAAGGAATTTCTGCAAATACTTTCTACAATCCAGAGCTTAATGGAGGCAAAATACTTTCTTCAGAGATTATTGAGGACTTGTATTTTGCTAAGTATTACGGTATCAAGACTAGGTATTATCAGAATACCAAACTTCCAGACGAAGTTGAACTTAATTTAGGAGGATGTGCAGATGGCGGATGCTCAGTCTAATCATTTATTCAACCCAAACCCAATTAATTTTATCTCAGAGCCTTTATTTTTAGGCTCCGGAAAGAACATTTCTAGATTGGATTTAGCTATTGAACCACATATTACCAAGCTTCAATCTGAAGCAATGGGCAAATTATGGTTTTCTGGAGACTTTAGCCCCTCTAAGGATGCTAAGGATTACATAGCAAACTCTAAGGAAGTAAACACACTTTTCATGAAGAATCTTAAGTTTCAAACTTTACTTGATTCCTTAGCAGCTCGCTCTGTAGCAGAAGTATTTTTACCAATCACAACTAACCCACAATTAGAAAATTGGTGGTTTACCCATGCGTTCTTTGAGGGGCCTATTCATTCACAGTCTTATGCAGACATCTTGAAAGGATTGCCAGTGGATGCTAAAGCAATTTTTGACGATATCATGATCAACCCAAATATTCTTAATCGTGCTAAGTCAATCATTGCATGTTTTGAGGACACTGTTCGTCACAATAGCAGAATGATTTTAGCGGATGTGTATAATACAGGAACAAACAAATTCTACAACAGAGAAGCTCACAAAGTTTCTATTGTTATGTCTTTATTTGCCCTTAATATCTTGGAAGCAGTACTATTTAAATCTTCATTCCTTACTTCTTACGCATTTAAGGAAAATGGCATGTATTCAGTTACTGCAGATATCATCAGCAAAATTAACCAGGATGAAGTTGTACACTATGCTTTAAGCAACTATTTAATCAACACCCTTCGCAAGGATCCTGAGTGGGCGTACATCTTTGTAAACAAATCTGAAGCAATTGCTGAACTTTATAGGACAGCTATTGAAGCTGATTATGCTTGGATTGATTACCTATTTGAGGATGGAGCCAGAATCCTTGGTATTAACGATGTTATTATGAAGCAGTATGTGACGCATAATTTACACTCTGTAATGAAGTCAGTAGGACAAACTCCTATTGTAGACAAGTTAGACAATCCCTGTACTTGGGCTAGTAAGTACACACGTCCTTCTAATATTCAGACTGCCCAGAAAGAGAAGACAAGCGGAAATTATCTATTAGGTATTGTTAAAAAAGACACCACACAAGAATTTTGGGGTAATTTAATATGATCCTAAACTTATTATGTCATACTTCTTCTAAATTTATTTTTAAAGGTGCATTATGACAGAAGAAGAATATTTAAATAAGCGTACGGCATACTCTATGTCAGACGCTCCAAAGGAGGTTATTAAGGAAGCTCTTGATGACTTAGAAGCACGATGGAAAGCTCAACAAGCCGCAATGGCAGAGGATGGTGAATTAGATGACGTTAACTAAACCTTTAGTTATTCAACTTTTAGGGCAAGCACGCGCAGGTAAAGATTTTACTGCATTGCAATTGCAACAGTATTTTCAATCTTTAGGATTAACTGTCGAGATTAAATCTTACGCAGCTCCTATGAAGCGTATAGCAGCGGCTTTATTCGATATTACTTTAGAGGAACTAGACACATACAAGAATTCCACAGAACTATTTGCACTTTACATTGCAGATCGTTACGACGGCGCTATTGAGTGCTCTTTAGATCTCAGAGTATTTCTACAACGTTTAGGGAATGACGCAGTCAAACCTGAATTTGGGAATTCTGTATGGGCTGACTTAATGCGTCAGGAAATCAGCAAATCTACTGCGGATGTTATCATAATTTCTGACTGTAGATTTATGACAGAGATTGAAGCATTTCCAGAAGCAGTAACTCTTCGTATTTTTAACGGTAATTTGCCACCTCCAATGAATCATGCTTCTGAGCTAGAGCTTCTTAATCTACCGACTACTTATACTTTAGACAACACAGACTACAGCAAAACTTTGAGCAATATCTCTAAGTTAGCTAAACAAATTTCAAAGGATCACATATGCAATTTTTAATACAAGAACAAGCTAAACCAAAGTGCTCAGTATGGGATGATTTTATCCCAATTATTCAAGACGGACTTAAGTACACAGTATTTTTAACAGACCGAATTGATTATCCGGCTCAGTATGACAAATTAATCCATACTCTGAATTCTTTAGAGTCTTATCATACAGTCATTTTTAACATTAACTCTCCTGGAGGGAATGCTGATTCTGGCCTAATGTTACGTCAAGCAATCCTCGACTGCAAAGCCAAATCTATTGCCAATTTGTCCGGGACTGTAGCATCTGCAGCAACTTTTATCGCTTTAGCCTGCGATGAGTTGTACTGTGTTCCTTTTACGTCTTTCATGGTACACAACTATTATCACGGTACTGAAGGAAACGGAAATCAAGTCAAGAATTACGTAGACTTTACTGACCGTGAGCTTAAACGTGCTTTCAAAGTGATGTATACTAATTTCCTAACTGAGGAAGAAATGTTTGATGTAACAGAACGAGACAAAGAAATTTGGCTGAACGAACTTGATGTGATGGAACGTTGGAAGAACTACAGGAATCCTCCAAAGGTTGCAAAGGCTTCCAAATGATAGCCATTGACACCAACATCATACTCCTAGACGCAAACAATTTATTTGCTTTCCCTAGGGATCAACCAATCATATTAGCAGAAACTGTTATTGATGAGCTTGATTCCAAGAAGTCAGACCTTACAGAGATTGGCTTTCAAGCCAGAGCTTTTGGTAGACTTATTGCTAAAGCAAACCTTATGTACAATGTTTCCAAGGAAACCTATTCTGCATCAGTATTTGATGTCAATGGTGTAGAAGTACATATTGTGAGTTTACGCAATTACCCGGATTTTAAGGACTCTTCTTCAAACATCATTAACGACCGCAAGATCATTCAAGTAGCCTCTTATTTTAAAGCAACTTTTGTATCTAACGATGTAATGGCCAGAATTCGTGCTACTGCTGAAGGACTTGAAGCAAGTGAATTTAAGGTTATTGACTCTCAGGAAATGCGACTGACAAAGCACATTACTCTAGACGACGAGCACTTTAATTTACTTGATGTTCCTTTAACCCCTATTAAGGAACTTGATCCAGAGCATGTCACAGAGAACTACAACTATGTATTTAAGTGCCACACTACAGGACAGTCTAAACTATGTACTGTACTTAATGAGCAAATCTTTGTATTGGATAAGGAACTTGAAGAGGACCTCCGTAAACAGGACATTTCCCCGATGAATTCTCAGCAAATGTTCTTTACTTGGCATCTGCAGAATCCTGCTATTCCATTTGTCATTTGTGAAGCTCCAGCAGGAACTGGTAAATCCGCATTAGCAATCTCAAACGGTATACGTCTAGTACGTAAGCATCAGTATGAGGGGATCCTTTATATCCGTTCATCAGTCAACGATGTAGACCCTGTTGAAGAGGTAGGGTTCCTACCAGGTCTTGACGAGAAATTTGCTGTCTACTTACACCCTCTTGAGGACACTCTTGACTTTATTGCAAGGAGCAAGTTCAAAGCTTCTAAGTTTAAGGGGACTCAACTTGAGGAGAAAGTAGCTGAGTATGTAGAGGAACTTCGTGAGAAGTCAAATATTCAAGGTATGACTACGCTAGGTATGAGGGGTAGAACTTTTTCTAACCTTTACATCATTATCGACGAATTCCAGAATATGTCTCCACAGCAAGCTAAGAAAGTACTCACTCGTATAGGGAAGAACTGCAAAGTTGTTGTTCTTGGCTCACAAGCGCAGATTGACAACAAGTACATTACTAAGCACACCAATGGCTTAGGAATTTTACTCAATGCCGCATGCTCTCCTAGTCCAACTATACCTATGGCAGCAGTAGACCTCACTCGTATTGTACGCTCTCCTATGGCAGAATTTGCTGAACGTTTGTTTAGTAAGTAATTTACACCTCAACTTAACGGTGTTGAGGGCTGTTGCAAATCCGTTACTTTATTTTTAACCTAAAGGAATTTTTATGGAAATTTACACAACCAACTTAGATCTTTCAGATCAATCCACACGAAATATTTTATTTGTTGAAGCAGAAGCTAAATGTGCCCTTTTAGAAGACTGCACTCATTTATGCGATGTTAACGGTAACGTCTACTCTATTTCTACAGAGGATGGGGAAATCACCCTTGAGGAAGTTGACTTTGACACAGAGGACGAATTTTATGAAGACGAGCCAGAGTATCCTTCAGAGAGCACAGAATGTCTTGTATGTGATTCTTTATTTACTATCGACAAAATCATTAACAACTCTCTCAAGTCTACTGAACCAATCACTCCGCAGCAAGCTGATACTATGCTCAAACTAGCAGCTCTTCGCAAAGCTCTTTTAGGTCATTAACTCACATGGAAACTATAGCAGGAGTATCATACTCCAAACCTACAGTAACTCTTTTACAGCAAACGGGTATTGGCGTTCCTGAGTTAGCAGCACGTACTTGTTACGACTCTTTTGACCTTAGCGAGAATGACGCTGTACGGACATTTCATAACAAAGCGGTGGAACAGAACATCGACTTAGTCAATTCTATTGAACACTCCGATTTACTGGACCAGTTAGCTTGGACTCATTTCCACCACAGTATTCTTGAGCACACCAATTTATCTTATCTTATTGAAGGTACTTCTAGAGGGGTGCTTCAGGAGCATGCTCGTCACCGTATTCAAGCCATTTCTGTACGTTCTACTCGCTACACTATGAGCTCTGTTATTAACGCTTTTGTAGCAAGTCTTTCCGAGAATTCGTTAAGCGACTGTAAGGAATGGTTTATTGCCAAAGTCAGTGGCATGAATCTATTGGTTACCACGGATCCGGTATACAACGCTTTGGAATTTTCAAGCATGTTCGATAAGCTTATGTTTCAGTGCAATCAACTAAGCAGTAAATCTGTAGGCTGTTATGAATTTTTTGATATAGCAGTAGCTAAGTCTTCTCTACCGTATCTAGAGGAATATAAACCTTCGAATGAGTTATTTAATCTACTTGAAGCTGGCAAGAAGAAGAGAAACGTTGGGGACAATTTTAAGCACATTGTCACAGACAACTGGAAAGTTGATATGGTTGTCACGTTTAATTTACGTTCGCTCAAGAACTACCTGCAATTGCGGGATTCTGGAGCAGCTTTTTTTGGCATACAATGGTTAAGTTCTGAAATAATTAAAGCAACACCTAGAAAATATTTGGAACTGATAATAAAACAGGACCAGATTAATAAGCACTTAAGTTAATTCTAGATACACTTGCTAGAATTAACCATAGAGAGGAAACTAATGGAGCAGCCAAAACTTATAAAAGACCTAGGTATGTTATTACCAAAACCTAATTCAAAACGTAAAGTAAGATACGGAGAATACTCTTGTCCTATATGTGGTAAAACATTTACGGCAATGTCTACAAGTGTTAATACAGGACATACTAAATCCTGCGGATGCTTAATTAAACAATGTAAAGATGAGTTATTTGTAATAGATAGAAAAAACTTCACTCAAGAAGTACTAATGCAAGAATTACATTATAACCCTATTACAGGAGTATTTAAACGTTTAGCAGGTAAAAATGTTACAAGTAAAACTAACAGTGCTGGCTATAATACAATTATGGTAGCAGGGCATTCTTATTTAGCACATAGACTTGCATGGTTATACGTATACGGAGTATTTCCAAATATGATAGACCATATTGACGGGAATAGAACAAATAATATTATTACTAATCTACGAGATGTGTCTTACAAAGAAAACCAACGTAATTTAACTATAGCGTCTAACAACACTAGTGGAGTAACTGGAGTATCTTTCAATAAAGAACGTTGTAAATGGGAAGCAAAAATTCAGGTAAACGGCAAAACAATTCATCTAGGCAGATACCGAGATAAAGAAGATGCAATAATTGCACGAAAACAAGGAGAATTTAAATATAAATTTCATAAAAATCACGGAAAACAAAAACAATAGCCTTCAAATTCGCTGGTTAGCGCAGGCCATTAAGGAAGCAACTCCTTCTAAATATCTTAATTTAATCGTTAAAGGAACACACAATGAATAATCCTATCAAGGAAATCGTTAAGTTTAATCAGCAAGCAGGACTTCTTGAGTCAGGTTATGATGATTTTTTAGAGTCAAGCTTTCAAATCGAAGAAGCTTTAGAGGGCTTTAACAACTATAAGTTCGCTGAAGTATTCCCTGAGCTGTCTAAGGATTCGTCCCCAAAAGACATTTCACGTATGGTAATGTCTACAGCACTTATGGGGGATGCTACATTATCTGACGTAGACCGTTTAGATAAAGCTTGCGATGCTGTAGTATTTGCAGTTGGGTCTATGGCTAAGCTTGGACTTAATGCACAGGAAATCACCAAAGCTCTTAACGCAGTTATGCAAGCAAACTTTGCTAAACTCAAGTGTCCTAAGGACGAATTTGGTAAGCTTACTAAACCAGCTGACTGGGAGCAATATACCCCTGAATCTGAATTGCAGAAGATTCTCGACGCAAGGAGTTCTAAGTGAAGTCTTTATCCGAACTTGTTGAAGCTGCTTCAATGAGCTACGCCGAATCTTTAGAATTGTTGAACGAACTTGCTCCTGTACTTAATCAGGAGGCAGTAGAAGCATTTGCAGCTGCCAATTCTACCCCAGAGGACGCATTAGTCAAGGTACTTGAATCAGAGCAACTCATCGACGAGATTCTGGATCAAGTTTCAGAGGATTCTGTCAAACTTACAGAAGTTTGTACTAGGGAGTCTCCTTCCGACTTAGGGCACAACTTAGCAATAAGCAATCCTGATTTTGGGGCTCGTCTGTTGGATGAATTGTCTTATTGGCGTACTCACGGCAGAATCTAATGGAACTAGTTATTATCGGTATTGCAGTAGCTCTTAATCTACTCATTGTCTTACGTAAGTTTCAAGCAGGTCAGCATCTTAATGCACTCATTGACGGAACTCTTCTTGTAGCAGTTGCTATGCTATTTAGCATGTCTACTGCTGCTTTAATTATTGGTACTATTGGATCTCTGATTGTATCTATTTATCTTATATTCTTTCCGTTCAAGGTAGGTGCCAGATGACTATATTACGTAACCTTTTCATTACTTTTGCTCTACTTGTAGGTGTAGCTTTTTTAATTGCCTCTTGGTACATTATTTTAATTGCTGCTGTTGTAGTTATTTTATACTTAGGTGTATCTTCTTACACAGCAGTTTCTAGGAGGATTTCATGAGTGCTTTTATTGGATTTTTAGTCTTTATCATGTTCTTAATTGTATTTGAACATGTGACAGGCCTATCGGAGTAGTGGCCCGCCCATTATTGTCTCTAGGAAGTTACTGTCATCTCGACCAACTCCTAATCTATTCCATAGTGACTTGAATGGATCGAAGTATTGATCCATTGGAGTCTCTATTCTTCCAGGAGTAGCTCTTTGTATTCCTTCTATCACACCGAACGATGCTGCTTTAGTAGCAATTAGTTTAGCCATGGCAGGGAATACTCTAAAGAAGTACTTAGTAAATCGGAATATGTCCACATCATTTGCATATTTTATGTATCTGTTATCTAGGTAGCCGTAGTTTACGAACAGCCCGTCTACATGGTTCAACCATGCCTGCGGAACTTTTCCATTCTCTAGGAATCCTTCTATCTGTTTTTCACTTGCACTGTATAGGGTACTTCCTATTTCTTTATTACTTTTTCCATCTCTTTTTAATTTTGCGGCATGTTCTTGAGCATCCATTAGTATTATTACTTTGGATATTACGTCCGAGTATGTTGTCGCTTTCATGATCGAATCGTGTATCGCAGTATCTTTTCTTAAGTACACCACATCCACTAGGCTTTTCAGCATATTTTTTCCATTTTTCCCTTCAGCTTTGCCAATCACCTCATTTATTTTACCTTCAATTATTCCTTCATTGTTGAAGTAGCTCGTATTCAAATCTTCAAATATTACGCTATATTGTCCGTCTTCAATTATTGGATGTACTGGGTTAGCCTTCATTTTAGCTTTTACAGCACTTATCTTTTTATCTAATCCGCCTTCACCAGCTTTTTTACGTAATTCTAAGTTAATCTCCATTGTTCTTAACTTTTGGTAATCATTCATCATACTCCAAACTCGTCTGTACTGTTTCATGTACTCCAGAGGATTTTTGAACGTTTTTGTATGTGTTAATGTTACTACCATATTCGACAAGTTATTTGCTTTTACTGTAGCCCATGTAAATGCAACTATTATTAGTTTGAAGTATCTCGTCATCTCCATCATCATGCTCTCTAGCTTTTTTACAACCATTTGTCTTTTCTTTTTATCTCTTATCCACGGTGCGTTTACCAAGCTCACATCTGAGTACCCAAAGTAATCTACTAGCATCGACTCAGTAACCATCAGTGGTTTTCCGCTATTTTCTAGTGTATTTTTTATGTAGTGTGGCAGCATATCCCAGTATTCTTTGAATTTTCCTTCACTGTTTGGTCCTATTTCTACAAATTTGAATTCATCACTTCCTTTATACGATTCGTAGAAGTTTCTTAAGTACGTTAGCGACGCGTAGTTACTCATCATTGCTTCTTGCTTATGTGTCAAGTTTGCTACAGTTGATGCTACTGTACTAATTATGTCTTGATCCATTTCCATATACTTAACTTTCTCTTCGTAGCTTATTCTCATACGATAGTCGTATATTTCTCCACTTATTGTTCTTTCTGGCACTAACCCAGTATTCTTGAAGCCATCTGCTTTTCTGAGTATTTCTAACCTAACTTCCACATCTTCTTCTGTCATGTCTGTTAACTTCATTAGTGTGTATTTTAGGCTGTCTCCCTCATTGCTTAACTGCACTACTTTTAGCAAGCCTTCAGAGTATTTTGTATCTAGGCTATCTCCGATTACTGTGTATATTTCTTCTCCGCTTAGCGCACTAAGTTCACTGTGTATCCCTAGGTTGTGCATTCCTGCTTTAACTAGCTCTTGCATTTCTTTCTTCGGCACCAAGTATCTTTTTTTATCTTTTCTGAACGACTCCTGTTTTGAGCCTTTCATTTCATGCAGTTTTTCTCCTTTATATGCTTGCTCTAGGACTTCCCTCTGTTCCTCTCGGATCAGCTCCATTGTCTTATTGAATCCTTGCGGGTTACTTGCGAGCGCACTTGCAGCTAGCGTTTTATCTTGTTTATCCAGCTTCTGCATTGCTCTTAGTGTTATTGCTCTATCTATAGACTCTATTGTTTCTTTTGTAGCGCCATTTACCATGTAGTATGCTATTTGACTTGCATTTGTGTACAAGTTTGGGTTGTTACTTCTGTTTGTCACTAGCAAGTCTGCTAAGTCTTCTATTGCTTGCATTACTGGACCTGAGTAGTCTTTAGTCAATTCTACTAGTTCTGCATCTACTTTTGCTTCGTCGTTTAGGTATTCAGCAATCTGCGCACTTGTACCTAGCACTTTGCCGTCTATGTCTAGTATTACTCTCTTAGCAGCTTCTCTTTGTCCTACAGGTATTTCCCCTAATCCCCAAGTTTCTTCTAGCATCAGCGCAGTTCTTTGTTTTACTGCAACTACTTCTTTTTCAACGAACTCTTTACTGTGTCTGAACATTTCGTAGAATTTAGCTACGTCTTGGTTTTTTAGGTTTTTCGATACGCTGCTGAACAGGTTATTTTGTAGTATGAAGCTTCGTACTTTAGCCATTCCTCGTATTTTCCATATACTAGCAACTATGTTTTTAGCTTTAGCAGTTTTACTTTTAGCCCATTCTTCATGCGTTTTATGCTCGTTATCTATTTGCTCCGTGTATCTAGCGACTTTGTCATCTGCTCTACTTATTGCATCTAGTATTTTTTCGTATCTGCTTTTGTCTTTTTCTCTCTCTATGCGGTGCTCTACTTCAAGCAGTTTTACTAGCAAATCTACTGCGTACTCATGCGCATTCTGTTGGTTGAACTTGTACCCTGAGTATATCTCATTCAGCATTTTTACTATTTGATTCCATATCTTAGCCCAGATTTTATCTTTGTTCTTGCCTTCTATTGGACTTATTAGTTCTAACTCAGAACTTGTTTTTACTCCTGCAAGTGCTCTAACTAGTCTTTCGTTTGTTGTAGCATGTGCTAGGAACTCATCTGCAGGCCAAGTGTCGTTCTCGAACGCATATTCCCATGCTTCTTTAGCAATCTCTACATCTGTTGCTGTAGCGTTTTCTTTATCTGCTAGGAATACTTCATACCCTTTACCGTCTTTGTTTAACTCCTTAGCCATCGCAGTACGTAATTGCTCTATTTTATGTCTTAGCTTTGGATTTGTTTTTATCGCTCTATTTATCATTACGTGCTGCAGCTCTTCCGCAAGTATTTCAGTGTTTGTTCTATTTTTAGTATTTCCAAGGAGCAATCTTATCTTGCCGAGTTTAGGATCTGCTGTACCTTTCGACCCCTCATGCTCATCCAATGCTTTGAACAGCTCTACGTTTATATCTACATCTTTCCCAGACTCTTGTAGCACATCCTTGTACATTTGGAATATGTTTTCCAAGTATTCTTGGAAGTCACTTTTTAGTGCTTCTCCATCTTCTTGTACTAGCTTACTCACTACTTCATCTAAGTTTTGCACTACTGTACCAGTAATCTCTGTTAGTTTTTGCCCTTCTACTTTGTCTTTTGAGCTTCCTAGTGTCACATACTCGTTGTAGTCTGTAGTTATATTTTCATCTAGGTTTACTACTATTTCCCCATCGTTTATTGACACTACTCTTGGAGCAACCATTTCTGTATTTTTTATTTGCACGAATCTAGCTTTTCCATTGCTAGTACTCTCTAGCATTATTGATTTACCTTTTAAGTCTTCACCATAGTCTAGGTATGGAGCAATCTTTTTGGATGGTACTGTATAGTATCCTTCTCGTTTTGCTCTTGCTACTAAGTATTGCATACGCTTTTCATCTTCTAACTTTTTTACCACACGTTCTAGCATGGATATGTCATCGGTCTCTTCGTATATCTCTAGTATTTTTTCTGTACTGCAGCTCATTAGCATTCCTTCAATTTATCTACATATTTAGCTTCTATCTTAGCTCTATCTTTGAGGTGTATTGTACCCTGTATTTCCTTATTTGTATCTAATGTCCTATTAGACTCTTGAATTATTTGGTCTACTCCATCCAGCACATATTTAGCACTTTCTGAAGCTTTTTTATCTTTTCCAAGTAATTCCATTACCGCATTTAGCAAACGTCTAATTAGCGTCTCTAGTGTGCGTGTATCTGCTATATTTACTAACATATCTCTAATTTGTTTTTCAGCACCAACTATTGCCACAATTTCAGCTACTTGTACATCTTTGCCTCTACTTTTAACTTGTTCTAGTGCATAGTTTAATCTTTGATATGCAGTATTTCCTTCTAATGTTGTACCGAACTTATCTTCTATGTAGTCTCGCACATTTTCAGCTTCGGTTATAAGCTTATCTTTAACTTTCTCACTTAGGTTCTTAGTTATATTTTCATAGCTTAAGTGGTGTAGCAGCTCATGTTTCAGCAGTGTTTGATATTCTTCCTCAGGAACTAACCTATCTACTTTAATTACTCCTGTATCAGGATCGTACTCAAATGTGTCACTTTCTTCTAATTTTACTTTATTGTCTTTTACGTACTTTTCATTGAATGTAGTTACCTCTACTAAAGCTTCAGGACTCATTTCTACGTCATAGTAAATCTCTCCTGCGGCAATAGAGTTACTTTGTTCTTGCTTTGGTTGTGCTAGAAATCCTTCATTCTCAACACTACTATAAGCATCTATCAACGCAGACTTGAACCAATCTTGCCCACCAGTTTCCCATACACTATTTTTATTAGTAGGTTGATGCAGAGTTTGATTTAGGTAATCTAGTCCTCCACGTTTAGTAATTGCATTAACCAATCTTGGATATGTTTCTAATTTTGTTTTTATCAGCTCAACCATTAGTTTGTAGTTGCCGCTTTCCTCTTTGGCAGGCTTTCTCACACTCTCAGAGGAATCTTTTAACTCTTGGAATGCTTTTTCTACATCTTCATACTGTTTTCCTTCGTATTCAATCGAATAGCTTTGTTGTAAATTTCCTTTACTTTTTGCTAATTCAGTAGGATTGGTAAGTGCAGCTTCTAGACCTTTTTGGTTTGAGTCTATCTTTACAACACTAATTGGAGTTGATTTGGTAGACGTTTGCTGCGCACCTTGTTTAATTGCTGTTAGTTCATTCACATACTGCCCCCAAGCAGCTTTCTTTTGGGGGGTGTCCATCAATCTGACCAGCTCTTTATTCAATTCCGTTATTACACATGCCATACTAGCACTCCTCTATCTTATTTTCTGGATTATTTAGTACTTTTTCCATAGCTTTTTTTAGTTTTGGGGGCATTTTATTTAGCACTTCATTTATTGCTTCCATTGCTTTTGTTGGATCAATTTTAGCTGATTTTCCTTTAGTGTATGCTTTAGGAGGGTTAACTTCTATAGCACTTTTCATTAGCCAGTTCAGTATTTCGCCTATTCTTGCCGAATTTTCCTCAAACTCTCCTGGAATTGTAGGAGCTATTTCTTCTGCGGTTATTTTTCTTTTAACTCCAGGAACATCGTCACTAGCTGCATATTGATTGAATGTCATTTCCTGCCCCGCAAAGTTTTCTCGGCTTTTATGCACTTGTTGTATTGTAGCAAGCACTTCTGCGGCTTTGGCTTCATTTAATTCCACTTTTTGATCTTCGAATATTCTTTTCATGTTATCTAGTATTTTTAATTTACTCTTTTCACTCACTTTGTCTAGGTTTTCTGGATTAGCTATTCTTAGCATTTTTTCTATTGCAGTTCCTAACATACTGTGCTCTAAGCTAACTTCTGCAAATGCTTTATTTAATGCTTGTATTTGTTCTACATTTTTGTCGTAATTCGACCCAAGCATCAACGCATCGTATATGTTTAGCACTGCTTGTTTGTGCCCTTTGACCATTATTGAGCCATCTAAGTTGTGTACTGTAGTTACTCCAACTGCTCCTATATTTGCTATTGTGTCTACTACTTCTGTAGCAAAGTTTCTAGCAAATCCAGAGCCTGATTGGTAGTCCGCAGTATTTATCATTACGCTTACCATTTCTCCATTTTGCACTCTCTCTGTATTGAAGTAGTCTACGTTGGATCCTTCTATAGGACCTTTTGCTGTATAGGACGTATCTTCTCTTACCATCTCTTTTTGCAGTTCTAGGAGTTCTTCTCTGGTTAAGTCACTTACCACAGGATCTTTTTTAGCTACTCCTCTAGCCGCAAGTTTATCTTTTATTTTTTCTTGCAGCATTGCTTCGTACAGCAAGTAGTTTACTTCTTCTACTGTCTTTATTGCTCTGCGGTAGTCAATTATTTGTCCGAATTCTTCAGCAAACGTATTCTCTATAGCATCTCCAATCTTTTCATCTATTGCAGCGGCTATTTCGTATATTGCAGATTCACTCAAGTACGCATTTTTTGGATCTTTTACGTCTGTGTCTACTAGCAAGTACTGCCCAGTTTCTCCTTTAATCCATCCTTTGTACTCCACGTTTGTATCTATCCAATTTTCTTCCATTCCTGCTAGCTCTAGCAATGCAGTAAGTTTCTTCTCATCGCCAATTGCTCCATCTATGTATCCATTTCCTTCTACCAGTGCTATTGCAGCATTTCTTCGTATAGTTTTTATTCCAGACCCGTAGATGAACGTCATTACGCCCTCTTTTAGGAAGTTTCTCCATTTACCTCCAATTGCAGTCTCTAGCAATTCTACAGAATCTCCTAATCTTATTTGCAGTCCTTTTACCGGAGTTTTGTATACGTCTGTACTGCCTTTACCTTTTAGGAATTCTTGGTGACTTTTGTATTCGTTATCCGCTCCGAATATCCCTCCTTTGGATAGCATTCCTGTAGTGTAGTCGTTCAACCCCATTTGCATCAGCACTAGCATCATCCCATTTGTTATCCCATCGGCCTCTATTGCTAAGTTAGTACGCAGTTCTGTTTTCTTACCTTCTGAATTTTTTATATCTCTTAGCAAGTCTACTGCTTGTACCGCATGCATTATTGACTTGCTGTCTACTTGCAGTGGATCTTCATTTTCAGTCATATTTTCTTGTAGCACATTGAATAGGTTGAATTTTCCATCCTCTACCAATTTTTTCAGTACTTTATTTGTGCCCCAAGTAAGCGTTAACCCACCTTTTACTTTTTCAATTTTCACATACTTCTCATGGAACTCTTTTAGCACATCTTCAGCCAGTTCTTTGTCTATGTCTAATCCGAGTGCTTGTGCCATAGCAAGTTCTATATGCTCTAGTTCTTTTTGCTTAATTTTTGCAGTGTCTATATTATTTTCCAGGTCTTTGGTTTTCACCACGAATCTGCTTATTCCACTTGATTGCATATTTAGCATATTGCTTGTCATCATCGAACGCATACTTGTAGTTGTTGCCCATCCTATGTAGAATCCATTTGTTCCAACGCTTTCATAAGTGTCTAGCATGTCTCCAATTGTTCTTTTCTCTGCTTCATATTTAGCAAATTTACTCTCGAATTGCATACTCGGAGTGTTATTTAGCAAATCTTCTTCTGTACCTAGTATCGCGTTTGCAACTAGTTCAGTGAGTATCTCTGTATCTGCCATATCTGCAAATTCTTCATTTTCCTTAGCAAGTTCAACCATTTTCTTAGTGTCTTCTATATGCTTAACGAAACTGTCATCAAATTTCCACTCTATCGAACCTTGGTTGTCTAAGTATTTTTTAGTTTCAGGAGCATTTTCCAAGTAGCTATTTCTAACTTTTTCTGATGCAAGCACTATTTTATCACTTACTTCTCTCTTAGCTTTTTCACTTGCATATTCGAATGCTTTTGCAGCAGCATTAATTTCTCTTCTATATTTTGGAGTTACCTGGCTTAGGTCTATTAGTCTAACTCCTGCTGAGTACTTAGCGGCTTCTTTTTCATCTATTTTTCCTATCTTTAATTTACCGTTTTGCATTTGTGCCGTACTTCTGCTGATCTTAATCGAAGCATCTCTTCCTTGTGCTGGTAGCATATTGTTGATTACTAGTACTCCTAGTGCATCTATCAGGTTATTTTCTTGAGTAATGGTTAAGTCTGTGCTTAATTTTATTTCCAATTGCTCTAGTAGGAATCTTCCCGCCTCTCTTTTGAACACTGCTTCTGGAACTAGCCCATTTCTCTGGATTGCTTGGAACAGTTTTTTAGTGATTGTCATTTTTTCTTCTTCACTTTTAGCTTGTGCAATCAGTCCAGGGAATGCACTTTCAATTGCTTTGTGTTTGTAATCTGATGGCATATTTTTTAAGCCTAGCATATTTTTTAATGTGACTACCCCCACCAAATTCATTGCGTCTTTTACTCTTTTTCTAGTACGCTTAACTGCATCTGTTTTTTCTTTGAACTCTTTTGCAGTATCTTGTTTTCCTACAGGATTCCATAGGTCAGCGAATGTTATTGTATCTTCACTAATCTGTAGATTTACTAGCGGGTTATTTTCTCCTACTTGCTGTGGAATGTACTCTCCTCTATCAGCAGCGTACTCGTTTAGCAAATTCAATGCTCTTTCTACTAATTCTCTACCACCATCTTCGCTATTTTTAGCAACTGCAGGCAGAATTTCCATTATTGAGTTTATTTTAGCATCTTCTCCAAGCCCTTCTTGGTTTGCTGTGTATATTCTTGCTAGCAAGCTTCGTTTCTTGGACTTGTTAGCTTTTACCAGTTTACCTAGCACTTCTTCTATTTCTTGTCTTGGTTTTTCAGCAATTGCAGTGTCTACTACTGCCTTAGCACGTTTAGCCATTCCTAGTTGAGCTCTTAGTCCGTCTAATTCTGAACCGATTTCTTTTATTTCTGCACTGTATTCTGCTCGCTTACCTTCTAGTTCTTCAACTTTCTTGGTGAATCTAGTAACCCACCCTTTTAATGCAGTTATTGTATTTTTCAGGTCTTTGATGAACTGTTGTATTACTGAGTGCAGTCCTCTAGCTCTTTTGCTATCTTTCATAGCTATCTGAGCATTTTTTAGCTTTTGTACAGTTTTATCTAGTTTTTCTTTAGCAGGTTTTAGGTTTTTTAGTACGTCTAATTGCAGATCTCTTACTTCTCTATACTTAGTCTTCTTTTCCTTAATTGCTTTTTCTACTTGAGCAATCTCAGCAGCAAGTTTTTCGGAGTATTTTAGTGCAGTTTTTATGTCTTTACTTACTTCTTCTGCATACTGTTCCTTAGTTTTTGGTTCTTGCTCACCCTCTTTTACTTTAGCATACTCAGATTTACCTTCATCAGCAGGTTCTTTAGTAGCCCTTTTAGTGGTCTCTTTTACTTCTTCAGCCAATTCTTTATTTGCTTGTTGCAGTACTCCATCCTCCGCAGCATTTGCCAGTAGTTGTTCTTCTTCCTTTGTTAACTCCTCAGGTTTACCGGCTTTTTCTTTTATTATCTTTTTTACTTTTTCTACTGCTGTTTTTGTTTCAGCTTTAGGAGCAATTTCCCCATCCTGTGCTTTAGCATAATCTGATTTACCCTCGCCTTGTTCTGTTTCAGCATATTTTGTACTCCCGTCTACTGCTTTTGAACTTAACTCTAAGTTTACCATGTCAGCAGGTCTTGTGTCTATGTTAGAATCTATCTTGTACCCAGATTTCCAGCTATCTCCAGCAAGCAGCTCTTCTAGTAGCCCGCTATTTTGTATTGTTGTAGTATCCGCTAACTCTCTGTATACTTGTTTCTGCACTTCAGGGTCTGTGCTTTCAGACATTTGGAGCAGTCTTACGGTATCTGCTTGGTGGTCTTGCATAGTATTCCATAGTTCAACCAAATCTGCGTATTGCTTTGTTCCTTCTGGAGCACGCTTTAAGCCTTCTCCTATTACGTCTAGGATTCTATTATTCTCACCCTCTTTTACTGTTAGTATTGTACGTATACCACCAATTCTATTTAGTCTTACCGCAGTATCTTTAGCACTTTTTTTAGCCAATCCATGTATCTTATCTATACCACGGTTGCTAACGAATATCCCTAGCGAGTTTATTACTGAATTGGCCACATCTTCTAATCCAGGCACACCAACCATAGCAGTAATTGCATTCATGTGCCCTTTTATCCCTGGTCTATTGCTCTTTGATTCTGGATCGATGAACCCTATGTTGTCTACTTCGTTGCTTACGTCTTGGTAAGTTTTCTGCATTGGACCTGTACCATCTATCAGGTCTGGACCTTTTATCTCTCCTGAACCAAGTTTTTTACCAAACTCTCGCAATGCCTTAGCAGATTTCTCTATTGCTTCTGACGCTTCTACTATTTTCATATTGGAGCTACCTAGTACACGCATATCACGTACTGTATCCATTAACTCTGTGTATTCAGCATCTGTTAGTGTCATTAGCGATGCTAGGAACGGACCATCTGGCACATTTTCTAACCCATGCTTTTTACTGAATTCTGCTGCTTCTTTCTTTCTATTTATTGTTTTACTAGTAAACAATCTTTGCAAGTTAGCTTTTTGTGCTTCTAACATACCCATTTCAGCCGGAGCACTTCCTTTAATCCATGCTCCAGTCTCTTTTAGTACTGCATCTAGTGTAGACTTATCTACGTTATCTAGCCCTGTTCCAGCACCTTTTCCGTATGCATAATTAACCATTTTAGTTGCAGTGAAGTATTTTATAGCATCCTGTTGAATTTTATTGTCTAATCCATTTATCTTTGCTATCTTATTTGCTGCTTGTTCTAGCACTATTCTTTTTTCTCTTGGAATCCCCTCATCTGCTCTATCTTTATTGTATTTTAGGAAGTTTTTATCGTTCATCAGGCTTGCAGCAAATGCAGCAACTGTTTCAGTTTGTGCTGATCTTGCTTCTGGAGTAGTATCTACAGCAAACTCTTCTGATTCTACGCTATCCCATACTTTTAATCTCTCTTCAAATGTTTCTGGTCTGTACGCAGCTGTTGGGTCTATTGGAGTATCTAATTTAGTACGCAATTTTTCATCTAAGTAGGAAATCGCAGGTTTTGCTGTATCGTAAGCAATCTTAGGTGAACTTGCCATACCTCCTCCAGCTGCTCCTAGGATTGTTCCAGTAAGTATTTCTGCCCCTTCTGCTTCAAGTAATTCTCTTACTGTCTTTCCTTCGTACTTGGAAGCACCCTCTTGTGTAGCAATTGTCTCAACTATGCCATCGAATGTCTCTTGTAAGCCTTCTGAAGTTACCGCAGTTCCAAAGTGCTTACCTGCTTTTACTAGTCCGTTCCATAGCCCTTTTTTGGACTCTTCTGTAAGTTGTTTTATTCCGTCTTTCACACCAAACGATAGTTTCATTGACCCTACTTCTGCTGCAGAAGCGACTCTTGCCATTACCCCCATTTGCAGCAATTTTCCTACACTAGGACTTTCTCCATTATTGTTTTTGATGTATTCTTCATTCCACTGATTCATTCTTACTGCCATATCTGCATTGGTCATTATCGACCCTTTTAGGACATCTAGGATTTTTTTATCAGTAGTGTAGATATTTTCTAATCTTGCTAAGTTTTTTACTTTTTGGTCGGGAGTCATAGTATCCGATTTCTTTACCGCATTCATACTTCTATTTATCTTAGTCGCAGAATTAGCAAGTACATCATCCATAGCTGCAGTAACTTTAGGCATAAGTTTTGACCCAATTTTACCTGCAACTTTTATTCCTGTTCCAAGAGCTAGTCCAGAACCCATTATTTCAGTAAACATCCCTGCAATCAAACTTGGGTTAGTAGCGGCTAATCCTACAGCTTTCATTAGGAGTTTTTGATTTTCTTTATCCTTAACCTTACCCCAAGTATCAGGATCGAACAAGTTTACTCCAGTTTCCTCTACAAGTTTTTTTACATCTTTTACGGTTTTTTCATCCTCTTCTGCGTCATACCCAAATTTAACATCTATTCCTTCTCTTAGGCTTTTTTTGAACTCTGTAGGAATCAAGTCTATATCTACATTTTTCCCAGTAATCTTATTGTACACTTCTTGAGGAGCCCATGTAGCAAGTTCCTGTGCCACATCAACCAATTCCACAGCACCTTTAACTAATCCTGCTCCAGCAGCAGCTAACGTTTGTCCTGCCTCATAGTCTATCCCACTTCTTCTTTCAAGTTCTCTCTTAGCCATTATCTCCGCTACAGTAGGCTCCCCAGATGTTCTTGTTTCAGGTGCACCTTCTAATTTTAACCCAAGTGCATCCAAGTTCTTTTGGTTCCATTTGTACGCAGCATTTCTGTCAGGGTCTAGTGCTGCATTTAGTACTGCTTCTCTTCCAGAAGCATCTTGGAGGAATCCTAGTGTCCTGTTATCTTTAGCAGTCCCTATTTCACCTGTTTTTGTATATCCTACATCCACTCCTAAGGGTATTTTTTCTGTTTGACCTTTATCGTTTATGTAGTACCCTGTTAGGTTTGTAGGTTCTACTCCTCTAATCAGTGGAGCTTGCGATTGAGGTTCTCCCGCCAAATCTGTAAGCATTTGTATTTGCTCTCTATTCGCAACGTCTATCATATCTTGTTCAGTTACTGTATCAGCAGTCAAATCTAACCCAAATTCTTTGTTTAGTACTCTGGCAGTCAATTCTCTCTGCGCAGTCATTGAATTAGGGGACTTTCTATATTTGCCTTCTCCGCCATACATGTCGTATGGGTGTGAACCATGAGGCAACTCTACAGCATCTCCGATAGCACTTCTTACTGTTTCACCACTGTCCAGTACAAATGTGTCTGCATCATTCATCCCGAATAAGCTAGCTTTCTTACTTTCAAGTCTGTTTATTTTACTTTCTGAGGGATTGTTTTGTGTACTACTTGCAGGAGTAGTTAGTAACGAACGGTAGTCGTTGTACAGCTGTTCTTCTGAGTTTGTTTCAGGGGTAGCTAGTATAGCTTTATTGATTTCTTCGTACGGATTCATATGTGAGTTCCTATGATATAATTATTGTCCTAATTATAGCACAGGAATCTTATTTTTTACTTTGTAGTCAGAAAAAGGCGTGCCCTTAAAATAGATCATCGGCAATTCTTTCAAATGAAGGTCTCACCAAACCTCTGTCTCTAACTCCCCTTTGAAGGATTTCGTCTTTAAAGTTCTTTTTATTTAGCATAGTTTTTCTCGCAATGTCTGCACCCTCTCGATAAGCTAATTTTGCTTCACCAGCGGCAACGCCGACACGACCTAAAGTAGCTAATTCTGCCGCAGCTATAATACTGCGACGTACTCCATCCATATCCTGATTATTTAGCGCTTCATCAAACTGAACCCTAAGCGGATTATCCTTTGGCAGGGAGTACATCTGATGGTATACCGCGGTCTGATAGGCTCTCTTAGTACTCTCATCTTTCTCTTTTGACATCAAATCTTCTATAGCAGCTATATTGTTAGTAACAGTACCTACTTTATCTTCATTTTGGACCCTTTGTATTACCCCCGCCTTTTCTAGTTCTTTATTTATTTGCAAAGCGGTTCTGTCGGTTGTAACGTTACCTCTATAGTTTTCTCCATCTATAAATCTTGTAAGGTACCTAGCCATGCTAGAAGTTGGGTCTTTTTCCACCAAACTTTTAAGTCTGCCTTTTAAAGGACTTTCTAAGCTTTCTTTTTCTTCTTTAACAGACTTTTCTTGCTCTAGTGTACGCTGAGTAGTTTCCTGGACTTTTTTTGAGTAATCTTTATTTACTTTCCCATACTCTTTTACAGCATTTACGTACTCTTCTTGTCCCGTTTTTGTAGTCATGTCGAAGTCTCTAGGATTAGGTCTTACAGGAGGAGCCAGGGGTGTCTCTACTGTTTCTACTGTTTCTATAGTTTTAATCTTTTTTGTCTCTTCTTTTGGAGTAGTAACTGCTTTTTTAGTAGCCTTTTTAACTTCTGAGTCAGATTGTTTAGAAGTATCTCCAAATCCTCTATTGAGCACACTAACGATTCCTTCTCTAGCAAGCTGATCTCTTTCTTCTCTAGTTTTTGGAGTAGGGTCTATAGCTGCAAGTGCTGCTATTCTTCTTTGAGCATCTGCTATTTCTCTATTTCTATACGAAATTGCAGCACTAGCATCTTCTTTATTGTAGAATCCTCCAGTACTTGTACCACTAGAAGCAGCTTTTTTCTTTGAAAGCTCCTCAATTTGTTTCTCAACGTAGGCACCACTATCTGCTTCCTCGGTGTTTGGGTTAATAAATTTATTGTCCCTGAATATGCTAGAGTCTTTTCCAGTTTCAGTAGTACCGGCTGTGAGTATGTTTTTATATTCATCAGGACTTAATCCCTTGTCTATAGCAATTTGGGCTAAATCTCTAGCTTTATCTGATTCTCCAAACCAACCGAATAGGGACATATCTTTTATCACATCTTCAATTGAAGTTTCTTTACCCCAGCCAGTAGCAGTCTTTTTACCTTTAGCCGCTGTTGAGGAACTTCCTCCAGAGTAGTGTCCTTGTTTTGCTACACTGTCATCTGCGTTGGCTTTTTTCAGATCTCTTATGTACTTTTCAAGTGCTTTTCTTTCTTCTGCTATTTTCGTGCTTTTTGTAGTGCTGAGTGTTTGCTCTTCCTTTTTGGCAGCAGATAATGCAGCATACATTTCAGGAGTCACATTTTTGGAGTTTCTAATCGCATCCTCTATCTGGTCTACTTTAGTTGCTCTAATTGTTGCTTTTTCTACTAGATCTTGTCCCAATTCAGCTTGCTGTGCTTCTATAGCATCCATTTGAGCTTTTTCTTCAGTAGTTAGTGCACTATAGTCATTTGGTACCATAGTTTTAGTAGTTTCATCCCAACCACCTAACTTAACTTTATCCATTATACTTTTGGGTATTTCTAATGCGTCTACTTTAGCCATTCGCTCAGGAATGCTGGTAACTTCCCCAGTGATGTCTTCATATCGAGCTTCTGGAGATTTAGAAAGTGCGTCAAGGAACTCTCTATTTGCAGTTCTATCGTCTTGCTTTTGGGTCCAGTCTGTAGCTGCTCTACCCTCCTGAGCTTGTGCTAACGCATAATTTCTATCCGCAATCTCTTTACGTTGCTGTAATTCTTCATCTGCGGCATATGTCTTGATTATGTCCGATAATCCTGCCCTAGCTTGTGCTATTGCCTGCATTGCTCCTGCAGTAGGGTCCACTACTCCAGATATTCGGAAGTTAGGTTGTTCACTTGCCATTATTTACCTCCACCAAACGCTGAAGTAATATTATCATTTTTAGCTTTTCTATTTGCTATTAAGTAAGCATTATTTGCATATTGTTGATCTAGTAGTCTTCTTTGTTTCTCTGCTGTTTTACTCTGATCTAAGTAGCTAGCAAGTCCTAATCCAAGTTGGCCTACACCCAATCCAATATTCCCAGCTGTACCCCATTCTTTATAGCCCCACGAGTTATCTTCACCGAATTGATTTTTTAAAGCGTTGAATCCTTCAGTAGTATTCAAGTCTAACCCTTTGCCTGCGGCATACTCAGCTACTTCAGGCCTACTTAGCAAATCCATGTCATTTTGTGTATAGCTATACCCTTCAGGTTGTACAAGTTTATTTGCAACCCCATTGTTTTTAGCCCATTCATCAAACGAATTTACTCCACCTGCTTCTATCTTAGGTATTTGGTAGCTTCTTTGCAGTTGATCTGTCAAACTATTTCCAGGTGTGTAGTTAGTATCTACAAATGCTGATTGTGGGTACGCCATAATTTTATTCTCCATTATCTCTATTAATTGCTACCATTCTAGTATATTCTTGCTTAATATTGTATTAATATCCAGAATTGTAGTATTTATTCATTAGCGCAGCATTTAGTCCATGAGTCATATCCTGAGGTACTCTATGCAGTCTAGCATTTCCGTCTATATAGTTATCGTATGGATCACTGAACTGTCTTTCTATTGTAGCGATTAGTTCAGGTCCTTCTAGAGTCTCTAGCTCTTCATTTTGAGCTTCTATTTTTTGAGATAGGTCATCCGTCTTAGCAGGAGGATTCATATACACAGTATAGAATTGGAACGACTTGTTCAGTAGAGATATCCAGTCACTTACACTGAAGTTATTAGTTAGATTGCTTATCTCCATACTATCTACCATTTCTACTATGGCAGTTCCTATCTCCTCTACAGTGAGCTCTGCGATATCATCTATAGTTTCAGCTACTATATTCGATATCTGCTCAGGAGATATGTTCTTTAGTACTTCGATTACGTCTTCAGTCTCGAACGTATCTTCTTCCATCATACCTGCAGCTATTTGACCTGTTATCTTTACAGCTAGTATTATATCATCAGGTACACCTAGTTCTTTTGCTACCATCTCGAACAGTTTTAGTGCTATAGATAGCCACGGGTTTATTATGAACCCACTTACTTCAGCAGCTACTGATAGGTATTGAGCATGTTTACCTGCATAGCTGGCAGCAGCATACTTACCTTGACCTGCCCAGTAGGCGGCTAGTCCGGCTTGGGTTAGTGACCCTATACTGAATGCTAGAGGAAT